GGGTTTATGGCGAAGCTAAGGTTTCTGGTGAAGCAATATGTACTAGAAAAGTGCTAACACTTGAATTAATCTATAAATTAACTTTAACTGATAATCATATTAAATATGGTTGTGAACAAAGAACGATTAAGGAATGGAAAAAGTTTTTAGATAGTGATGAAATAATTGAAACAAAAAGAGGCACTAATAAATTCAATATGATTAAAGCAACATTAGAATATGCAATAAACATTCATAAAATGAGTTTGAATAATTAAAAAAATATTAGTAATTTGCTTAAACTAAATATAAACAAATATCTAGTACGTACTGGTATGTATCATCTTCATGAAGGTATTACAAACTTATAATACACACAACAAATTCACGGTACACAAAATAAAAACAGTACACATACTATATAGTAATATATAACTACCTAGTATAAGCTTCAACAGTAGATCAGTAGATAACTTCATATAAATTACGCGCTAAAAAACATTAAAATAAATTAGGGTTTCTCAGCATTTTGTTGTATATTTACAATGTAAAAAGATTTACTGCTAGCAGTATTAGTGGCTAGCTGTGCGGCTTTTTCAAATTTGTGCAATAACGGCTAGCAGTGCGCGTGACAGTTTGTCATGGTAAAAAGTATCGACAGAAGCACTCGATAACACCATGTGCGCGTGACAGTTTGTCATGGTAAAAAGTATCGACAGAAGCACTCGATAACACCATGAGCGCGTGACAGTTTGTCATGTTTGCAATATAGATAAAATCTATAGCAATTGCAATCGCTACAATATAACTGTTATGACAAGCTGTCATGCTATATAAGATTATATATTGCGTAATCCCAAATCATAAAAACAACGGTACACAAAAACAAAACAGTGCATATAGTATATAACACACTCCCACATGCAAAAAAACATTAAAATATATTAGGACTTCTCAGCATTTTGTTGTATATTTACAATGTAAAAGGGTTTACTGATTAGCAGTATTTTTGAAAGGTTAGCAATATTGCAGTAATTCCGGTTTTCTGAAATAAAAGCAGTAATTCCGGTTTTCTGAAATAAAAGCAGTAATGGCGGTTTTCTGAAATAAATACCGGAGTGCGGCCTGCACCGTGCGGAATGGCCCTTGAGGTTTCTTGTAACTAGCAGAAAAACTTTTTTTTTTGAAAGGGCTAGTATCGATTTTTATATCGAGGCAGCTTTTTGGAACTATAGAAAAACATATAGTGGTTGTAACAGTATTACAATATAGTATATTAAAATCGCATTTGCGAACGCATTTGCGAACGCATTTGCACATGAGCAAGTACGCAATGCACCCCCCCCCAATACAAGTACTACATCCTTTCAGTATATAGTATGTGGAAATAATAATAATAATAAAATGAATAAAATAGAGGAATGCAGTCGCGTATTTGAGTATAAAAAAGATGTACGAAAGTTAATTACAGCTCTAGAGCGAACAAAAGATATCGATGGAAGTACTGCCAGAGAATTAATAAAATATGATATTGTCAATAAAACTGAAAGTTTAAAGGAATTGGCAAATGTTTCGCGAATGAATCCGGTAGACGAAGAGAGTTCAATGCAGAAAGAATGGCAAAAGTTTGTGAGCATTACAGTTTTATAAAACATAATGGATTAACAAGAGAATTCGGAATTAGACAACAAGCCATATTAAATAATTAAAATTATGAAAGTTGGTTAAAAAGAACAAAATATATTAGTGAAGATTACAAGTTATTGTGACAATAAAAGATATACGTTAAGTTATTCAATACTGAGACAACTATTAATGCTTGCCCAGCCTGTAACTTCGAGGATTTGTAAATAACATAAATTCTAAATCAAATGAAAAGACCTAATCGAAAAAACTATATTAACAATAATACAACAACCCAACTAATCGCAGATTTAGAAATCTATATAGATTATTTGCAAACTAGTATTGACCAATTACATAATAATCAAAAAGAATTATTACTTAAAAATATAGGTGATTGACTAATGGTACATACTAAGTTACCGGTAGAACTTACTGAACAGTTTAAATAGTATAATTAAAAAAACACCCTAAACTAGAAGTTGGTTAAAAAGTAAATCAAAATATTTTTAACAATTTGATAGTCTAAACGGCCGTTTGTTGAACGATGCCCCCTTTATAAAGGTTTATAGATAGCATTAATATTAAAGATTAAAAATATGAAAAACCACAAGACGCAATTATCTTCTGCAGATAAAGAAGAACTTCAAAAATGTAAAAATTCACCAGTTTACTTCTACAATAAATATGTTAGAAAAGAAGGGCAACAAATACTGACTGAACGTGAGTATACCGATTTTCTTAAAATGATGAATTATCAAGTAGATAATCCGTTAATATTAAGAAATAAAAATAAAGGTCGACAACTTACTCCAAAGGAATGCTATAATAAATTACCTAACTTTTTAAAAAAATCATAATGAGTAAAAATTTAATAATATGGGGGGGGTATTTAAGCATTTTTAAAAGAAGTAACAAGTCTTGCAACAATTATTGTTTACTAATGTATGGAATGAAATCCCAAACAGAGAAGTGCAAAGTCCGAATAACAGAACACTTACTTATGTAATAGTGGCCGCAAGGGCCGATTAATTATAAAACAAACTTTTTATTTGGATATGTAAAATATATTTTGTATATTTGAATATTAATTAAAAAACAAAACAATATGAAATACTTATATTATTTGGTTGCTATAGCACCAATTTTATGGAAATTCTCATTTATCTTTAATTTAGATAATATGCATGCAGCTCTAATGAGATTTAAAAATGTAAGAGGAAAATCACTCAAAGCATATTCAGACAATCAAAAGACTGTCTCATTTTTATTACTATTATATTTACTATGGATATTTATAGGCCTCTTTACTTTTAACTGGGTTTCGTTCTTAGTATTAATTTTTCTTGGATTTGTACCAAATAATAATAAATATGTTGTTTTCATTAATAGTGTGATATCAGTACTCATTTTATTTTTTGTTGTACTAAATGCATTTCATTTTCATATCGATGTGTGGAACTTAATTTATTCAGCAGCATTAAAATATTAACCTAACAAAAAAAATACCAATCAAATTATGGTTAAACCAAAGTGAGGATGACGCGGTACAACAAGCTAAATATTTAGCAAACTTATCATTCGCATTCAAACATATTGCGATAATATCAGAAATATGCTAAAATTAACGATTAATAACTGAATTAAATAAACACAATAATAACTTGGTGGAGTAACTAAATAGATATTTTTTATATGTATTGTTACCCACTTTTAAAAACAATTAAGATGAAAACACTTGGTTAACTAGAAAAAGTTTTATGGATTTTGGTTGGGTAGTTGGTTTTGATACTGCACATAGTTGGGATACACTAGAAATGTGGAGTAAGGAAAAAGTAATGGAAGAAGCTGAAAACCTTAAAAACCAACTACTAGAGTATGTTAACCCGTGATTGTTTTTAAAAGTGGGTAACATAAGCGGTTAAGATTAGTGCGGAATAGAAATAAGAATTTAATATATTAACAAATTATAAAAAATAAAAAGCGATGGCTAAAAAATATGTTACAACAGAAAAATTACCAATCAAATTATGGTTAGATGATATTGAAGATGGCGCTTTAGAACAAGCTAAAAATCTAGCAAACTTACCTTTTGCTTTTAAACACATTTCTATTATGCCTGATTCGCATCAAGGGTATGGAATGCCAATCGGAGCTGTCTTAGCGACTAAGGGAGTTGTTGTTCCTAACGCAGTAGGGGTAGATATAGGTTGCGGGATGTGTGCTGTTAAGACCAACTTAACCGATATATCAAAAGAAGAATTACAAAAAATAGTAGAAAAGGCTAAAGAATTAATTCCTGTCGGTTTTAACTGGCACGAAAAAGACCAAAGTTATACTGGGTTTATGCCTGAAAGACCAAATGATGAATTTGAAATAATTAACCAAAATTATGATAAAGCCAAAGTGCAAATAGGAACTTTAGGTGGTGGTAACCACTTCATTGAAATACAAAAAGGTTCTGATGGTCATATATGGATAATGATACATTCTGGTTCGAGAAATCTAGGATATAAGACAGCTAAGTATTATAACGATGTTGCAATTAAATTAAATGAAACTTATTTTTCTAGTGTAACTAAAAATTTAGAATTAGCATTCTTACCATTAAATACAGATTATGCTAATAACTACTTTAAAGAAATGAATTATTGTGTTGAGTTTGCGAAACAAAATAGATTCTTGATGCTTGATAAAATGAAAGAAGCGTTTAATACCGTTATGGAAACTTCGTTCGAATGCGATATCATAAATGAATCTCATAACTTTGTTGCATGGGAAAATCATTTTAACAGAAATGTTTTAGTACATAGAAAAGGAGCTACAAGAGCTTATAAAAATGAATTAGGAATAGTTCCAGGATCACAAGGCACTAAATCTTATATTGTAAAAGGTTTAGGAAACAATGAATCATTTAAATCGTGTTCTCACGGAGCAGGAAGAAAGATGGGAAGAAAGCAAGCTATCAGAGAATTAGATTTAAAGAAAGAACAAAAGTTAATGAGTGGAATTATACATAACATTGAAACTAAACAACAACTAGATGAAGCACCAAGTGCTTATAAGGATATTGATACTGTAATGGAAAATCAAAAAGACTTAGTTGAAATATTTGTAGAATTGAAACCATTAGCTGTTTTAAAAGGATAAATTAAATACTAAATTTAAAAATAAAATGAATAAAAAACAAATAAACCTAATACAAGAAGCTTTAATGGCCTATGGTGATGATACTGAAATTATTGAAGTATTAACTCAATTAAATACTTTAAAAAAGAAACCGTTTGGTGCGAACAATAAAGCTAAGCCCAATTAAAAAAAATGATATTAGTAAATTACTTGTAATTGTAAACATATAGAGAATAAATAAATAAAAATTATGACAAAATTATTATGGTGGGGATACAGGCATATAAATGGCTCATTACACCTTAAAAGATACTTCGATAATGGAGATATTTCAGAAGCAATTAACAGTCCTTTTGTACAAGAAATATCCGGTGCGTTTTCAGCGAAAAATTCAGATGAAGCAAATCAAATATTAAAGAAAAAATTTAAATAAAAATATGATATGTAATTTTCGAGAAGGCAACAGATGGTTGAGTAACTTTGCTTTTGTAAAAATAAAATTAAATAATATAGTTTATCCAACAGTTGAACATGCTTATATGTCTGCAAAAAATGATGATATAAATTGGAAAGCCTTTTGTGCTGATAGAATGAACTCTGCTTCGCAAGTTAAAAAAGCAGGTAGAACTATACAACTTATAAATAATTGGGAAATTAAAAAGTTACTAATAATGGAAGAATACATTAGACAAAAGTTTAATCAAGAACCATGCAAAACAAAACTTCTGAATACTCATGATGAACATATACAAGAAGGTAATTATTGGGGTGATGCATTTTGGGGGGTATCTCTTAAAACTAACAAAGGACATAATCATCTTGGACAATTAATTATGCAAATCCGTGTTGAACTAAATAATGAAAATAAATAAAATATATAACGGGGATTGTCTTGAATTAATACCAGCATTTATTGAAGATAAAAGTATTGATATGATTTTTAGTGATTTACCATACGGTACTACAAAATGTAAATGGGATAGTATAATCGATTTACCTAAATTATGGAACGAGTACGAAAGGATAATTAAAAATAATGGCGCAATAGTTTTGTTTTCACAAACACCATTTGATAAAGTACTCGGAGCAAGTAATTTAAAACTTTTGAGATATGAATGGATTTGGGAAAAAACTCAAGCTACAGGTCATTTAAATGCAAAGAAAATGCCAATGAAAGCTCATGAAAATATTTTGGTATTTTACAAAAAATTACCTACCTATAATCCTCAAAAAACATTTGGTCATAAACCAATAAATAGTTACACAAAATATATTAAGACTCAAAATAATACAGAGATATACGGCACTATGAAACGAGAAATAAGTGGCGGTGGCGAAACTGATAGATATCCTAGAAGTGTAATAACATTCGCTAGTGATAAACAAAAAAGTTGTTTGCATCCAACACAAAAACCATTAGCTTTAATTGAGTACATGATTAAAACATATACTAACGAGGGAGATTTGATATTAGATAACGCATGCGGAAGTGGAACAACTGGTCTTGGTGCAAAAAATCTCAATAGAAATTTTATTATGATGGAAAATCTTTCTAAATATTATAAAATTGCTTGTAAAAGAGTACTCTAATGTTATATACAGAGAACTTCTATAATTAATTCCAACAAAATTAGGATAACTCAAACCATTTTAGTATATTTGCAATATAATAATTAAACTAATTAAATTTATGAAAGCAAAAAGAATTAAATCTTTATTTGAAATTTTTTTTGATGGATGTTATTCGATACCTGCTCAAGAAAATGTAGCTTCTACTTACGAAATGGGGGTATGTAAACTAGATTTTAATGAAAATAAAAATCTATTAACTGTACATTTACGCAGGCCTGGATTATTAATAGGTTTACGAGGTAGAACAATAGAGGGACTTAAAGAATATCTAAATTGCGAAATAAAAATAGTAGAGATTAATAAGTTTTAAATAAAATCTAAGATTAAAAAATAATTAGTTTTTTATTTGGTTTTATAAATAAGTTTAACTATATTGTATTACAATTAAAGAAACATTAAAATTATTAAAAGATGATTAAAGAAGCATCAGTCTTAAAAATAGGACAAAAAGTACATTATCAACCTGAACATTATGGAGAAGCTGAATGGGAGAACGGACTCATAAAAGAGATACCTGATTTCGCTTCTGACTCAGAACCCACCATAGAATATAAATGTGTCAGAGTTGTTTATAATTGTAATGATGATTGGAAGAATTATAAAAATTACACTTCAGCTCTTACTCACATAAGAGATTTAAAATTAGGTTGGAAACATACTGAAAAATAATGAAAACTATATTAACAGATAAACAACGTAAGTTTCTTACAACTGTATTAAGGAGTAACCTTTCGAAAACATTACCAAGAGATTTAAATGGTAACCCGCTATTATTAAGTCGTATTAATAATATGTCATCATCGACCAATAGATTAATCAAAGAAGGCCGATGTTGGGAATATAAAGATATTGTGCGATTTATAAAAATTATATTAAGTGAAAACTGTTATAAACGACCACTAGACTCTAACTATCTTAATAATTTAAGATACGTATGGTTATATAAAACCCCACAAGAATAATATTATGTCATTTAATCATTATATAAATAAAAAAAATGCTGCATAAACCAACAAAATATAAAGGAGTGTATTTATCATCTTCGCCCGTATTACCAAATTTTCCAGATATGGTTGTAGTTACATATACTACAAAAAAAATGAAAATGATGCTAAATAAAAAATATGTTAATATTGAAAAAGCTATTATGACTATTGATTTAATAATAGCTAATAGATTAATCGATACAGGCAGAATTAAAACTAATAAAGAATTAATGGCATTGGGAATGGGGTCTGAAATACAATGGTAATTTACACGAAATTAATATGAAAATATATAATTTAAATTCATTGATAAAAATAAATAGTTAAAGATTAGGATTTATCATATTTTTTTTGTATATTTGTATATAATAATTAATAAAAGGTTCAATAAATTTTTATTAAAAAATAGCATTTTTCATGAAAATATATAAATTAAATTTTTTGTATGACTCTATTAAAAAAAATGATAGATTAGATTGTACTATCACCGGCGTATTATCGTTACAAATTAGAAAAACTTTTTATAAAATATTAGAAAACGATGGATATAAACATGATGATATTTTAAAATTATGGAGTAAATTAAAGGTAAATATAAAGGTAGAAGAATTAGTATTTCCAAAAGTAATAACAATTCCCACTATATAAATGATGAAAAATCCAACACCAGCTAAAGTACAATATTATGGATATAATTTTTTAATTAATCCAACAGTTAATTTAAATAAAAATGGCGAAGTAAATAATATAGGAATTAATCGTATTCAAGCGTCTAAAATGATTAGACAATTTGTTAAATTTAAATATGGTAAATCTCCAAAATTTAAAATATGGGTGCGTTCTGAATCATTTAGTGGTGGGTCATCAATAGATGTGTATTTATCGAATAAAAACGGTACTACGGTTGACCCAAAAATATTTGAAACTATTGAAAAATTTGTAATTACATTACGTTCTGGCCATTTTGATGGTATGACAGATTCTTTTGTTTATAAAGTGCCAGATAAAAGTGAGCATGGTACAATATTAATTATGTATACCTCTTATACACGTGTAATAAATGAAGCACCGTATGGAACAAAAGAACATAAACTTAGATTTAAGTTAACCCATATATAATTCAACTATTAAGAAATAATCAGTATGCAAAAGCCAACTATAAAACGATTAGATAAATACTACGATGTTACGACTGGGTTGTTGGATAATGTTATTTATTATTATGAGTTATCATGGGCACAAGAAAATTTTATTCGAAACTTATTAGATAAATGGGGAACTAAACTTTCATCCATAAAATTACACGATACTGCAACATTATCGTTATTACGCAGAGTGATACGAACAAAAGAATATACTGATGATGATAGAGCAACATTACAAAGAATACGTAATTGGTATTTAGTAAATGTATTAGATAAATCAAAAACAAATTAAGATAAAATAATGGATTGGGACAGTAAAGTAGAAATGGTTGATTTAATGAGAAAATCAGAATACGATGAATCAGGTACTGATATATTTCAAGAGTATGTATTAGACCATATAAAGGAATTTGATGAGCAAGCATGGGATATGCTTATAACTAATACTAATTTAGCATACCAGAAGAAATAAAAAAACATATTGAGTTTTACACAACAATATATAAAACTATTAAAGAACTTAAATTTGGTTCTATGCGAGTTGCAATTAGAGTCGCAAGATTAGAACAGATTTGTGAAACAAAAATAAAAAATGGAATTAACAAACAAAGAATACGCATCATTACTAACTATATTCTACTTAGGAATGTTAACAGAATTTGGACTGATTGCAGGCGGTGGATATAATATTACATCTAAAGGATTTGATATTGCTTATGATTTATATAAAACTGGTTATAAATTAACAAAAAATGAAATTAAAGTTTGTTTAAATGTAATCATGGAGGATACTCCACCAGATACGACAATTGCAATACTGGGATTAATATATCATTTACAGAAAATTGGATTTGATAAAATGAAAAAAGAAATTACACAATTAAAAACAACAACTAAACACTAATTAAAAACAAAACATTATGTCTAAAAAATTATGGAATTTAACTAAGGATTCATTACACGTAAAATTCTTCAAATGGATGTGGGGAATATATGCTCCTACTTATTATAAAACGGCGTGTCCTTATTATTGGCAATATATTGGAAGTATTATTATCTTACCGTTTATTATTTTAATTAAGTTGGTAACTCCAATAGCAAAGTTAATAGAAACCTATATTGATGCTATGGATCAACGTTCTGCAGAAAAACATATTGCATTAATACTAGAAAAAATTAATAATGCAAAAACAGATGAAGAATATTATAACTTGTATTTATCAAAATATTATAAAAAGTATAGATGGGTTTTAGCTAATTCATATAAAATAACTAATAAAATTTTTAATAGTTATAGAACATATCTAGTTCAATTACAAAATAAAAAAAGAAAACGTTCTTTAAAAATACAAACTAAGATAGATAAAGTTATATATGGAAAAGTTGGTATAATACTAGCATGTTTAATTGTACTATTATTTTTATATTTGTCAGGAAGTGTATTGTATATATTTCTCCACTTATTTACTTGGGATGAATTTACACATTTTATGAAATATGTAGTTATATTCATACTGATAGCAATATTGTCAGTAGGTATTGGATATGGTATAGGTACAGTTAGTATTAACTTTTTACCAAATAGTTGGTTTCATAAAGCAATAATAGTAATATGGAAATATATCAAAATGTTCAGTACAGTAATTTGGAGAATAATTCAAATGACTGTTTCTATGATAAAAAGTTTATATAATAAAAGTTGTCCAACTATAATTTGGAAATAAAAAAGAATAATAATTTTAAAATTTAAAAGTAATGAAAGTAGAAAACATGATATCATCAAGAGGTAATAGTGTACCAAATCAATTTATTATACGAAGCAATGACGGAATTAGATTTCAATCATATGATAGTACAATTGTATTTATACCAAGAACAGGTAAAACACAACTAGGTTGTAATTGGGATTACAGTAGAACGACTGGAAAATATCGTAATAGTTTTTTAGCTGAAACTAAACGTGAAACGGAAGCCAAACTTAAAAGTGGAGAATATATTTTAAATGAATCTTTATAACCTATTAAAAATGGATAAAAAAATAAAATATGTAATTGTACAAAATGTATTCTTTGATAGATATGGTAAACAAGGCGATAAATATTATACTATTAAATATAAAAAACGTTTTCTATATTTTTTTAATTATTGGAAATATATTACACATCTTGAAGGTGGTATGTGTGTGTCATACAATAGTTATACAACTTGGAAAACTGCAGAAGAATGCAAAAAATTCATTAAGAATATTTTATGTAGTAATAAAATATACGGTAATTGGAAACGCACTCCTATTTTTACTACAACTTGTAAATAAAATACTATGAATAAATTAATGTTAAAATTTTTGCAAAGATACAAACCAAATATAGCAACGTGCAAAATATTAAATACTACTACTGATTTTTATGGGGTTAAATATAAATTTGTTCTTATTAATATAAATAATTATGATACAAATAATATTATACATACAGGCAAATGTAAAGTATCGATTGATGAATTTAATAAATTTAAAAAAATAGAAGAAGCTATAATCTGGGAATAACAATTAAAATTCTCTCTTTAACTGCAGTGGGGGTTTGCATCTTTATTAGAAATAAAAAATACATTAAATTTTCCTAAGTAAATATGAACAAATTAGATACACAATATCAAAAACTTTTAAAAGATATTATCGATAACGGTACAATAAAAAAAGATAGAACTGATACAGGAACTATTTCCGTATTTGGTAGACAAATACGACATAACATGAAAGATGGATTTCCATTATTAACAACAAAAAAGATGCCCTTTAAAGTTATAGTTTTAGAATTACTTTGGTTTTTAAGTGGTAGTACTGACATACGAGATTTGTGGAGAAGCAATGTTAAAATTTGGGATGGCGATTGGTATAAACATTATAAAACTACGTGCTCATCACCATACAGTTTAAAAGAAATAAAAGAAAAAGTTAAAACAAAAAATCATAAGTTTCATGATACAATGTTTACATTAGGCCCAATTTATGGTGCACAATGGAGAAGGTGGGGTGAACGAACCGAATATAATAATATTTTAAAAACAGTTAATAAAGTAACGCCTGGAATAGATCAAATTCAAAACTTAATTTATACCTTAAAAACTAATCCAGATTCGCGTAGAATGATGGTCAATGCATGGAATGTCGGCGAACTTCACAATATGCTATTGCCACCTTGTCACTATGGATTTCAAGTTTATACAAGAGAATTAGAATATTCAGAACGATATAATATATTAAGAAATAAATATAAAAAATTGGGTAAGAGTGAATTAGGATTAAATCATGATAGAATAGAGCGTCAAATTGATAAAGAAGGTATTCCAAAACGAGAAATTTCTTTAATGTGGAATCAACGAAGTTGCGATACATTTTTAGGATTACCATTTAATATTGCATCTTATGGATTATTATTATTAATGTTGGCAGATGAAGTTAACATGATACCAGTTGAACTCATTGGTAATTTGGGAGATACCCATTTATATTCTAATCATATTGAACAAGCAAAAAAACAAATTACTCGTAGTCCTTTTAACTTACCAACAGTTACAATACAAGATGGAATATATTCTAAATTATTTGATATTAAATTGAATGATTATATGTCCCATGATACTATTGTTGCTCCATTAAACAATTAAAAAATCAAAAAAAAATTAGGATATATCAAATATTTTTCGTATATTTGTATAACAAAAATAATATAAACAATTTTAAGCAGTAATCCCTAATTGCTGCGGGGGGAGATTTATACGCAGTATTAATGAAAAATAGCAAAATGAAAAAAATAATTTTACTTTTATTAATGATATTATCTCTAATATCATGCACTTGATATAGATAAAGATAAACGAATAATAATTATAGGATATGCATCTGCTACAAAATCTACTTCTGACGTATATAACCAAAAATTATCAGAACGAAGAACTCAAGCATTAAAAACATTTCTAATTGATATGGGCATTAATCCTAACCGCATTACATTTGAATCTAAAGGAAAAGATAGTATGAGAGCTAAGAAAGATGTTTTTGGTATTGCAAGGCGAGTAGAATTACTTATTCGAAAAGATGTAAAATAAATATAGTATAGTTTGAGTATTCTTCTCAAATAACAGAGGATAATTATTGCCAGTCTTCCTAGAAACAAAAGTTCAGTCTGAACCCCCCGCCACGAACCATATCCTCGTCTGGCGGGGTTTTTATATAAAATAAATAAACTTTAATTAGGATATATCAATTATTTTTTGTATATTTACTATGTAAAAATAATTATAATGAGACGTAAAATAAAAGATATATACAGTACAACTGGACAAACAGTTACAATATATGGATTGTCTGAAACTCTTGGTATTGATGATGGAAGTGCAATGACCGTAGTGTGGATAAACACTACTCATGTAGAACTTAAATCAGACAGTGGGTTCAGAATATGTTTACGAACTTGGATTGCAGAAGATGTAATGTATCACTATACAGAACCATTTTTATTATAAAAAAATAATGAATACCTTACAACAAATAGAAGAAATTTTAACTGAAGCATCAGCATATGGATTGCGCAATGAAGTTAATAATTTTGCTAAGAAATATTTAGGTTTATATTTATATTACAGTAACGATTTTAAAATTGAAATATATCAAATAGCATATAGAATAATAATACAAAACTAAAATAATAAAAGCAGTATGAGTGATAGTAAAACAAAATATGAAGAACTGGTAGAATCAGGCGAAATAAACCCAAATGAACCAATTCGAAAACTAACATTAATGACATTACCTGAAATTCGACAAGTAGCGTTTGATGCTGGATTATGGGTTATTAATACCCAGAAAAATATAGCTATTGGAAAAAACAAAAATTCAATAGAATCATTGTTTGATAAAAATTTTGATAATTGGTTTGCGAACAGAATTAATTTAAATAAATAATTATGGGAATGCTTGGAGAATTATTAATAGAACATTGGGGAGGCGATTTAAATATACAAAATTTAATGTGGAAATAATATACTACATTTATCAACAAATATATAAAAAACAAAAAATGAAAAAATATAGAATAGCTATTTTAGCAATATTATTAGTATTATTAGTAAGTTGTGCATCCAACGTAGGAATTCAAGTTGATCCTAGTATTAATCATGTTTACGGATTTTGGGGTGGGGTATGGCACGGATTTATATTACCGGTAGCATGGATATTAAGTTTATTTTATCATAATATAGCGATTTATGCAATTAGTAATAACGGAGGTTGGTATGATTCTGGGTTTATATTTGGTATAGTAATTGCACGTGCTTTTTTTAAATAATAAATAATGCACAAATTTTTTGAGTATTCTAACCATAACCAATACCAATTTAAATTTAGGAATAAAACTTATGAGTGTATTGGAGAAGATAAAGATTTTCAAATTATACAATTTAAATATATTATTGAAATTCAAGATTGGTCAACTATGAAAAACAGAATTTTGAACCAAACAATGCATGGCCCATCATTAAAAGAAATAAAATAATATTTTTAAAATCGAAACGAAACTTCCTATTAAATTAAAGTATAATACCTCTCATAGAGGGGGGGTATTGAACTCATTTTAATTTGAAGTATAAACTATCAAACAATATAATAAAGGATACAGCAATAGATAAAACAACGTTTACATGATACTAATATTATAAACTTAAATTATTCTAAATCACTTCTTTGACATTTTTTTAATATTTATAGAATGAGCGTAAAACCCATTCATCGCTTTTTACGTGGATGGGTAGTTCACTATAAAATAGTTACATACATATTAGGATTAACCATTATTTATTCGTATATTTACAGCTGTAAAAAATGATAAATTAAACCTTTAAACAATTAAACATTATGTATAACTTATTTATTCAATATGCAGACGGAAGTAGACTAAGTAAAGATTTTGAAGAATCCGATTTACGTTTACTATTCAAAAAAGGTATCAAAGGAGTAATCAGATGGGCAACGGTAACTACACCAAGTGGAGTACATAAAGATGTAACCAAAATTATTCGTAACCGATAAATTAACTAGATGATATAACAAAGTTAGATTAATATAATTTTAACATTTTTTTAACATTTAATATTAGGAAACTTAAAATAATTATCGTATCTTTGTAAGACAAAAAATAAGAATAGAAAAAAATAGTAAAAAAACTTTATGTTTTTATTTTTTCTATATATATATAAATAATTGATAACACATATATCAAGTAAAAACAAAACAAATGAAAATAATCGCAAATATTCAGAATTTATTGAAACAGCTACATACGCTGTGGACATCGATTAGTAATGCAATGTGTGCGTTTAGTGTTGAGGGCATACCGACTAATTATGATAGATTATCAATGCGAATAAACATAACTGGAAATAAAACATGATGTGCAATTAATTGCATATCATATATAATTTAAGTCCAGTTTCCAAAAGAAATTGGATTTTTTAGTTTAACACAATTCGATACTTTTACGAATTAAAATAAAAAAAGATTAAAAAAAGTTTGGATAATTGAAATATTATTCATATCTTTACCAAGTAAAATTTGGGGGATTAGCTCAGTCAGGCAGTAAGCGATACTCTTGCAAAGTATGACACACATCAGTTCGAATCTGATATTCTCCACTTCTCATATGTTTATAAATTATAAATGTATGTAAAAGTATAATTGTTCTTTGACATATTGAAATAGAAAAACAGAAATTAAAAACAAAAATCCTACCTTATTATAAACCAAAAATAAGGTAGGTAATTTAGAAGGGTAAACCAAGTCGGTCTAAGGGTAGCTGTCCTGAAAACAGTTTGATGTAACAGTCGTGTGGGTTCGAGTCCCACTCCTTCTGCTTTGATGTTAATAAGTTTTTTAACTTGTTTTCACAACATTATTGGGGTTATCAATAGTTTAATCCGTACCCAAACAAAAACCACCAGCATGGAGCTGGAGAATTTCCGTAATTGTGGTAGTCGGTACTTGATAAAAAATATTAAAGATGTTATCCAAGGATGGATATTATATGTAACTGCAGATAAACATATAATAGTGAGTATAAATTATCATCCTGTAACTCGGTGTACTTACAACGCTTGTATAACATAGACAGGTAAGTAGAGGTTCTTTAACGTGGTTTCTTCCACGTGAGTAAAATTGGACGTGTGTTTGACGTTAGGAAAGACTAAAAATTGGCCTATGGTATAGTGGTTATTACACAAGGTTTTGATCCTTGTAATCCGAGTTCGACTCTTGGTGGGCTAACTATATTTAAAATATAATTTTTTCATAAATAAAAAAACCTACAAAGGTAATGAAATCCCAACAGGATTTCGATTTGGTAGAATATTATTGTAAATAAAAAAATTATAAACTTTATAATAATTTTATAAAACTAGGTGCTCGGGCAGATGGATGAACCCGCCTGTTTTGGGAACAGGAGTATTTTTACGTGAGTTCGAACCTCACCACCTAGACTTTTAATAACAGAGTATGCATGAGTTTGGCTAAAATGGCTGGTCTTGGAAACCAGTGAGGACTTCAAGAGGTTGTCCTCCAAGGGTTCGAATCCCTTTACTCTGACAACATGATGGTAATTTTTTTAAGAAAATTAAAATTGCTTCCTTAGCTCAGTTGGTAGAGCGTTTCACTTGTAATGAAAATGTCATCGGTTCGATCCCGGTAGGAAGCTCTAAAGAGTTTTGGATTAGGATTTTACAATGTTGCAACATTATATACCGTACCTTAGATGTATGAGGTAGTATAACATTTTTTAGGATATATGAAAATGGTAACTTGATAATATACATCGAAAGTCTTCGTAGCTTAGTTGGTAAAGCCATCGACTTTTAATCGATAGACCGTGAGTTCGAGTCTCACCGGAGACACAATCAAAATTGGCATATTAAATTGTAATTACGTCAATAATTATATAATTAATATTCGATCTATGTATTTTATTTTTGACGGAATATAATAAATAGTTTTCTTACTGGCGAAAGTGGTAAACGCAATTCCCGAATGGGAATGCCGTTAATTCGGTGTATAGGTTCGAGTCCTATGTAAGAAGCAAAAGATTATTCCTTCGTAGCTCAAGTAGGTAGAGTAACTGACTCTTAATCAGTATGTTGTCGGTTCGAGGCCGGCCGGAGGAACAATAATAATAAAATTATATTAACTGCGAATGAAGCTCAATTGGCTGAGTTCCAGACTTCCAATCTGGTTGTTGCGGGTTCGAGTCCCGTCATTCGCTCGATACTGTGATATACTGACACAGAAAAAACCAGTATATGCCGCGGTAGCTAAGTGGTTTAAGGCATCAGTTTTACATACTGAATATCGTGAGTTCGAATCTCACCTGCGGTACTAAATAGAATTAAGTACTAATAAGTAAGAGTTACTTCGGAAACTCCCAATTCATAAATGTTAAATGTTGGTTCGATATCAATTCTCACCACTAATAATATAAAGTGTATGGCGAGATTTTAAAACAATCATACTCTCTTAATCTTTCTCTTGAATTTTATTTAATTTGGCGTAGAGGTGTTGTTGGTAACATATCGCACTGTCACTGCGAGGATTGTGGGTTCGACCCCCATGTACGCCGCTTTTAATTAGTTTTATACAAAACAAATGAATAAGTATGAACAAATAAGGAGAGACTTTCTAATAGAAAGGGATACAGCAGGAAGAGAAAAAAATATCTATCAAAATCCGTATAAAGAGTATCTTGTAGAATGAATTAGAAATGGACATAGTGTTTGGGAAGATTTTGATTCAGTAACGAAACCATTTACTGATAATTATGACTCTAAAAATATTGGTTCAATAACACCAAAAGAATCAGTAATTACTAAAGAAAATGGATATGAGTAAAATAGATAAAAAGATAAAGAAAAGTAAACAAATTGATATTAACAATTCTCAATTTGGTACTTGTTGGATTACAAACGAAACAATAAGTAAAAAAATATATCGAGGCGATGAAATCCCAAAAGGATTTCGACTTGGTAGAAAAATGAAAAAATAATTAAGTAGTAATAGAATGAGTTACTTCGTATTTATCGGTTCGAGTCCGATATTTCCCGTTGGGGAAATAAGTCAAATGGTTAAGGTATCAATCTTGAAAATTGAAAACAAACAATAATACTCACCTAATCTTTCTCTTAATTTTTTAAATTTATACCGTTGGTATGAATTATATAAAGGTTTTTTTCATTGTACCCGAAACAATGATTATGGGTCTGACAGTTAAGGTAACGGCCGAATCTGTAAAATTCTAGCGAGTAGGTTCGATCCCTACCTGGCCCACTGCAAAATATTCTGTGTATTGAGAAACTGTATATCTGCAACGTTTAAAGATGTACGACATCAATAATATACTGGGAAATAATTCTTTAATACCATTAAATATGGTCAATTTAGTTGATATAATTGATAGAATTAAATATAGGATTAGAGTCCCTCATGGAAAGCTAAAAATAAATGTGAGAAACGAAGGTTTACTTATATTTTTAATATTTATTAACAAAATGACGCTGTAGAGTAATTGGGTAACTCGTCAGGCTTTCAACCTGGAGATTGCGGGATCGTAGCCCGTCGGCGTTACAAAAATCAAAAATAATTAATTATGAACAAATTTAAATTCGCTATGTTTTAAGTATTAATAAAAAATATCAAAACAATGAAACAACGAAAAAAACGCTGGGCATGGACTGAAGCACAAATCAGAAAACAAATACCTGGCAGTATGAATCGTAGAACCGCTCCAACTTGGTATTGTAAACTAATTAGCAAAACCAATAAAACTAAAACTAAAAGTTCACTTCATAAAGTTATACTAGGATATGACTTAGATTTTTTAGAGTTTGGTAACACTAGTCATAAACACAATGCCACATGGCTTTGGTACTAATTATGAGTAGAAGCAGAAGTAAGAATCCTTGGCTAAATGATTATTCACGAGGGCCTAACGGAACAAAAAAAAGTAAACGTTTAGCAAATAAAGCTGTACGTAGGTTTAATAAATATTTGTCAAACGGTAATTCATATAAAAAAATATATGCTTCATATAATATATTTGATTATAGATGTTATTGGGATGTACCAAGTTCATATAGAAAATAAATGGAAAACATTTTAAACAGTTCGTAAATTATCATCAGATAATTTATGAAAAAACAATTAAGAATTTGGAGAGTAGTTCCTGTTAGTCAGACTAACGTTCAAGCTCCCTATTATTTTATTGAAACAACAGAACCAAGTCTTGAAAAATCATTTGAGGTTGCAACAAAACAAGCAAAACTTAAATCATCATTATCAAGATTTAAAGAGTGGAAATTTCGTGTAGAAAAACAATCTCTTAGAAAAGATGAATTTGGTAGATATATTCCGTATCACCAATAGAAAAAATAGTACTGTTTTCTCGCGGTTTCAGTAAAAACCCAAACTAGGATGAATTGCCAAGTAGGTCAAGGCGTTGGTTTGAAGCACCAAAGATTAGGGTTCGATTCCCTATTCATCCACACTTTAGAATGTAACGAAAATTAATAATAGCTCCTGTTAAGACACTGTTGCTAAGTTGATATTTCAGTTCCAACCATTCTAAACTGGTTTGGTAGCTAAATTGGTAAAGCACCTGTCTGTTAAACAGAAGATTTGTGGGTTCGAGTCCCACTCAAACCGCAATAAAAATATACATCCGTAGCTTAAATGGAAAAGCCTTTGGTTACGACCCAAAAGAGTGTGAGTTCGAATCTCACCGGGTGTTCTATATTAACGGATATTTTTTTTATTATAAAACATTCACGTAGCTCAATTGGTAGAGTACTACTCTGATATAGTAGAGGTAGTGGGATCGTAGCCCACCGTGAATACAAAAATGCGGGTATAGTTCAGTCCGGTCAGAACGTTAGCCTTCCAAGTTAAATGTCGTGAGTTCAAATCTTACTACCCGCTCTTTTACTTAAAATATATTTTTCATATTTAATGCATGAAAGACGAATTATATTTTTTTGTGCAAAACCACTAATTTAAAAAATAATAAATTTTTATATTGGTGGCCGAATACCAATTAAGATTGATTAACTGGACAGATAACCATCATACCGAGGAAACAAAAAGAAAATAAGTGAACCCAATAAAGACAATGGAACTGGATATAAAAATTATCAATACGGTACGTGTTGAATTACAAATGAAAGAATAAGTAAAAAAATCTACAAGGGTAATGAAATCCCAAAAGGATTTCGACTTGGTAGAATATTAAAATAAAATTTGGAAAGAAGTCAAATATTGGTTTGTTGAGCTTGTCTGCTAAACAAGTCCGGAATAACCCCCGGTGAGAGTTCGATTCTCTTTTTTTCCGCAATAAATAAATATTAATTTTTAAAAAATAGTTATATTATGAAAAAATATACTACAAAAGAAGTTATGAAACTATTGGAGTTACAACGTAATACTATTATATATAAATTAATAGTAACTAAGTTACAAAACGAAATTTCTGATGACTCTTTATTAGAAATAAATAAATTAATACTAAAAACAAAAACAAAAATATGATTTTAATTATAAGTTTAATATTGATATTGATTATATTAATTAATCAATATTTAAGCAGAAAAAAACGATTTCAAAATTGTAACAAACTTGAACAGATTTGGAGATACAGATATTATTTAAAAGTACCATTAATTTGGCTCATTTATATTTTTAGGTATACCGAAGTATCTAAAATAGGTTTATGGAAATTATTAATTGGTGAAGCACAATTAAACATGAATTGGATGTATACTAGTGATGAAGTATATGAAAGAACCATAAATAAAAAGAAAAAAACGGGTAAAACGTATGGTAACCGTAAGTGATGTACACACTACCATACTCTAGGCGATATAGTTCAGGGGTAGAACAATTCTTTCATACGGAATAAGTCGGTGGTTCAAATCCACTTATCGCCACCATATGGTGATTGTAGTTCAGTTGGCTAGAACGTCTGATTGTGATTCAGAAGGTCGCCGGTTCGAGTCCGGTCTTTCACCCTGAAAGTTTGTTTTTCTGTACTTCTTCAGAAGTACTTAAATGATGAGAAAAACAAAAAAAGAAGATACTCTACCTATTGGATTTAAAAAAGGTAGAGTGTAAACGCCTCCGTGGTGGAATTGGTAGACACAGTAGGTTTAAGCCCTATTATTCAGAAATGGGTGTGCAGGTTCAAATCCTGTCGGAGGTACAAATTCAGTTGATAATCTGAATTAAATTAAAAATATCATAATATAATGGGCAGGAGATACGCTCAATCTAAATTAGGGGGGATTGACATTATATTTTAATTGCTTCTATGGTGAAATTGGTAAACACGATAGTTTCAAAAACTATTCCTTAATTCGAGGATGCAGGTTCAAATCCTGCTAGGAGCACGATTTTTAATCATTGATGTTTATAAACGTTTTGATGGACTCGGGTTCAACTCCCGACTGATCCACTAATTTTTTATTTTACGATTAATCGTAAAATTAGAAACGGTAGCACCAAATTTTATTGTTCATTAAGTTGTTCTGGAAAATCACCTCTACAACTAAAACGACTTAAAACTATTGGTAAAGAAAATTGGTTTACAGGAAATACACAGCCAACTCTTATTACCGAAGAACAGTTTTTATTATCTTCTATGAAAGAATTTAAAAGACGAACTCGTAGAAGAAAAACTCATTCTACCAATGAGACTACAGAATTACAATTGCTTGATGTTTGGAAAAAACAAGGTGGTAAACGCGTATATACAAATATAGGGTTGGTATTACCACATGAATTACATTACAATTCCATATCAAATAATCGTAAGGTATCTTTAGATAGAATATATAGTTCCAAACCATATTCATTAGATAACATACAATTTACAAGTGTTACCGTGAATTTGACAAAGAATAATATGAGTGAATCGGAACTGTTTGAATTTTTTGAAATAGTAATTGGGTCAGGCTCTGGTGTTTGACATTAAAGTAGTGAGTAAAAAGAGATTAATATCGCAATAAATAGCAACTTAAAATTAGCAGCTTAGTTGCCTGCTGAAATTTTTAGTTCTAGGAATTAAATATTTCACGTGCTTACCCAAAACGTAATTTGGGTATCTGTTCCCGTAGCTCAACTGGAAGAGCATAAGTTTTCTAAACTTACGGTTGTGGGTTCGACTCCCATCGGGAATTCAAAAAAAATATCTTAATTTTTATTAGGATATATTAATTTTTTTTTTGTATATTTACTATGTAATATATCTTAAAAACAATAGTAGTATGAACAAACTTATTTTATGTTATGTAACTGATACTTGGCGTTATTAAATAAAATTATGAATTGGAACGATAAACTAGTAAGTATAAAAAATAATAAAACCATAATAGAAAGTAAAGATAAAGCTAAACAAATTTTTAAGGAATAAAAAAATCAGCTAAAGAAGGATATAATGGTAAAGTATTTGGAGTTTACATAGAATCATCAGTTGGTAAAATTTTAAAAAAAGAGGGATTAACATATAAAACTTTTAAGGATGATGATTTTGAAGAATCGTCAGTATGGTTTAAATAAACAAGCGGGTGTAGCTCAGAGGCAGAGCACTAGTCTCCAAAACTAGGTGTCGAGATATCGTAATTCTCCTCCCGTGCTAAATTTTAAAAAAATGAAAAAATTATTTGATAACTTGTAGATTTGCTAACCTAAATCTATAGCAAATGAGTATAAATTTTAGTCGTTCTGGTACAAAGCATATTACAAATAATCGAGAATATAAACTTATTCGATATAATTGGAAAGACAATAGGTATTGCGAAAAAATTGCAATATTAAAAACTGGTAAATGGCCATCAGAACGTAGAATGTATAAAACCTGGAAGTACAACAGAAAAACACAGTACAAAACAAAATAAATGTATAACCTAAAAATAAAAAATCATGAGTAATTTTAGAAAATGTCTTGTAGTAGATAACAGCTATATGGCAAGAAGTATAATTTCTGCAGAACGTGCATTCGTTATTTTTTATAAAGGTAATGCGCAAATCATAGCTGAACATCCAGTAAGTTTTGGATTAGTAAATAAAGATCTTGATATTAAAAAGCCATCAATTATCAAAGTAAATAATTATGTAAATGTACATAACAAAGTTTCTTTAAACAGAGAAAATATTTACAAAAGAGATAATTACGAATGTGTATATTGTGGTAGTTCTAATCGAAGAACCCTAACATTAGACCATGTTATTCCACAATCAAAAGGTGGCCAAAATACATGGGAAAATTTGGTTACTGCATGTAAAACTTGTAACGGTGAAAAAGCCGATTTGGATATCGAAGAATATGGAAAACCACATCCTCAACCAAAAAAACCTCATTATTTATTATTAATGAAAAAAGTAAATTTTGAAATTCCAGAAGAATGGAAAGACTTTTTATTCTTTGATTAATATTAAATTTATAAAAAAACATAAATGAGCAAAAATCTTGACTATCAATTAGGAATATATGTTGGTGAATATATACTTTTTAAATATTTACCAACATTATCAACTGATATGATATTATCTAACAATATTGTTAAATTATCAAAATCGGATACTAAAAAATGTGAATTACTTGATGCTAAATTAAAAAATTCATATAGTTGGGGTGGCAACACTAGTAGTACTGATGATATAACTAGTGACTGTCATAAAAAATGGTTACAGCATCAGAATAAAATGGCTAATAAATATTTGCCTCCTATATTAAAATGTAATGTTCCTAAAGTATATCCTAAAAATTTAAAGAAATTTAAAAAGGGTATAATTAATACGTTATGGAATTGTGATTTATGCTGGTATAGTTTATCTAAATCAGATATTGAGTTTATACCAACAGATGATTTTGCGTGGGCATCAATAATTAATTTAAAATTAAAAGTAAAATAATTGAAATAAAATTAGGATATGTAAATATTTTTTCGTATCTTTATGTAAATAAAAAAAAGAAAAATAAGATAGACATCAATAATAGTTCAAATAGATATAAACAGAACAATCTTATTTTTTACATAACATTATAAAAATCCTAGCTCAGACAAGGTGAGAAAACATCACGGAAATAAATCATAAAAAAGAAATTAAGGTATTCTTTTATGTTATGTATTAATTAAAATATATAGAGTCATAAACAAAAACACTATTCGAGTAGGGTAACGTACAACTTGCGGGTGGGTAAATACCACATAAAATAATATAAACCTATAAGTACGTAGTTGTGATTAGTGACACAAACTTTATATATTTTAAAAAATAGTAATCAATACTTGGTACAAAGTCTGCCTCGAACGAGTAAATCTGTGGTAACGTGCAGAGACCAATGGAGCTAAAAATATTACTATTTTTTTATGGAATTGTGCTCGAGTGGTTTAAGGGAACTGGTTGCAACCCAGATGTTCGCAGGTTCGAATCCTGCCGATTCCTCAATTGCTAAAAAATTTTTATCAACCCAAGTTTTTATAAAAAATTAATGAATAACATTATAAAGCATTTTAAATCATTTACACTATTACAAAAAATATTTTTAATTATATTATCAACACTTTCAAGTTGTGGAATTGTTTCATTAATATATAATGAACCATTCCTTATTATAATACCAATTATTATATTTATTATGTATAAACATCCAAAAAATAAATTAAACAATAATTTATAACATTATGAATAAACGAAAAGTATCACATACCGTATTAGTAACTGAACGAAGATTGTCAGCGTTAAAACGTTTACAGTCACAATTGAAACGTAAAACAAAACCAGAAAAACATGGTACTAATATGATAAAATTATCTGATAGAGATATTAGACGAATTGAAGCAGAGATAACAACTTTGAAAAGTAGAATTTAATACTTTAAAAATAATTAAAAAAAACTAAGAAAAAATTAGGATATTTAAATATTTTTTCGTATCTTTGTAACACAAAACTATTAAAAAAATACGTTCATTAAAATATTGAAAAACATTAATGTATTATTAAAGTCATTTATTTAATAATGTTAATTATGTATCATTATAATGGTACATATCCGACATAAACATTGAAACCTCATGTAATTGTCAAATAATTATTTATACATTGGTACTTACATAAGAAATAATGAATATACTGCATTAATAAAGATACAAGGGTGGCTTAACATCCTACTTTAACTTCGGTTAAGACAAAAATATGGTATCGTGAGATATCGAAAGGGATAGAAATTCACATCTACCCGCCTATAACTAGGTTTGTTTAAACAAGCAACATTTCAACCGTAAACCTATACGGGGCATCATTAATTACCGATGGTGAATATGGAGTAAATTGAAAGTTTTCAATTTTTTAGGAAATTGAATTAAAGTAAGACCCTTAGGAAAGGATAAGAACAGAGCCGTTCGGTGAGTTCAAATAGGTTAGTACCTATCTTATAAGATACTACCTCAATAAAACCAAAACAGAATAAGTTGTAGATTTTGAGTTCAAGTACCGCCAGTATTAGAGCAATTAATCAGTATTATAGTTGAAAGGAACATTATTGTTTTCCGGTGTAGACTAGAAGTACCGTACAGTAGGATTGGTAATCTGAAACACAGTTGGTGTGTTGCATTTTGTACTTCAAAAGAGTATGAAACAACCGTTAGGGCACATCGAAGTGAAAAATTAACTTTAGGGAAGTTAGCTCAGTTGGTAGAGCACTTGTTTTTAAACACAAGGTGTCATAGGTTCAAACCCTATACATCCCATCATTAAATTGATAAAACGTAAAGACCCTAACAATAATAGAAAACAAATTACCTAATACTACACCCATTCGGGAATGTAGTTTATCTGAAACTCGCAAGGTGGATGATAATTGATTAGAGTTTGCATCTAATGGTTTAGCGACCACTAACAGCTCTAAAGGTTGGGAGAAAAACAAAAATCGAGTAGTTCTATTATGATAAGAGAAATGCCACTCTTTAAAAAAGGCGGTAATGTTGATAAACTCATAAGTTATGAGTGGATACGTTTTTAACAAAAAACTTAGCAGTTTGGCGGTACGAAAACAAAAGTATTAACAGAAAATGTGTAATCTCAGCATTTTATTTTATATGCTCCGGTGATGCAAATGGCTAGACATTTTAGTTTTAGAAACTAAATTTTATGGGTTCGAACCCCATCTGGAGTACAAAAATTTATTTAAAATATCTGTAAAGATAATCAAAATACAGAGGGGGTATTAGTTTTAGAAGAACATACTGTGACCGAACAATCATGATTATAATTTAATACAGAGTTTATCAAGCGTAAAAGGCTAGATTAGACGGAAATTAAGATTGGGAATCTGAATTAACAGAGGAAAATATTCTCCGCTGATAGCCCCCAATAGCCTCTAGTAAACTCTTAAATTGCTTTTATAGTTCAGCAGGTAGAACACGTTTTTGGTAAGAACGAGATCATGAGTTCAAATCTCATTAAAAGCTCAATAAAATATAAATAAGTAGTAAGTAAATGAGTTACTTCGATTGTCTAAATGAAAAAAACACTCATTACAAATTTCTCTTATTTTTAAAAAATCATACTTCAGTATGAAATTATAAAAAATAAATCTGGCATAAAAACAGGAAACCCAGTGAAAATATTCCTGATACTACTAACGTAGTTTACAACAATGTTTAATTTTTTAAAAAATAAATCGCGAGATAGACTGGAGATGGCCCCAGCTCAGTCTCATAAGCTGAACGACGCAGGTTCGAATCCTGCTCTCGCTACCAGAGTTGTTTTTACGCTATGGATGATTATGTATCCAGTATTGCTCATTCAAAACAATTGAAATCAGACATAATAAGGTTAAAGTTTGACTTCGTCTAAACTATGGAATTTTTAAGAAAATAGGTTTATCCAAGTAACAACAAAAAATAATCTATAACAAACAATGAAGAGTCTCGGTTCTCTTGCCACAATGACTCTTCATAACTATTCCGATAACTCAGTTGGTCAGAGTCCCAAGCTTATACCTTGGTGGTCGTAGGTTCAAGTCCTACTCGGAATACAAAAAATGTTTTTCTATTCAATATGAATTAAGAAACAAAAACGTTCTTTAAAATATCGGCAAGTGGTAATAAACAGAGGTACTTCGTAAAAATTAGCTCATAGTAGAGCATTTATATTCAAAATAAAAGGTAGCAGATTCGACCCTGCGTTTTTAAACAATGACACTCTTTTAAATATTCCCTTACCAATAATATAATAAGTGGTAAGTATTGAAATTAAATTAATATATTCTCATATCAATTTTTCCCTTATAATAAATAAACGATAATTAAAGCCAGTATCTAATAAAACCGAATACGTGAAAATTATGATGAATAATCATGATAATTCTAAAAAGCCGGATATTATCGTTTAAACTATAGGGGATTAAAATTTTAGTTAATTTTAGTCCCTTTTTTTTATGCAAATAAATTAGGATATATGAAATATATTTTGTATATTTACAGTATAAATTATTAAAACATAAACATTAAAATTTTAAATTATGAGAGATTTTGAAAAAATAACTGAAAGATTAGATTATTCACATAGAGGAGGTGGAATTGAAATTGCACTTGATACAATAGATAATGGAAAATATGAAGGTGGTTTGATGACCGCATATCAAAATTATTTAGGTGGTGGTATGCTAGGAAGAATTATGAATGACTGTACTATCCAAAATTGGAGAGACGATTCAAAACTAGTTGGTTTGGCTAATGAATTATCTGAATATTTTCATTCATTAACAAATCATAGTGATGATGAATTTGAAAGTACTACATTCTTAGAAAATCAAATAAGGCCATCTAGTTCATATTAAAAAATAGAAATTATGGAATACACTTATAAAACTACTGATGATTCACTAAAATACACATTTAAGTTTATTCAAAAATCAAGATTAGAAACGAAATTATACCTAAATTGGAAACGTTTGTAAACGGATAATAATATATTTTTAATTTTATAAATAATGAAAAAAATTAAATTGATTTTATGGAATCTTCCTTTTGTGGGAATATTGTATATTTTTATCTGTTTAACTAATATTAAATTTTGGATTAATGAAGATTCGGTATATTTAGTTTCAGGTTTAATTATTCAATTGATATCAATAGCATCTATACCTTGTTTATTGCATACGTTTTAGATATTATAATCATAAAATAAAAAAAAATATTATTATGGATTTTAAAAATTATTGTATTAAACAGCATGATATTGTCTGCAACCAAAAATATGATACAGCTTTACCATATTCATTTCATCTAAAAATGGTAACTGCTCAATCAATAAAATGGAAACATCTGTTATCTAGTAAAGTAGAAGTACAGATTACTGAAATGGGAGCTTGGGGGCATGATTTAATTGAAGATGCTCGTGTAACTTATAATGATATACGAAATATTGCTGGTGTTCCCGTTGCGGATTTAATCTATGCGTGTACGGATGAAAAGGGAAAAAATAGAAAAGAACGTCATAATGATAATTATTTTTTAAATTTATCACAAAATAAATTAGCAATATATGTGAAATTATGTGATGTAATATCAAATGTATTGTATTCATTAATGACAAATTCATCAATGTATAAAAAATATAAAAGTGAATTTCCAAATTTAAAAAATAAAATATATGTCAAAGAATATGAAGTAATGTTCGATTACATCGAAAAATTATTAACATTATGAGACAAATTATAACAGTAAACGATATAAGGAGTTTAATTGGAAAATTTGTAACCCAATTAAATTCAGAAAATGAAAATGTAGATATTATCCACGAAGGTAATGATGCATTTTGGTTAGAGAAGCGAATCGCATATTGGTGTTATAGATGCAGTAGGTAAATTAAAATTACAAAAACAGTTTAATTCAACTTCAACCCCTATTGTAATTCTTAATGGATTATATTATTGTCATGGAACATATACACCCGAAGAATTCGTTTCATTATTTAACAATGGATATGAAAGTAATGGTAAACGATTTTATCGATTATTAACGGCTAAGGAATTAGACTGGTTAAACAAATTACAAAAACAAAGAAATTACTAATTTAAAACAATAAAAATTATGTCAAAATTTAACAAAAGAAAACCAAAAGTAGTACCAACTACTATAAATGAAATGGGTGAAAAAGCTTATAAACTAACTGCAAAAGAAGATTTGTTAGCAACTTGTTTAACTACCTTTTTACAACGTTCATATTACGAAAGTGAAAATGAAATTGTAAATAGAATTAAAGAAGCAATAAAAAAGGTTGATGAAAAATTTGTTGCTAAATTTGCATTGTATTTAAGACATGATTCACACATGCGTTCTGTTACTCACTTGTTATCAGGAGAATTAGCACCAAGATTATCCGGAAAATCATATGCTTCAAGATTTTATAAAAAAATCGCACAAAGACCAGATGATATGAGTGAAATCTTAGCTTATTATTTCTCAAAAGGAAGTACAAAAATTGCTAATTCAATTAAACGAGGATTCAAATTAAAATTGGAATCATTAGATCCATATTTAATTGATAAATACAAAATGGAGAAGAAAGAAATTTCTTTAGTTGATTTAGTTAACTTAATGCACCCAAAAGGTACACAAGTTAATGCGGAAGCATACAAAAGATTAATGAATGGCGAATCTTTAGACGGATTATATTCATCTAAAATCTTTGAAAAAGAAATGACTAAAGCTGGTAAAACAGCTAAAGAAACCGGAAAAGATGTTAAGGAAACCAAAAAAGAAGCAATTACAAATGTGATTGAAAATGTACAAGGTATGCCTATGATGAATTTAGTTAGAAATCTAAGAAACATTTTAACATTAGCTCCAAATAAAGTTGATGAAGCAGTATCTCAATTAACTAACAAAAGAAAGGTATTAAAATCAAAATTATTACCATTCAGATTTGCATCGGCATATACTGAAATTGAAAAGGTTGGGGTTTCTAAATATAACAAAAGTAAAATTGTGTTTGAAGGCGATACAATACCAAACATGGATGAACTTAAAACTAAAATATTGAAAGGACTAGAAACAGCTTTAGAATATTCAGTTGAAAATATTCCAATGTTAGAAGGTAATACTGCAGTATTAATTGACCACTCCGGTTCAGTACGTGGTGATGGTGGCGGTTCAAGTAAGGTATCAGCATTTTCAAAAACTACAACTGCAATGATTGGAAACCTATTTGGTTCAATGTTAGCATATTCTCAAAAAAATGTATATGTTGGATTATTTGGCGATAGATTAATATTAGTACCAATGGATAGAACAAAAGGATTATTAGAACATAATAGAGATTCATTTAAAATGGGTAGAAATTGTGGTGGAGCAACTGAAAATGGGTTGTATTACTTCTTGCGTGACGTTATTAAAAATAAAACTAAAGTTGATAATTTAGTTATATTTTCTGATATGGTTATTGGACATGGTGGTGAAGGTAGATGGGATTATTCATCAAGAGCAGGATTAGGAACATTTCAATCATTGTTTAAAAAATTTAAATTAATAAACCCTAAATGTAATACTGTTTCAGTAAACATACGAGCAACCGGTGGAAAATCAGTCTTTAATAGAGCATTAAACGTTACTCAAATTGCTGGATGGTCTGAAAGAATATTTGATATAATTGAAATTAACTCTAAAGGTTATACTAAATTAATTAAGGAAATAGAAACCATCGAAATATAATTAAATAAAAGTGAGAATTCTCACTTTTATTTTGTACCTTTATTTAATAAATAAATAATTAAACCAAAAAATTATGTATATACAAGATAAAAATATAGTAGATACACGAGAAAGATTAAATCAAAAAATGTCTAAATTGACCGGTATAAGCCGAACAAAGAGAAGTTTATGGTTTGATAAAAGACGTTACAATAATATATAATGAGTTATAATTATATTGATATTGATGAATTAGAGCGTGATGCTAATTATAAAGGTAGTAGAACTCCACAAGAAATTGCTGAAGATAAATTTTACAATATTTATAAAGGAGCTTGGAAATCTTATTTGGCATCAATCGAATGGGATACGTGGTGTAAACCACATAGTCCAAAAGAACTCGCCGAAATAAAAAAGGAAATAGAACGGAAAACACATCCATTTAAAAAATTTATGTAATGACATACGATTTCGAATATAATAATATTATTGATTATTGGGCTGATAAATATGGGATAAAAATAACCGATAAATTAAAAACTTACATTATTGATTTTTATAAAGAAGTTTCATCGATACGTAATATACCAATAGATTTTGATGTAGTATGTAAAAATATAGTATTAGATATACACTATAATAAAAAATATCCAGGTTTAGAGTTACGTAGACACGTGTATTCTATAGCCGGAATGAATTAAATAAACATCTTTTTTAAATTATGAAAATTTTTATAAATCGTTATAGACCGATCCAATATATAAATAAAACTCCATACTTAATACATGCAATAGCTCCAATTGAACAAATTACTAATCTCGATGCTATGAAAAAATACTTGGGGTGTGAATCAGCATTTAAAACTGGTAAAACTGGAGTATATTATTTTTGTAATGAAATAAAAGAACCTGAATACGAGGATATTTAAATTATTCCTAACAGCAATAATTGTTTTTCTTTCATATTTATATATATGAAATATAAAGGATTAAACGAATTACGAGATAAATATCCAGAAAATATTGCTGTCGAAAATTCTTATACAGCAGATAATGATTCAATTAAATTTACTGGAAAATATCCCAAAAATTTTATAAAATTTATTAATGTACCATTAGATGATTTAAAATTAGGTACACTAAAAACCAATCCAACAATTTCGTTTAGATTTATCATTAGATTTTATATTGATGAACAAAAAACTAAATTTGAAGATTGGATTTCTAGTGCTCTTTTGCGAGACTTATATAAAGCTGTTCAACAAAATCAACCGTTTTTTAATAGAAATAATGTAACTATAGCTGAAATTGACTTTTTTAAATTATCAAGATATTGGAATTTACCTAAATTTAAAATACCCGAAGAATATGCAGAAGTTAGTGTGGTAAACACGATAAATGATAAAGAATCTGTTATAAAACATATTAATTGGATAGTAAGTTCAGATGATAAACTTAGACCAGTTTCTACCTTTGGTGGATGGTTGGTGGAAACCACTAGTAAACTTGGATTTGATCATTCAGAAGAATTGAAAAATCTTGATTTGAATAAAGTAAGTTCAGATTTAGTACTCGGAAATCCTAAAACTGCAACACCAGAACCTACTGCAATTACTTCAGTAAAAAATTCAAATGATGCATCAGTTAGTATCAGTAGCAATATAATAAAGTTTAAATCAATATTAAGAACATATTTTCCATTTGATAGCGGTGGTACTTATGTTGATGAAGTTAGACAAGTTGATACTACTGGCAACTTATATAAGTGGACTGGAAAAAAATGGGTACTACTTGAACAAGCAAATTAAGACAAATATCACAATTAATTTAATTACTATTTATAATTTTTAATATTTATAATCGTATGATAAATAGAAATATATATTCAAGAGTAGGTTGGCGAAAATATTTAGATCCAACCAATAAACCACGTGTTAGTAATTTTATAAAATCATGTGGTAATAATGTATTTACTCAAATAGTTAAAGCTATTGATACCGCAATAGATGAAAATTTATCTGAAATAATATTATTAGTGCATCCCAATGTATCATCGGTTGTAATTATAGAAAAAAATAATTATGATGAAGTATTAATCCATTGTTTAAATTATTTTAAAAGTATTGAAAACTATGAACAATGCGCAAACATAATAAAAATAAAAAATAAACAGCATAGTAGTGAAACTAGCACAATCTACAATACTTCATTACAAAAATAGTACACACTAATCTAATTTTAATCATTTTAATTAAACTAATATGAAGGAAAATATTAAAAAACAACCTCCTAAAAGCAAAGTAAAATTTACTATCACATTATCAGAAGAACAAAAATTAGCAAAGGCTAAAATATTAACACATCCATATACTTTTATAACTGGTAAAGCAGGTAGTGGTAAATGTATTACATATGAATCTGAAATTGATATTAAAATAGATGATAAATTTTATGAATTTTTGGTTCAAAACAACTACCTTAATAAAGTCAAAAACACAGCAAAAATCGGATAAATAAAAACTAAAATATAATTAGCTAATCCGAAATTGAAAAATTTATTAAATTCAAATTTATACAAAAAATATGAAAAAAGTAACTATTGAAATTGGTAATTTATTTGATGCGATTAAAAAATATGAAAATATTAAATTTGAAGAAAATAAAGAATACTTTCAAAAAACTAATATTCAAATACAAGACGAAAAAAATAAATGGACAAACATAAACGGAATTATTTTTAAACATGATGATATATGTAAAATAACTACTAGCAATGAAGTTTTTAGAACTGCATTAAATCATAAAATTTGTTATGATACAATACATTGTAAATCAGTAAATGATTTAAAAATAAATGATTCTTTAATTAAGTCAAATGGAATAAAATCAACAATTACTAATTTAGAAATTCAACCTAACGAAAAAGTATTTGATTTTGAAATTAATAACAAAACTCATTTATACCAAACTACTAATAAAATAATTCACCATAATACACTTTTAGCAGTTCAAGTTGCACTAGATCAGTTCTTCCAACGAAATGTAAATAAAATAATTATAACTAGACCTACGGTATCAAACGAAGATAACGGATATTTACCAGGATCACTAAATGAAAAAATGGAGCCATGGTTAGTTCCTATTCGTTCAAACATGAGAAAGGTTTATAATAAACCAGCAATTTTGGCAAAAATGGAAAGCGATGAAAATATAGAGTTAGTTTCACTATCGCATTTTAGAGGTAGAACTTTTGATAACGCGATTGTAATCGTAGATGAATTTCAAAATTTAACTAAACAACAGTTAGGAATGGCTATTAGTAGATTGGGTAAAAACTCAACTATGATACTAACTGGCGATTATTATCAAATTGATTTAAAATATAACAATGATTCAGCAATTCATGAAATAGCTAAATTGAAAGAATCTAAATATGTATTTACAGTTAGTTTAAAGGATAATCATAGACACGAAGCACTAAGTGAGCTTTTAAAAATACTTTATGAATACCAATAATTAATTTAAAAAAAAATAAAAAAAGTGGGATATAATTAGGATTTCTCACTTTTTTTTCGTATATTTGATTAACTATAATAAAGAAATATAACTTAAATTAAATTATTATGGATTATACAAAAATAGATAATATAGAAATTGACGGAATAAATACAAATGGTTATCAGAACTTTTGTGATACATTTATAGTAAGTAACATTTTAAAAAAATAAATTATATAATTACAATATGGAAACAGTATTAAAAACAGTAGCATCTCAGTTATTATGTGTGTTAGAACTAAATCAAATAGTAGGAGAAAAAGAAAGATTTATCAAAGCTGAAGATTATATTAATGCAAGTAAGTTACGTTCAAAAGAACTAAAACTTAGAGCAAAGTTGCTAACTAGTGATTCACTTTTTGAATTAAGGAAGAAACTAAATAAATTAAAATAATAACATAATTAATAAAGTAATGGAAAATTTTAAGCAAATATTTAAACATAAAAAAACAAGACATTCTGGAGCAACCTTTGTTACATTAAATGGTAGTTAATTAAAAATATCTCATCATGGATTACCTACCGATGCAATGCAAACAGTTAATAATAATCTTAGTAAATTAACTATATCGCCAGTTTTTATTTTAAAAGATGATTATTTAAAATTTGATGAAACTGGAATTCCGGCGAATGAATATAATATTACGATTGATTTAGGTTATAGTATGGTAAGTGATCATAATACTTGGTATTATTATGCTAAAAAAACAGGAATAACACATTGGCATAACGATTAATACAATACAAATGAATATAGTTACAAAAGATAAAGAGAAATTTTTACAGTCTGAATTTGAATGGTTTGATTTTAAAACTATGAAAGAATTTAAAGAAACAATGCAAGATGATATTGTACCTTGTAAAAAATGTGGTACATTATATTGGAATAATTGTTTGAAAAGATGTAAATGTAAATAATTAAATTATTTCAAAAAAATGAGATTTTAATAGGATATCTCAATTTTTTTTGTATATTTGATTAAATTTTAAAACATAAAAGAAAATGACAATATCAGAGTTAAAACCTAATTCACTAGAAAAAACATTATTAGACCCTTTTGGTAAATTACCAAAACATCTAATGACTAAAGAGCAAACAGATATAATGATTTCTTTAACACTTATACCACCTAAAAATATAGATGGAGTGTATGAAGAAGTAAAGAAAAAAAGTTGGGTTCTATCAGCTATTGAAAGTAGAATAAAAAATACGTTTACTATTATTATTGAAAAAAAAGTACAACTATTTATTCTTATGTTTTTAAATGGAAACGTAGGTAAATGTATGGTTTATATTCTTTACCTGCAATATTGGGCAAAATCACATAATAAGCGAAACATTTCTTGGGAAGATTTTACTATGAAAGCATTTCCGACTGGATTCCCAGATGAAAAAATGTTTGAAGAGTTATGGGATAAACAAAAAGTTGAAGGTAGTAATATGATTGATTTATTCAAGGCCCATAAATCAATACATTTTGATGTGTAAACATTAATTAAATATGTAACATTAAAAATAAAATATAAATTATGAAAGCATATAATGTTAACTACGGAACTAAAGTAAAAATAGTTGATGAAAGCATAAAAACTCCGCCTGGTTCAGTCGGTTTAAAAAACGGCGATATAATTACAATATTTAGAGTTGATGGAATGCATTGCAATGGTAAAGATGAAAATGGAAATAAAATTTATATAGCTGCTTGGACTAACGTAGAAACAATTTAAAAATGAGAAAAATTTGGAAATCTGTTTAAACACCTAACGGGTATAATTAAGTATGTATTACTACTAATCATACCTCATCAGGTATAATTTAATACTAATTTATTTGGTAAATTCAAAAATAAGTATTAGCTTATATAAACGTAAACAAAATATTATGACACAAGAAATAAAAAACAAAATTATTACAAGAGCAATGCATTTTATTGAAACAAATGCAAAAAATGATAGTTATAGAATTGGACAAGCTATAATTGAAGAATTAAAGTTAGTTAAAAAATTAACTATAACCGTTGCTGGTAGTAACGAAGTGAAGTTGCCTACGAAACAATGTGTAAGAGAAAATGATATAGAGAAGATATTGATGGAAAACACTTTTGGGAAGTTACTCCATCTTAGCCTGATACAAGGAATTGTAAAAGAAATAAATAAAGCCTTAAAATATTTCATAAAAATAAAAAAGTGATGATAAAAAAACTATGGCATATTGGGGATTCCCATACTTACCACGAATTATTAATAGTACCTGAAAATATAGATATTGTAATTTTTTCTGGAGATTGTAGTAATCCTAAAAATTTAGAAATGAGCTATCAAGAAATAATGAATTTTATCTATTGGTTTTCTAAATTAAATATAAAATATAAAATATTTGTAGCTGGAAATCACGATACAGCAATTTATAAAAACGTTATAACTAAAAAAGATTTTAAAGATAATGGAATTATTTATTTAGAAAATGAGACTATTGAAGTTTTAGGATTAAAAATATTTGGTTCTCCTTTTGTGCCTACTTTTGGTGATTGGTCTTTTATGAAAAATAGAAGTAAAATAGCTAAAATATGGGAACATATAGATTTAGATACAGATATAGTTATAACACATACGCCGCCAAAAGGGATATTAGATATAAGTATAGACAGGTATCATAATATTGAAATGTGTGGGTGTAGTGCATTAAGAAAAAGAATAAATAAAGTAAATCCAAAATTACATTGTTTTGGCCATATTCATAATTGTAAAGGAGTTACAAATTCTGGATTACTAAAATTATCAAATTCAGATACTATATTTAGTAATGGAAGTATTGTTACAGATAATGAATTTGGAAAATTAAGCAGTAATGGTAATATTATAGAAATTTAAAGAAGCGCAAAGACTTTTATTTTTGATTATGGAAACGAATTATAGAACATTAAAGAATTTAAGCATTATTGTTTTGCGCGTATTAATTTAAAACAGATATTATGAGTAAAGAACAAGAAAATTTAAGACAAAAATTTAAAGATGAAACTTCTAATGCATTATGGGCAGAAGATGCTAATAAAGACGTTTGATATATCTATGGTTAGTCAACAGCGTGAACTGTTAATTCCATTTATGTATTGGTTCAACAAAGATAACGAGGGTAGTGGCACTGATTGGATAGATATAGAGGAAATTGATACATTCTTAGAAGAAAATAATTGTGTCTAACGAAATATATAAGGTTTGTGTGACCTAAATAACACTTACTAATTAATGCTAACGGCTTGTATATGATTTTGTAGACATTAACATATAGAAATTTTGAATTAAGAGCCTACTTTAATAAATAGAAATAAATATTGAATAATAACCTTATTGCCTATAAATTATATATGTTGTTGGGTGTAGTTTGAAAGATTAAACTTTCATTTGTAAATTTCAGCTAGCATATTACGTCCCAACTGTAAACGTATATGATTAGCGAGTTAATAAAAAAATAGTGGTGGATTAATTATTTTTAAATAAAAATAAAACTTTTTACTATTTATGTTGTATATATGATACATATGTTATATATTTGATATGTAATTAAAAGCAAAACGATAATGTTACACAAAAGCACAATTAAAAAGGAATTTTTTTATACGTCGTTACCCATAGTATGACTAATTAACGAACTAAACTAAATTTGAAATAATGGAATATAAAAAAACACATACAAATACAAAAGCATTAGTGAAACACGCAGAAAAAATAACTGAACGTGGTGGAACTTGGAAAATTAAGGGAATGAGATTAATATATCACTTTAATAGTGATGAAGATTTAAGTGAAAGATTCTTTTCAATTACAAAGTCTATTAAATGGAAATTGGGAGACAAACAATTTGTAAGGGGAGAAAATCATAAAAAAGCAATGGATAAAATAAATATAAAAACTAAACGTATAACAAATAAAAGGTTTAGAGATATTGAAAAAACAGGTTCTTTTTATTATGTTGAAGAAAAAGGTAATGGGAACAAAACTTTTATTTTTGAAATTATGTAGTATTATTGTCAACGTATTTGGTTAATCATAGTACGGTTAGATAATAATAATTTTTAAATATAAATAAAATGACAAAAGAAGAATTTGCAGAAAAGTATGGTTATAATTCTATACTTGAAATGCGTGGAGCACAAGTAGATGTTAGAGAGCAACTATTAATTGATTTAGATAGCGTAATTAAAGCATTAGGTTTAAACGATGATGGTAGTAACGAAGTGACGTTTAGGTGTAAAGAAATGCCTAACTTTGAAGAATGGATAAAAACAATGTTTGTCAAAAATGATGATTTATACAAAATGTTTAAAAGTAATAATTGGATTAAGATAGAAGATGCTATTGAAATATATAACATAATGTTTAACATCAATCATTAAATGACCGTCAACAGATGCGGACATGACAATGTAATTTTACGAATAAAATAAAACTAAAAATATTATGACGCAAGAAGAATTAAAGAAAAAAAATGATGCATCTTTTTTTTGTATTAATTTCTCTTTCAGCTACATTATTTGGATATATGATACTAAGTACACTATTTCCTGTATTTAAGGAAAATACATATAATTTATATTTATTATCTTTTTTATTTTTAATTACAGGAATTATAATTTTTTCTATTATAATATGTATATTAGCTATATTAACAGTTATATTTTATTATATATTTTTAGGAATAAAATATTTATATGATAAAATACTAAAACCAACTATTACCCCTATATTTATAAATAATGCAGGAGAAGATAAAACACAATTAAGTATATTATATAGAAGTGCTAAAGAAAAATGGTGCAAAAAAATAATTTGAAGTAATGAGAAAATATAAACTTATTAAAACATACCCAAGAAGTCCTAAATTAGGATATATTTTAGAAGAAACAGAAGATGGATTTGATTTACCTGACAATGATAAAGAAGATTGTATGTCTTTCACTGAAATGAATTATCTACCAGAAGATTATCCTGATTTTTGGAAGAAAATAATTGAAAAAGATTCTAAAAATTAAACTCTTTGATTGAAGATAAACAATAATAAGTAAGTGGGATATAAGCATGGTAACTGAAGCTGTTACTCTCCAATTATTATAAACTGTATCAGCAGTTGTGTTTATTGTAAAATATATTATAGAACGTAAACCTAGTACTCTAGTTGTTAAAAAAATATCCTATAACTGAAATTTGGGCAAAGAGTTTTTTAATTAAATAAATATATAAAAGATGATTAAAGAAATAATAAATAATTTTTTAAATTGCACATAACTGATAGTATAATAATAATGTCATTTATAAAATACTAATTTTTATATTTATAATGATTTTAAATAAGACTACAAATGTTTAATATACAACTATTTAAGGCATTATTTTTATACTGCACGGTAAAATAATTAAAAAAAACTTCAATATTTATTTGGTAGTTAGTAAATTTATGTTTACATTTGAGTATTAATTAATTAAAACATATAAATTATGACAACTCATATTAAAAACAGAATCGAAAAAATACTTTTCAATGGCGGAATTGTAAGTTTGCAGTTAAAAAAACTTGTAGATGTATTGGAAGATATAAGGGGAACTAAAAGTATTAATATGGAATTTGCAGAAGCCTTTGCTGATATTGAAAAGAGAAAAGGAACTATAATGAAATCTACTAAAGACCAAGTCTTTGAATACATTAATAATACAAAAAAGTACAATTTTGAAAACAGATACAATGGGATGGCACAATAGATGCAAAAAAATGAAAAGCAATAATATGTTTTGCAACGTAAGAGGTTATGATTAGTACTGTGAATTAATAATTAAACTTAATAAAAATGGAAGAAATATTAATAAGATTTTTGTTAGAACTAAATGATAAAGGGTTGATAAATAATCACGATTTTGACTACGAAAAAGTTTCACAGGACTTTGCAAATAAAGACGAAAACAAGGTATTAATTATAGCCAGTGTTGGCAATAGTATGCCTACGGCTTTTGAAAAGAATAACTTACCATTAGAAACAAAATATTCTTATTGCAAAGGAATTGAAATATACCAAAAAATACAAATGTATGAAATGGGTATAATTGATAAAACAGACTTTATAAATGCAGTAAATGCGATTGAAGATAGTTACAAGTAGGCTATTGTTGCCAACTTAACAAAATAAGATTAGTGCGAATTATTAACTTAAATATATAATTATGAAATACGAATGTAAAGAAAACGATTGCCTTATTGAAATGGGAAGAGATAAAGGTGAAATACTAATATCTGTACAAGGGGGGACTGCAAAGACAGTAATTGGATTAAAAGACTTAACCCAAGCATTAATTTTATTTGGAGTTGGTAGTAGCGAAGCGAATTGGTGTATGAGATGTAATAAGCCAATACGAATATATAATAATACCTTACAACCTTTATGTGAATGTGAACATAGCGAAGTGGCGATTTGCGAGTGTGGAGGTAATGAACGTGTAGCATTAGACTGTACGATGAAACCGTGTAAACACCCAAAGTACAATATTAAATAGCATAATTACTTACAACGGAAATAATAAACCATGGTTTTAATGTGGTTCACTTAGTGTTATCTATTGTTTTTGTGGGCGATGGCAAAAATATCTTTGTACTCTATTTGGTACTTTCAATTAGTTTACGTACCTTTGCTAGTACAAACATTAAAACTTAAAATTATGGAAAATGTAAAAACAAAGTATGAAAGCAGAAACACAGTTGTAAAAGCGAAAGGTATATACGGAGCAGTTCATTGTTCTGTTTGCTATTGTAATGACGAACCAAACACAATATGTTTTACGCAGCATCGTACAAGTATAAGAACTGTGCGTGTTTAGAACTACAAATTTTAATTTAAGCACTAATTAAAAAAAATAAAAAAGAGAAAGGGAAAACTTAGAGTACCTATAAAATTAAATATAAATAAAATGGAAAGTAAATCAATGACAGAAGTACAAGAAAGACAAACACTTATACAAGCGTTTGAAAGGTTAGACCACAAGTGCGTGCAATTAAAGGAACTTGCTGGATTAACTGAAAAACTGAATGGAAAATTAAACAGAACCGAAGGACACCCTAAATCCGAAGAAGATAAATTGCAAAAACAAAAAGAAGATAATAGGAATATTGTTGAACTGTTTAATTTGATTGCTGATAAAATGGAAGTTCAAATTAATGTGATTGGTAATAATACCGAACGTTCAATGAAAATGATAGACTAAGAGCGTTGGCTTTTTATTTTTGATAAGAAGCACTAAACTTGAAGTTAAACGAAAAGGTAGCATAATTAGGTATATACCTAAATATAATAAGATGAGTTATAATGGAGTTAAACATTTTAGAAAAATAAAAGAGATATTTAATATTAAATTTGTAATTGATAATGATTAAATATAATAAAATAAGTAAAAGAGTATTTCCTAAAAAATTTAAAAAGGTTTCCGATTACATTTTCAGACATAGAGGAATCCGAGTACTACTAGGCACTGATACTATATTTACAGGTTTTTTTCAACGAGAAATAATTATTCATTATAATTATGATTTAGAACATAACGGATTAATTGTTTTACTATTCGAAATTGGAAAATCATTACAGTCGACTACAAATACTGGAATTAACTCATATAAATTATTAGATATTAATAGTAATTATGAAAAATATCAATTAGGTCATTTCTTAAAAGAACTTAATGCATGGGAAATTGGTTGGCAACTATCTAAAAAACTTAAACTAAAAATTAATAAAAAAGAATGGGATGCAATCAAAAAAAATCATTTATCACATTTTTTTAAAAAAAACAACAATTAATTAGGAAATCTTAATTATTTTTTGTATCTTAGCATATTAAGTAAGAGATATAACATATGACGAAAAAAATATTATATATTGATATGGATGGCGTAATTGTAGATACTAAATCTGCAATGGATGCATGGTTTAGTGAACATTTAAACATTGCTAATAAATACAAAGAAAATCCAGACCATATTCCAGGAATTTTTCGATTTCCACCACCAATTAAAGGTGCTATTGAATCAATAAAAAAATTAAGTGAAAGTAATAAATATGATATATTCATATTAACATCAGCACCATGGGGTAACCCAGAATCAAATACTGATAAACGATATTGGATAGAAGCATATTTTAAAAAGTTATTTCACAAAAAACTAATAATTACACATAGAAAAGATTTATTAATGGGTGATTATTTGATTGATGATAGATTAGCTAATGGAGCTGATGAGTTTACTGGTAAATTATTATCGTTTGGGTGGGATTATGAAAATAATAAATGGAATGAATACCCAACATGGAATTCAATATTAAAAGTATTATTATAATGAAAACACACGAATTTATTTTATCAAATACTGGCGATTTAGCGATGAATTCTTCATTTCGTCCATTAATTTTTAATAAAACCAAGTTAGCAATATTACGATTAACAAAAAAAGGAATGACAGAATTAGCTGACTAACCTGATAAGAAAATATATGTTCGTTCAAGAAACGTTAGATTGTACGCTGAACTCAAATCTTAAATAAAAAATAATAAATATGCAACCGCCAATTGAAATTAATGAAACTCCGATAACTGATGTCATGTTTGAAACACAAGGTTGGGAAAAAATAGAAGATACTATATCAGATACAACTTTTTACTATTGGATATTACCATTACCGAAAGATAATCCAGATGATGAAGCACCACAGTTGATATCATCAGCAAATGATGAATGGGAGGAACTAGGATTATCAAAAGGTGAATATGTAGTAGAACTAGATGGTATGAATGGATTAGGGCACACCGAATCCGAAGAAGAAACAGAAGTATTATACCGAGCATTAACAAAAAGAAATATATATGAAAAATTTTAATCTAATTAAAAAATATTATTAATTTTAAAAACAAAAATGAAAACTTATACACCAGAAGAATTACAAGCAAACTACAACAACTTTATAGGAATGCTATCTAAGATATTCACAGGAGAACGATTAGAAAAACTATTACATATGTATTCAGAAAATGAATTAGGTACTGAACTTGCAGTTGCTCCCGCATCCGGATTTGAACACTTCCATTCATCATATATTGGAGGATATATTGATCATGTTATGAATGTGGTAAAAAACGCATATAAAATTAAAAAAGTATTTGAAGAAACTATAAAGGTAGATTTTACTGACGATGAATTATTTTTCGCAGCATTTCACCACGATTTAGGAAAACTCGGTGATGGAAAACAACCATATTACATAGCAAATCAATCAGAATGGCATAGAAAAAATCAAGGTAAACTGTTTAATGTAAACGGTAAACTACAATTTATGGATGTGCCAGACCGCGCATTTTGGCTATTAAATCAGTATGGAATTAAATATACTGAAAGGGAGATGATTGGTATAAAATGTACCGATGGATTATATGACGAAGCAACTAAAAAATACTTCATTTCATTTAATAAAGATATGACATTAAAAACTGAGCTTCCATATATTTTACATTGGGCAGATAATATGTCATGTAGACAAGAACGCAGAGAATGGCTTAATACTCCATTTTAACTTAAATTTACTAATAAACTGACATATTGTCATATTTACTGACATTAATGTCAGTAAATGTTTATTGGTACACTTATTGAATTATAAATAATAATTAAAAACGAAAAACAAATGTTTAATGTATTCCCAACAACAAAAATAGCAGATTTTGAACCATTATTTACGCAATACTCAAAATCAACTGAAACAACCTCATCAAAACTCGATACATATGATGTAACTAATAAAAAAGATGGAACTATCATTTTATCTATTAATGCTTTAGGATTATCACTTGATGATATTAAAATCACAAATGAAAAGACTAAATTAAAAATAGTAACACTTGATACAAAGAAAAAATCAAATCCGTTATCACAAAGCTTCGGGTATTCATTTACTCTTGGTAGAGTCCTTGATGCAGATAGTATCACAGCAAGTCTTAAACATGGAATCCTAGAAATCAAAATTAAAAAATTAAAAGAAAAAACGATTCCAATTAAAAATATTGAAATTACAGAATAATATATTTTTAAGATTATAATATTATAAAAGAGGATTTTTGAAAAAAATATCCTCTTTTTTTGTTTCTTATATTTATATATATAAAATATTTTATAATGAAAGACGCATACAAATTAAAAATTGATGAATTATTAACGCAAGTTGAAGGTAGAATTAAACTAGTTAATTATATGATTGACGGAACTAAACAAGCAAGCCCAGTCGAAGCCAAACAGTATTTACGAGATGCTATTAATGGTTTAAATAAAATTGGAGAGCTCGTAAGTATTTCATAATGAAATTCAGAACTATATTATTAGGGTTAGCTGCATTGTTTGTCGCATTTAATTCGGCATTTTTTTCGGTAAACGGATTATCAAAATTATTTGCTGGCGCTACCATATCAGTCTTAATAATGGCTAGTTCGCTTGAAATAGCTAAATTAATTGGTGCAAGTTTTCTATATAATTATTGGAATCAAATAAATAAAATTTTACGCATATATTTAACTATTGCTATTTTTGTATTGATGATAATTACATCAGCTGGTATATACGGATATTTAACATCTGCATATCAAACAACCGCAGATAAATTAGATGTATCAAAAGCGAAAATTGAACTGGTAGAACGAAAAAAATTAAGATACAAAACTCAATTAACAGAATACATATCTGAAAAAAAGCAATTAGCTGCAACTATTAATAATTATGCAAAAGGTCTTTCTAATAATGTAATTCAGTATAAAGATAAAGAAACTGGCAAAATTATTACAACAACTTCTGTAAATACACGTAGAGTATTGACCGCTGAATTAACAGATACAAAACGTCAACGAAACAATATAAATAATAAAATTGAAGTTATGAATGATTCATTAACTTCATTAGATAATAAAATATTACACATAAAAAGTGCCGAAACTATTTCAGCAGAAGTTGGGCCTTTACGTTTTTTGGCGAAGGCATTAGGATGGAAAATGAATACAATTGTAAATTGGTTAACACTTATCATTATATTTGTATTTGATCCACTTGCTGTAGTTCTTATTGTTGCATTTAACACCGCTTTAAAGGTAGATGAAAATACCCAACATAAAAAAAAAATAAGTAAACCTAAGCCGTTATATGGTGGTTCTGAACTAGTTACTAATATAAACGATATTGAAGTAACTGAGCCTGAAACAATTATAGCTGATACTGTTTCAGACAAGTCAAAAACAACTGATGACTCTATTGTAAAACTTGATAAATTGCAATATGAAAAAGGTGGTTGGCGAAATTCTTATAATGGTGCATCATATTATCATCATCCATGGTTTGATTGGAATAAAATTGAACGTTGGGTTAACGATCCAAAGGCAGTTAAGTTTTGGATGAATACTCAAGGCGGAACACAAGCAATATTAGATGGATATCGTACTAAATATCCGACCAATTTTACAAGTAAAACATATTAATCATATTATCTAAATTTTTAAAATGGGAGGAACATATCCAAAAACAGAATTAGTAGTGGTATTTAAAAATACTACACGAAAAAATTCAAAAATTAGAATGAAAGTTTTTAAAAATAAAAATATCGATAATTTAATAGATTCAATGATTAATCCTCGTATAAAAATGGTTGGAATTCCTAAAACTGCAGTTTATTTGCGAATAGGAGTTGGTACTATCTTTAAAAAAATGTGGAAAGACAAATATAATTTATAATGATAACATTACGGCCTAATCAAATACCAGTTGTACAAATGGGAATCGAATTTTTTAATACTCCTAAATTTGCCCCTTCAATTATTGTTGCTCCTACTGCATTTGGTAAATCTATTGCTATCGCCTTTATTGCAAAAGGTATTAATGATAAAGTATTAGTTATCCAACCTTCAAAAGAATTGCTCGAACAAAATTATGAAAAGTTTACAACCTTAGGTGGTACAGCATGTATTTATTCTGCATCGATGCGAGAAAAAGAAATTGGTGCTGTTACTTATGGTACATTAGGCTCATTAATATCAGTAGCGCAAGACATTAAAAAATTAGGAGTTACTAAAGTTATTATTGACGAATGTGATCGTTACCCGAGAAATTCAGATGGATTATTAAGACGATTTATAGAAGGTGTGGGTGTAACTCATATATTAGGATTTACGGCAACCCCATTAAAATTACAAACAAATATGGGCAAAGATGGTATACCATATTCTAAATTAGTTATGTTAACAAATTGGAGTAAAAACGGCCAATTTTTTAAACATATATTATATGTTGCGCAAATCCAAGATATTGTACGATTAAAGTATTGGAGTAAATTACAATACCAATCATATGAATTTGATACTGGAAAATTAGTGTATAATTCAGCCCGTTCAGATTATACATCTAAATCTATTGAAAACGTATATGAAAATCAAAATATACATCAAAAAATAGTAAAAAAGGTAGCAGAATTATATGATAGAAAATCTATTTTAATTGCAGTACCAACCATTAAACAGGCTACTGAACTTGCTGGTGAAATTCCGCATGCGGCAGTTGTGCATGGTGGTACACCAAAAAAAGATAGAAATCGTATCATAGAAGAATTTAAATCACACCGCTTACGAGTTGTAGTACAAGTAAATGTGTTAACTGTTGGGTTTGATTATCCGCAACTAGATTGTATTATTACGGGAAGACCAACAAACTCGATTTCATGGTGGTATCAGTTTGTTGGCAGAGCAACACGTATATATCCAACTAAAGTAAATGCATTAATTGTAGATTTTGTAGGATCATTAAAAAGATTCGGTAAAGTTGAAGATTTATACTATGCTGATAAGAATGAAAAATGGCAATTATATGGTAGTAATGGAATGCAAATAACAGATTTACCAATGCATGAGATCGGATTACATTTAGAAAATGGGGCAGATTTAGGAAAAATAGTAGATGAAGATGGTAATATTGAAAAAATATATATGACATTTGGACGTTATAAAAATACTGAAATTAGGAAGATACCACCCTATTATAGACAATGGATGCTAAAAAATATAAAATGGAACGAATGGAACATCAAAATTAAAAATGAAATAGAAAGATTAAACTTTCTAACAAATTAATTAGGATCTCTCAGTTTTTTTTTGTATCTTTATAAAGATTATAATATAATACAATATAGTTATGAAATCACACAGATTATCACGAAAAACAATAGAATCTAAAATATTGTATCTTAAATCAAAATCAGTATTAACACTTGATGATAAATTTAAAATACAAAAACTGCAACAATTAATAGATGATGAAGAATATAGACGCTACAATGCGCATGATTAATTTTCATAAAAAATAATAACTATATAACTAATATTAATTTAAAGAATTAGTTTATAACCACATCTACAAAAAATAAATTTCAGAAAATAATAACAAACTAAATGAAAATAATTAAAGATACCAAATTTTTAAAACAATCATTGTTACCGCAACCCTTATCAGCTAAAGAAGTTGAAGAAATCTCGCTAATACTTACTACTGAAGTAACAAAACATGGTGGAATTGGATTGGCTGCTAATCAATTAGGATTACAGACACGCGCATGCATAATTAATGTTATTGAACCAATAGTATTAATTAATCCAAAAATTATAGAATATTCAAAGGAAACCGTTGTATATGCAGAACAATGTTTATCAGATACTAGATCTATGAAAAAGTCAGTAAAAACGGTTCGTGCCCAAACTGTAAAAATAGAATGCGACAATTTAGGAGTATTAACGTTTAAACCAACTAGTTCTGCAGAAAAATGGAAAACATCAAAAGAATTTTTTGCTGATAGAGGATTATTAGAATGTGTTTGTGTACAGCATGAAATTGATCATTTAAACGGAATTTTAATGTGTAATCCAACTCGGAAATTTTCAACAACAATAACAGTTCCTAAAAAATATGGAAGAAACGAACGTGTAATGATACAACTACCAGATAATAGTACTGAATTTATGAAGTACAAAAAAGCAATACCATTATTAAAAATCGGATGCAAAATAATTTAAATTATGGCAAAACTAATTTTCGAATATACAGATAAGAAATTTATCAAACATAACAGAGAAATTAAAAAAGTAGAATTAGAAATACCAGATGACATGGATATAACCGAATTTAAAATAGCTTGTAAGCGATTAGCATTATCAATTGGATATCAACAAAGTACTGTTGATAACTCATTTGGACTTATTAAACAAAAAATGGATTTCACTACTCTTTATTAAAAAATAAATGATATGAATAAAAAAATAAATGATGATGACATATTGCAAATAATGCAAGATTTAAATACTAGGATGACACAACAAAAAATATTAATTTTAGCGTTAGTACAACTTCTAATTGATAATGATATTTTGAGTGAAGAAGATTTAGAGATAACTATAACGGAAAAGGTATCAGCATATAACAAATTAATAAAAAATGAATCTAAATTAACTAATAATTTTCCATTGACCGGTAAAGGGGGTATTGCATAAATTTTATACTTTTATTAGGATATATAAAATATTTTTTGTATATTTGTTGTATAATTAATCAATATGTATATGAAATATTATAAATTAGTTGTACTTTTACCAATGTTATTATGTTCATTTATGTTACCTTATAAGGTAAACAAAATACATAATAATTCAAAAAATGTAATCGTACATACCATATCTACAATACCAATTACAGTAATTAATACAAATACCGAAAAAATAGTATTAGTTAACAAAAAATTAATTTTACACACTCAAAATGATTTTTTAACTAAATTAGGATTCACAGAAAGTGGTAATAATTATAAAAGAGTTAATACACTTGGATATTTAGGAAAATATCAATTTGGTAAATCAACTCTTAGAACTTTAAGATATAAAGGTTCTACTACTTATTTTTTAAATTCACCAAAATTACAAGAAAAATTAATGTTAAAATTATTACGATATAATAAAAGACGTTTACGTAGATATATCAAAAAATATAATGGTTTAGTTATTAATAATACTGTTATAACTGAAAGTGGTATATTAGCTGCAGCTCATTTAGCTGGACAAGGTAATGTGAAACGATTTTTTAGAAATGGTAAAAATCCTAAAGATAAATATGGAACACCACTTACCAAATATTTAACAAAATTTAGTGGCTATTCACTAGAATTATAATAAAAAAATATAATCACTCACCATTTAAGTATCGCGATACTTATTTATAACCAATATAATCATTAACTTATGCATATAATATATATATTATTAGGAATTAGTGTAGCAATAAATTTAATTGCTGCATTTGTAATTTTAAATTTATTAAGACAAACTGAATCACTTGAAGATTTAGTAATAACTACTGTAACTAATATGAAATCTTATATTACCGCAGCATTACAAGTCATGACTAAAGCCGATATTAATAAATCATTTGAATCAGATGATGAAGTCGGTGCCGCGTTTAAAGATATTAAACAAGCCATAACTGATTTAGATAAGAAATTTTAAATATGAATATCAAACGAAAGAAAAAAAGACGTAAAAAATCAAAAATGTACTTTGGTACACCAGCACAAGATGCAATTATAGAATACAATAAATGCACAGACCCTAAAATTAGAAGTAAAATTTATCAAGAACGAATAAAATATCCGTTTGAAAAAATGGCAGAAAATGTCATGAACACATTTAAATTTTCTTATTTTGATGTTCCAAAAACTACGGTACAACAAGAAGTAGTGTCTCACATGGTAGAAAAATTACATATGTTTCAAGAGGGTCGTGGTAGGGCATTTTCATATTTTACAATTGTAGCTAAAAATTATCTTATATTCCTAAATAACGATAATTACAAACGGTGGAAACAAAACTCATTGTTGTCTGTAATGCCTGAAACATGGAATCCATCAGATAACCATTATGAAACGGTTGAAGGAACTGAATTTAAGGAGTTTAAAACTATAATGCTAAAATATTGGGACACCCATTTAACAAAAGTATTTACTAAACGTAGAGATATTCAAATAGCAGATGCTATTCTTGAATTATTTCGTAGGAGTGATTATATTGAAAATTTTAATAAAAAACATTTATACTTATTAATCAGAGAAATGACTGATTGCAAAACTCACTATATTACAAAGGTAGTTAATGTAATGAAAACGTATCAACATAGAATGCTAAATGAATATTTAGAAACTGGCGATTTTAAAAATGAAGATAAATCATTTTGGAATAATAAAGAATAACAGTATATTTTTTTAAATATTGCATACATATATTAAAGAGTTCTTTTAATTAAAGGATTACAAACCTCAATCGTAATTCAAAGTGATTGAGAGTATATTCCTCAAAACCCAACATACGTTGGGTTTTTTTGTTTCTTATATTTATTAGTAAATTAATGTATTAATATTATGAGCTCAGAATTTAAATTATTTCCAGGAAAAAATCTATCAGAATTATTTAAAAATATATATGATAATCAACAAAACAAAAAAAAGAGAATTTCCGAATTAATAGCGGACATGCGAAAACTCATACGTCATGCTGGCGATATGGCAATGCTTGGGCCGGTTATTAAAGATTTAGTAGAAACTTCTGTAAAAAATGATGATGCGTTAATAAAACTAGCTAGTATTGCTCAAAAACTTATTTCAGCTGAAAATAAAGCTGGTGATGATAATTCGGTATTAACCGATAAAGAAAAACTTCAATTATTAGATGAGCTAGAACAAACAATAACATCAGCTAAATCCAATACAGAAACAAAAATAGAAGATTTAGAATCTAATGCTAAAAAAATTACTAAAAAATTAAAAAAATAGTATGTCGAATAGAACAAGCAGGTCACAACATACTGATCATACAAATAAATATAGATTACCTACTCATGCTAAAGTTGGTATCGTAATTGAACCAATATTAGATAGTACAAATAGTCGATTAACTGATTCTAAACTAAAAATATTTTCTACAGGGAAAGATACGTATGATGTTGGCTCATGCATTATTAGAGCATTAGATATTCAAACAGTATCTAATACTAATTTATCGGTATATCCACCATATGACCAATTAAATTTAGATATACCTTTAGTTGGGGAGACTGTAGAACTAATTAAAATTGGTAGCATTGTATATTATAAACGAATTAATAAAGGTGATATTAATATTGGTAATGCTATCGAAAATTTTGAAAAAGATACGTTTGAAGAAGTCGAACCAAGTACAACTAGAGCTAATGATTATAATACTTCTTCCCAAACTGGTATTACTAATACAAGTGGCAAAAGCGATAGAGATGCTAAGATAGGAAAATATTTTAGTGAAACCCAAACCAACCGATTAAAACTATATGAGGGAGATAAACTAATTCAAAGTAGATTTGGTCAATCAATTCGATTTAGTGGATATAATAATTCTGATAATAAATATTCGCCAACTATTTTAATACGAAATAAACAAAATTCGTTTTCATTAAACAAATTAAAAAGTGGTGATGTTACTGAAGAAGATATTAATCGCGATGGTTCAACAATAGCATTAGTATCTAATAATTACAAATTAGCATTCCAGCCAGGTACTATTGATGATGGCGGTAATACCAATTTTAAAACAAAACCTAAACATTTTACAAATTATCCATCTGAATTAACTGGTCAAGATCAAATATTAATTAATTCTGAACGTATTATTTTTTCATCAAAAGCTGCTGAAATGATTTTTTATTCAAAAGGTAACTGGGGATTTATTTCAGATGGTACAATGTCAATCGATAATGGTAACGCAGGAGCTTTGCTAGATTTTAACGGTGATGTTAAATTAACTACAAATGATTTTAACACATTTATACTAGGTGGCAAAGGAAAAATATATTTAAATACAGAAAAAGATGCAGAACCGTTAGCACGAGGCGAAACCTTACGAAAAATATTATCTGATTTAATAGATTTAATCGTAAAACAAGTATATCCAACTCCTAGTGGGCCAACATCTGTCGGGCCAACAAATACGGCAGATTTTAAAAAACTTCAATCAAAGTTAGATACAGTATTATCAACATTAAATTATACCGAATAAATGTCATTTAAAATATTTAAATCTAATATGTTATCATACATGAATAACCAGCAAGGTATAAATTCTTATCAAGATTATGCAAAAAAACTGGTAACAGAATATGATATGTTAATAAAACGCGGATTTCAAATAATAAATAATGTGAGTATTCAAAAAGGTAATACCGATTTAATGGAATCACAAATAATATTAGCTCATACACTTGCATTACAAAAGAAAAACGGATTATATACTATAATAAATGGTATTGGTAACGGTATAATAGGATATTGGACTGGTGCTACTTTAAACACATTTCCAACACCTGTAATTCCTGCAGTAGGTTCATTCCAAAATATATCAACTACTTCTGCATTAGTTACTAATCCAGGTAAATTTCCGAATATGGGTACTCAAACTCCAATAACAGATAGCGAAATTTATTTAGATCAATTAATAGCAGGAATAACATTACACTTAACAACTATTGAAGGAATGTATAACACTATATCATTATATCCTAGTGTACCACCCGCTATAGCTCCAGGCTTTTTAGAATGGACAGCATATACGATACCGGCAGAATCTTAACACAATTAAACTTATATATCAAATCGTTTTTGTTTAGTTTAAATAAAATATCAAAAATAATAAACCACATATTTATAATAAGAATAACAACTTAACAATATGAATTCAAAAAAATTAGTAACAGTTATTCGTTTAATAGTTGAACGAGAACTGGCGCGACGCTTACCTAAATTAGTTAAAGAGGGAGTTTGCAAAGAATTAAAGGAATATAAAATTAGTAGAAAGAAACCTATTTATGAAAATGAGGTTAGTTCAAATACAGAATTATCTGATGATATTGATCCATTTACTCTTGCTAATTCTATATTAGATAAAAGTCATTCTAAAACTAAACCTGCAGAATCTGCATCATTAAAAAGATTAAGTAAAAATCCAATGTTGAATGAAATTTTAAATAATACAAAACCATTCAGTTCAAGAGGAATACCGGCAGAGTATAACCAAACTGCACAATTAGATGAAAGTTTCAAAGATATGAATAAAACAGTTTCATTTGATAGTAATATCGGTGCTGCGGGTGCAGATGGAATAAAAGCACAAATGGCCGCTAAAATGGGATACGGTGGATATTCAACACCGAACAAAGTTTCTAAGCAAGGATTAGGGGTAAAAACTGGATTGGCTGGATTGGATAGAATATTAAATAGAGATAATTCAGAACTTGTTAGCAAGTTTAAAACTAGAAAATAAAAAATAATGGCATATATAATTGGTAAAAAGGTAGTAAAAGATACAGTAAAATTTAACGATTATGCGTATGGTATCATTTTGCCAGTTAGAAACGGCCCAACTGGCTATTTTGAACAAGCATTTACTTCGTTCGATCAAGCTAAAGCCAATTTATTAAATCTATTATTAACTAATAAGGGTGAACGAATCATGCAACCTGAATTCGGTATAGGATTAAGAGAATTATTGTTCGAACAAATGACAAGTGAATTTGAAACTGAATTGGAGGATGCAATAATAAAAAATGTTGGCTTTTGGCTACCTTATATTAATATTAAAGAAATTGATGTACAAATGACTGATGAAATGAAAGATAAACATATAGCTAACATGAATCTAAAATTTACAGTAGGTAGTGAGCTAAGTACGCAAGAAATAACATTCGCAATACAAGGATAAAAATGGCATTAAATAGTATAACTAAAAAACGTAATCAAAACAGAGATATAAATTATCTTAATAAAGATTTTACAAGTTTTCGTAATAATTTAATTGAATATGCAAAGGTATATTTTCCAAAAACATATTCTGATTTTAACGAGGCATCACCAGGTATGATGTTTATTGAAATGGCATCCTATATTGGTGATGTTCTTTCATATTATATTGATGATTCATTAAAAGAGTCATTTATGTTATATGCGGAAGATAAAAGTAATGTGCTTGGATTAGCTACATATCTTGGATATAAGACAAAGGTAACAACACCTGCATTAGTAGAAATATCTGTATATCAGTTAGTACCGGCTGTAGGAAGTGGAGTAAATAATACTCCAGATTCACGTTATTATTTACGAATTAAAGAAGGAATGCTAGTTGAATCAACAACTACAAATGCATTATTTAGAACAACTGAATTATTAGATTTTGCGGTTGAAGATGCCAGAGAAATTTCAGTACATGAAAAAGATGGTATAACAAATGAACCAGTATTTTATTTAGTTAAGAAAAAAATAAAAGCAATTTCTGGTACACTTAAATTCATAGACCAAACATTTACTGCTCCAAAACAATATTCTGAAATAAGTTTGAGTGATACTAATGTTATTCAAATTTATGATGTCAGAGATTCAAACGGTAATAAATGGTATGAAGTACCTTATTTAGCTCAAGAAATGATATATGTAGATTATCCAACCACAGAACAAACTGATGATAATTTAGCTAAATATAAAGATACTGTACCTAATATATTAAAATTAATTAAAACATCTCGAAGATTTACAACAAGGATAAATCCAGATAATACAACTTCATTAGTTTTTGGTGGTGGTAATTCAACATCTGCTGATGAAACATTGATACCGAATTTTAAAAATGTTGGATTAGGATTAGCTTCTTCAATCGATAGATTAGGCGAATCATTTGATCCTGCGAATTTTTTAAAAACTAGAACTTATGGTCAAGCGCCATCAAACACAACTCTTACAGTTTCATATGTTATAGGTGGCGGAGTTGAATCTAATGTAGCTAAAGGCGATTTAACGAGAGTACAAAGTATAGAATTTGATGAAGATTCAATTGCGTTTACACCTGCTCAATTAGGGTTATATAATCAAATGAAAGCTTCAGTAGCAGTTGAAAATGAAGAACCTGCAACAGGTGGTAGAGGCGAAGAAACTATTGATGAAATTAGAGAAAATGCACTTGCAAATTTCGGTTCACAAAATAGAGCGGTAACTCAAAAGGATTATCAAGTTAGAATTTTATCATTGCCACCAAAATATGGTGGAGTTGCAAAAGCTTTTGTGGCACCGTATGGTAAAGTTGATAACCGTTCATTTGCAATTAATGCGTATATATTAGGATATGATTCAGATAAAAAATTATCAACTTTAAATCAAGCAGTAAAGGAAAACGTTAAAACCTATCTAAATGAATTTAGAATGCTTACAGATGGCGTTAATCTTATAGATGGATTTATAATTAATATAGGAGTTGATTTTGAAATACGAGTGTACGGTGGATATAATAAACGTGAAGTATTAGTAAAATGTATCGATGCAATCACAAATTATTTTGATATAGATAAATGGTCATTTAATATGCCAATAAATATTAGCGAATTAGAACTAATTGTAGCAGGAGTTGAGGGGGTTCAAAGTGTTCCTAAGTGTGATATAAATAATAAATGTTTAGGATTATATTCAAGAATTTCATATAATATAGAAGATGCAACTAAAGGAAAAATGGTATTTCCAAGTTTAGACCCCAGCATATTTGAATTGAAATACCCTAACACAGATATTAAAGGAAAGGTATTATAATGTATAGATTTTATACCGCAAGTAAAGACACAACACTATATTCATTACAACCAAATCAAAATACCGGTCGTGATGAAATATTGGAAATTTCCAAAACATATGTTGGTGGACTTGAAGAAATAGCGCATTCATTAATTAAATTTGATACAAATCAAATATCAAGTTCAATTACTAATGAAGGTGTCATTCTAACATCAGCTGAATTAATTATTACAGAAGATGAAAGTAGCGAAGTTCCAACAACTTACACTATTTTTGCACATCCAATTTCACAGTCTTGGGATATGGGTACCGGTACAAAGTTTGATGAAATTAGTACTGAAAATTCAACTTGGGATTCTCGAAAAACTAACGTAAACTGGTTAAGTGGAAGTTATGCTCTTAATACAACTGGTTCGATTATTGGGAGTGGTGGTACATGGTATACCACTTATTCAGCTAGTCAATCATTTGAATATGAATCAGTTGATTTAGCATTAGATGTAATAGTCCCAATAAATGCTTGGTTATCCGGTTCAATACCAAATGAAGGTTGGATATTAAAACTTAGTGATACTAAAGAAGCAGATAATAATGATTACGGTACATTAAAATATTTTAGTAAAGATACAAATACAATATATCAACCAAAAATAAGAGTTGGTTGGGATGATAGTTCATTTATAACCGGTTCATTAACAGAATTAACTGCAGATATTATTAAAGTAACATTTAGACGATTAAAAAAAGTATATAAAGTTAATAGTACGCCTATAATACGAGTTTTCGGTAGAGAAAAATATCCATTAAAAACTTATACAAATTTATATTCATATAATGATATAAAATTTTTACCAATTACTACTTATTATCAAATTAGAGATGCAATTACAAATGAAATTGTAATACCATTTGGAGAATATAGTAAAGTAAGCTGTGATGAAAATGGTAATTATTTTAATTTAAATTTAAAAAGTTGGAATACTAATAGAAGTTATTATATAGAAATAAAAACAGAACGTAACGGAATCATTGAATATTTTACAGATGATAATTTAACATTTACTGTCGAAACATAATGAATATAGATTTTAAAACTAAATATGAAAATTCAGAAATAATGCAGCAGGGTGTTGCTATAATTCTAGCGTCAGATCAATATACTGAAACGTATAAAGAAATGATACGAGATTATTTAGGTTGGACTGATTTAAATAATATTCAAGTAACTACTAGTATAACTGAAAATGTATCTACTTTATATGCAGGTGATTCTACTAAAAATGAAAAAATTGGTATTTCCAAAAGTAAAGTAAATAAAAATGGATTCACACTTAATACGACAAAAGGCGGCACAGTTGGTAATATTGAAAAACCAATTTATATTGAGGATGAATTAACAAAAGCGGTTGATGTAATAGTAGATGAACTTATTAAAACTCCACCAACAGAAAAATTAGAAACTATTGCTAAATCAAAATATGATGCAAAAGTTAAAGAACTTGGTATAAAAATTGATGAATTAGCAAAGCAAACTGAAGCTCTGAATAAGACATTGAGTTTAATAGATCAATTAAAAAGTCAAATTGAAACATTAAACCAAACAGTAGATTCCGAAAAAATTTTAACATCAGTTGCGAATAATGAAACACAAGCATCTAATGATAGATATTCATCGTTATTATCAGATTTTCAAACTGCATTAACAAAAGGAATAGAAGAAGCAATTGAACGAGTTTCGCTAGAAGCACAAGTAAGAGGATTACAAGCTCAAAAAGAAGTGTTGCAACAACAATTAAAAGATTTAGAAACAGTAGTGAAAAATTTACAGTTAACACAAACTGAATTATTACAAACAATACAATCTAAAGATGAAGCGGCTGCTGCTGCTTTAATATTAACGGGCCCACCTGGTTCGTTCCGTCAAACTACAAATGTTGGTTGGAAAATACCAGAATCAAATATTACAAAACCTAAAGAATTATTAAATGGTAATGTTTTAAAATTTGAAAGTTGGAGAACATTCCACATATGGCCTAATGGTAATGTAATTGATTTTTATAATTTAAAATCAGACCAAAGCATAACAATTACATTTAGTTATGCAGTAGATACGGGCGGACATAATTCACCATGGATAGGTGGCCCAACTTCATTGAGTATAGACCCTAGAGTTGGAAAAGTGGCAGGAAAAGTAACTGCTAATTTTACTAAAATCCGTAATATAAATAGTCCAAAAGGTAGGGGTAAAAATTTTGATGATACAATATCAGTAACAACCTCGTTAGGCGATACATTCGCAATAAAAGCTAGAATGTGGCGAAAATTACGTAAAGGCGGTAGTGGAAATTAATAAATTATGAGCAATATAAATCAATTTAAAGATATAATAGGAAATAAAGGATTCGCTATAACTTCTAAAGATAGAAAAATTTTCGAAAGAGATTTTAGTAAATCTTTATTTGGGCTAGATGGTACACAATGGTTTCGTCATGGAAAAACTGATGTTATTGAATTTATTCTATATGATTCTAATAATAATCAACTACCACAAGGCGATACTAATATGCTAGTTCGCTATATTTATTTAGATGATGCTAATATTTCTAAGTATTTTTTAATTAATAATAATCCAGATACTACTAAAACAAACGAAGCTCGTCAGTATATGGTAGATACTGAAAAATTGATAAATGAAGCCGGTTATACTAATGGTATTTTCAAAACACAAATAACTCTATTAAATAGACGAGTTGGCTCAGAAAACCGTAAATTTGATAAATTATGGATACATGAAATATCACCATCACGTACAGAAATTAGAGTATTACCAGTTAAAAATGGTGATGATGAAGTATTAACAGATTTAGCAGAACGATACAAAGTATATACAGATAATGGAGAATTTAGAGATGATACAATATCGTTTGTCAAACAATTTATTGATAATGTTGATATTCATCGAGTTGTTGAAAACTTCTTAAAAATAAAAGGGATTACAGTTGAAGGTAAAGAATATATTAAGTTATTAAAAGATGAATTTAAAATACCCAATTTTGATGCATTTTTAGAACAAATAAAAACAAAATATGTCGAAGCAATGAACTATTTTGTGGAAAATAAAGTATATGATATTAATTCTTTAATATATGGTAATTCAATATCAACTGAACCATCAGTCGAGTTATCAATAGATACTATTAAAACAACTGCGGTAACTACATTACAAACTATTATTGATTTTTATTTATATCAACGAACAATCATTAAGGATAGCGTATTATCTAAAGAGGATCAAATAACATTTGATCCTATAAGTAAAATTTTAAAAACTACTACTGAAGATTCTAATTATGAAACAACAATACCCGAAAGTGTTGCTGCTGTTATTAGTGGTTGTACTGATCCTCACGCATTAAACTACAATGCATTAGCTATTAAGGATGACGGAAGTTGTACTTATCTAAATGAGGATAACGGTTCAGATATAGAAGTAATTACAAATACAGATGTACGTGGTTGCACAAATCCTGCAGCTACTAATTATAACCCATTAGCCACAATTGATGACGGAAGCTGCGTAATTTCAGATAATTCTCAAAATAAAACTAGCACATTTAAAACATTTTATGTATGGTCGACCACTGGTGTAATTCAATATACGAATAAAACTGGATTACATAATTGGCATGGTAACGAATATCAGTCAACAACAATATCATATAATCCATCAAAATATTTTAAAATTACTGGCGATGTTAGAGAATACGCAAAAATTCAAGTGGATCTTCCTATATGCAGTGACCGTAACGCATTAAATTACGGTAAAGCTGGTAAATGTATTTATAATCCAGTTCCTCTTATTGACCCAACTGTCACTACATATTCGGAAGGTGAATTATTACATGGTGGAAGTAGTCCTATTGTAACTATTTCTGGTAATAATCTTAATATTTAAAATACTAATATTTATAGTAAGAAAAACAGTTAGAATAATTTATGTCAGTTGATAAATTCATAAATGCAGATTTTTATTTAAATAATGGTGGCGGTGGCGGTGGCGGTAGTAATACCGATAGTGGCGACAATACGATTAATTTAGTACGAGGATGCACTAATTCAAAAGCAATAAATTATAATTCATTAGCTACAATTGATGATGGTTCTTGTAAATTCAAACCAATACCAGTTGATACTAGTACGAATGTTATAATTGAAAACACAGTTTATATACATCTAACATCAATACCAACTAATACTGGAATTATAATAGATGATAAAGTAACACAATTTCATTGTCCATGGACACTAACCTTTAATGCTAAAGAATTATTAGAAACAAAAATATTTAAAGCAGGCCAAAGCGATAATACTGATAATGTACAATATAAAGTTACTTCAAAAACCAAAATTAATTCTGCAGGATTTAAAATTTATATAATTGAATTAGCAAAATTAGTTAATAATGAATGGAAACCATTAGAAGTTGATTTATCAAACTCATCAGTTACTAACCTTAATTTAAAATTCGATATAACTAATAATGTAATTAGACCGCCTGATAATGCAACTAGTACCAAAACAGAATACAAAGTTGAAATAGTTGGTGATGTAAGTGAAAATAACATTATTAAATATATAACTTCTGATGGAAGTACTGCATTTGTAGAAGATGATATTCCAACTACAATAACCGTTAATAATTATAATAATGCAGATATAGCATGGATTCAATTTGAAAAATCTGGTATTTCAAACTTTACACATTCGGTTAATTATAAAATTTATAATCCAAACGATGCTAATCCAACTCAATTATCAAATGATTTTAGAAAAGAATTATTACCTGGCTTAACTCGAATTATTGTAATAGCTAATAAAATAGCTGCAACCGATAGTATAAATACACCAGACGTTGAGGTAGAAAATGATAATTTAGAATACAACATATCTTCAGCAAATCCATTAAATGTTGTCTACAACTCGCATAATTCACAATTAGTATTATATACACTTGGAACAACCACACGTACATTAGACCCAAATGGAATAATACGATTAAAATCAGCTGATTTCAGAAACGGTATAGGCCAATATACATTATATTTACAACCAGTATCTACTGCATTTGGTAGTGGCCCACTTAAACGAGTACATATTAATGTAGTAAATAAAACATATTTAGACGGGCCTGATATTACTAAAATAAATTATCCATACAATATTAAAGGTGCAGATTTTAAAGGGTTTAAAGAGCATTTTAAAATTAGTTGGCAATCAATTAATACAAATTACATAGAAATTTATGTAACAAAACATGATAAAGAGTTTTTTATAACAAAAGGAAGCGAAACTGGCGCAATTACGTTATCGATAGAAAATATATTAAAAATATCTAAAAAAACTGTAAATAAAAATACAGATAAAATATCATTTGATTTAATTTTAATTCCATTTAATGCAGAAGGTGATAAATTAACAAGTGGAAAAGAAGAAAAAATTACTATTTTATTTGATAAAGGTAATTTACGTTTAAAACGTGCTCAAGTAATTCAAGATATTAAATCTGCATTTGAATCTGAACTTAATACAAATATATTTAAAAATGAAACTTCACAATATTTAACTCATTATGCTCATTTAGGAGATGGAAATAACAAATTGATTGCAGCATGGGCAATTGATACTGAAACATTCTCCACATATACAGAAAACAAAGAAACTAGCAAAATACGAAAAACAAATGAAGTAAAATCATTAGTTTTAAAATTATATGAACCATTATCAAATAAAATACAACCAAATCAGCAGTTATGGATATCTAAGATTCAATCTCTTTCTATTATTGATCAATTATCATTAATTAATGAAGAAATAACTGATTGTATTTCGTTAACACCAAATTTTAATTTAGAAATGGGTGATGATATTGGATATCAAATACTTGATGATTTAGTAGCTAGTGGTTCAGTAACATCAACTGAATTATTAAATGAATATGTTGGTAACAACGAATTTAGTTTAGCTAAATTAAATATTAATTATATAAGTGGTAGTGAATATCGCTGGGATAATTTTGTAAAGTATTCATCAGCTACAGAACGAGCTGAGAATTTCTTTTATAAAGTAAAATTAATAGAATTTCATGAAACTGCATTAAATTCATTAACAGATACTTCACTTGCAAGTGGTTCTATTTCGATACTTAACCAAATAGCAAGAGTTGAAGAACAAATTAGTAATGTTAAAAAAGGTTTTGACGCTTTCGAAAAATTATTATATACTAAAAGTGGTTCACTATCATATCCTGGTGCTGAACAAAACACTTTAAGTGGTTCTACCGATTTAGATACTCAAACATGGTACAATAATATAATATCTTCTGCAGATTTGTATGATACTAATAATAAAAACTTATTAGTAAATAATATACCACAACATATTTTAAATGATCCAAACGGTCAAGATTTTGTTCTGTTTTTTCACATGATAGGACAACACTTTGACGTACTTTCAAGTTATATAAAAGGTGTTGCTACATCTAAAACACTCACCCATTCAAATACCGAAGGAATTACCAATGATTTAATTTATCATATGTTAGAATCGCTTGGTTGGGATGCAGATATGGGGGTTCGTTCTCAGTATCTTTGGGAATATGCATTCGGTAAAAATAAAGATGGTACAAACGCTTCGGCTATGACTGGAAAGGAACGTCAGCAAGAAATTTGGAGACGTTTATTAAACAATTTACCATATTTATACAAACATAAAGGTACAAAACGAGCTTTGCATGCTGCAATGGCCTGTTATGGAATTCCAACTTCAATGCTATCTATATTAGAATTTGGTGGGCCAGTAGATCCTACACAATCTGGTGTAACTAAATTTACATTTGATGATAGAACATCAGCTCTTAATTTTGATCAAACAGCATCAGTTATTGTTCCGTGGAAAAAATATGAGTCAAGTTCTATTATAACTCCAGATGATTACAAGTATCCAAATTCAGTAGAAATGCGAATTAATACCGAATATCGATATGATCAAACTTTAGTTTCAAGTGATGCTTGGTCATTAAAATTATTAGCAGGAACAGGCTCATTAGCATCCGTAGAATTAAGTTTATCAGGAAGTGGTGGTAACATCGTAAGTGGATCAACTACATATTTTCCAGTATTTAATGATGAATACACACAAATTGTAGTTAACCGTACATTGAGTGGTAGCGATTATGTATTTGATATTTATGGAAAAGAAGGATTTAATGAACGTATTAGAAATGAGGGAACTGGCTCACTTATTGTTCCAACCGGAAGTCAAAGTTGGGGATGGGACACTAATATTTCAATTGGTACAACATTATCTGGTTCAATTGATGAATTTAGACTATGGTCAATAGCATTAGATGAATCAAGAATTACAAACCATACATTATTGCCAGATGCGATAGATGGAAACCACGTTTCTTCATCAACAGAAGATTTAATATTTAGATTAGATTTTGAATATCCAAAAGATAGAAATGCTGACCCAAATATTAAAAATGTGGCTATTAATACCTTTTATGGTGAACCGGTTGCTACTGCAGTTGGATTTCCATCAATAACTTCATATCCATACCAATACGTATCATATGAAAGAACTGTAACTGCTAATGTTCCTGCAACTGGTATAGGATATAGTAATAAAGTAAGATTTGAATCGCAAACATTAGAAAATTATTTAAATTTCGGTTCAACTTCGAATGTAACAAGTTTTGATAACGCTGATGATTCTAACAAACTAGGGTTATTCTTTTCGCCAACTCGCGAAATCAATATGAATATATTACGTTCATTAGGACAATTTAATATTGATAATTATATTGGTAATCCAGCTGATATTTATAAAAATAATTATTCTGAACTAGATTCATTAAGAAAATATTATTTTACTCGTTTTAATTTAAATATTTATGAATATATTCAATTAGTACGATATATAGACCAAACTTTATTTACAACACTAGAATCATTAATACCTGCTAGAGCTAAAGTTGCTAGTGGATTATTGATTGAACCTCATTTATTAGAACGTAACAAATATAAACATACAAAACCAATAGCAAAAGAACTATATAAAGAAAGTTCAATAGATGTAGATAATTATAGCGAATTAGAAGCTTCAACGGTTGGTAAAACTGGAATATTAAATACGCAAGAAGATATTGAACTAATAGCAAATAATGACCAATATAATGGTACACTTAATACGGAAACGGATTTATCGCTTGCGGGTACAACTCCATTTTATAATGGAATAATCCCAGTATCAGATGATTTAGTTTTAATATCAGATAATTATAGTAATCACGAGGTATCAATAGATGCTAAAATAGAGGGTACACTTACTGGCGCATTTTTTGGTATTAGTTTAGAAACAATAGGAATTAATCCAAATTCTGTTACAGTTGCTGGATTTGGTATATGGGCAACTAATGGTAACACTATTAGAACATATATTGATAAAGATGGTAATCGAGTACAAGATAGGAAAAAGGTATACAGAATACAAGAGAGTAATATAAAATTAATACCAGAAAATATTGATCCTAATGATCCTACGGTTGGAACACACTTAGTTCCTACCACTTTTTATGATTATAAAGTTACTTTTTTAAATTTTGACCAACCCGCACCAATTATAACCGGTAATATTACAGAAGTAGTAGCATTAGATGGCTATTTACCAAGTCATTACAGATATACAAACGATTTAACTAGTGGATTAGCAAATGCATTTTTTAATGGTTCAAAACAAACATCGGCAACAACATTAGATGGTGGCCCTGCAGTAGAAACATTTATTACTAACCCTAATATACTTAAAGTATCTAATACAGGCAGAGGCTCAGGCGAACCTATCCTTGACGTATCGTAAACCGTTTTTAGAAATCGATTATATTATATAAAATGCATGAAAATAAATACAGTATGAAAAAAAAATATAAATACGAAATCCGAATGGATAATCTGTTAACAGAAGCAGTATCAAAAAATTCAATGAATAAACCAACTGATAATAATGATACGATAAAAATATTCATTAATGGTTATCCATGGTATTTAAAAAAGCATGGTGATAGTACACATTTTGTAATGACAAATAATGAAAAAGCTGTAAATGATGGAACAGCTATGGTGCATCATGTAGGACAACACAGAGGCGAACCATATTATAAAGATATTGTGGATTGGTTACATAATAAAATTATAAGTAAAGCACTTAATGGTAAACACTATAACGGAAGTAAGTAAAATAACCGAAAAATAAAAAACTTATATTTATACATGTATAAACTAACAAAATAATTAAAAAAATATAATAAAAATGGCTTACTTGAACAATACAGAGATTACCGTAGATGCAATTCTTACCAAAAAAGGTAGAGAAAAATTAGCAGCAGGCTCTGGTCTTAATATTACACAATTTGCATTAGGTGATGATGAAATAGATTATACCTTATATGAACCAGCTCATCCAAAAGGTAGTGCATATTATGATTCAGCAATTAAGGCAATTCCAATTACAGAAGCATCACCAGATGAAACTCAAACATTACGATATAAATTAGTAACGTTACCAAAAGGTACTAAAAAAATACCTAAAGTAGAATTTGGTATACCATCAATTTTAGTAAATCAAACATCTGGTCAAGTATCATTATCACCAACAACTTCACCAAGCGGAAACACCGTTTCTGGATATACAGTTGTATTAGCTAATAAAAATTCTGGTGTGATTAGTGGTACAGGTCTTGCAGTAGGTAGTGGTACAGCACCAATCTTCTTGGGTGACGAAATAAGTACAACTGCTCAAGTTGAACGTGGAATGACGTTTACATTTATACCAAATCCAAATATTACACAAACTATAAAAACAACAATTACAGTATATGGTAACGAAACTGGCGGTTCTTCTACGATACCAGTAACAGTTTCATATATACAACCAACATAATAAATTATGAAAAAATTTAATTATAAAGAATACATATCTAAAAATAAATTTGCGATAGGCAAAGTTGTATCAAAACATTTTGAGAACTCTATAATTTCGTTGAATGAAGAAGCTCGAATTACTGATGATTTCACATCGACTAGACACTACGAACCAAAAGTGGGAGATGAAATAGCATACAATATCGCTAGTAATATACCAACTAAATTTAAAGGTGCTGTTAAACATAATGACGGTTTAGGATTTTTTGTTAGTAATAAAGGTAAAAAGTTAGAAGTACAAAAATTAATGAATATTAAAGTAACTAAAGTTGCATAATACACAATAAAAAATAAATAATAAATATAACTAATGAATGTATTTACATACAAATCATATAAAAACAAAAAAATAAAATGGCAAATATAACTGGCCAAGCAGGAACTAATTTATCAACCGAACTTGCTCAATATTTATCAGCAAATCAAGGAAATTTAACTTCCGAACAAATCGTTAGTATTTTAAATGGATATTTAACAGGTGGAGATAAACTAACAGCTCAAGGTGGCACAATAAATACAGGTATTTATAAACGATTTGGAGAATTCGACCAAATAACTGGTAAAACAGAAGTTGTAACAACTGGTATATGGAGTGGCGACACAGGAAGTTTAACTTCAATATTTTCATCATCAACTCAACCAGCTGAAAGCTATTATATTAATGCATATGATAAAGACCCTGCAGTTGATTCTACCGCGGCTGTACAATTTGCTATAGCATATGGTAACAAAAACGGGTCAGGTTCAGTATCATTAGCAAATGATGATAATTCAACATTATCTACAAAAGCTACTTATGCTCAATATCGTTCAATATTATTAGACCAATCTGATAACTTATTTACATTCGGTTCTTCAAGTGCAGCTGGTACTCATGATTCAGATGATATTTATGCAATAAATGTATCACGTGCAAGATACAAAGAATCGATGGATCCGGGAAACATTTCATTAACGTTAAGTGGTTCAAACGGTTCTTTTACACTTATTGATGATAGTGCTAAAAAATTCAATGATACTGTTGGAAAAGCAGGCAGAGTATTTAATATTGTAAGTGGTTCACTTAATTTAGGAACAGAAGCTGCTGCAACGATAGAAAATACATATGAAACAACTACTGGCGAAGGATATGGACTATTTTATCCAGACCAAGGAATAATTATACTAAACCCATCAGCAATAGGTGGATTAGTAGGAAGTGTACCATACGGTTCGTTAGATGGTAGTTTATTAGTTACTGCAGAACAATACAATCATAGAAGATTATTTCAATCAATTAATTTAGGCGGTGATTTTCAAGGTAGACGTACTGAAAATATATCTACAGCTCATTATTTTGTACGAGCAACAAATAGAGAATACAATTTTTCTAATAATCCAACATTCGTGTCTGGTTCAGATGGTACATTTGCAATTGCAAGTTTTGAAAATGATCCAAAAGCATATGTTACAACTGTGGGATTATTTAATGATTCAAACGAATTATTAGCTGTTGCTAAAACATCACAACCGATACCAAAATCATTCGCGACCGAGATACTCATAAAAGTAAAACTTGATTTTTGATAAATAGTTATTAAAGTTAAGTTAAATAGCGAATTAAAAATAGTCTTGGAACATGATATTAAAAAAGGTATCACACCACTTGATAATTTAATTTCTTAATATTTATAGATATTAATCTAACCACACTTTCTTTAGAGAGTGGTAGCACAAATTAAGTATGTTTAAACAGATACCAAAATCAAATATATCGCAAAGACAATTTAAAGTATATAAAGAATGGATTACGGATCAAACCGTTGTACCAGTAACTACTGCGTATAATGAAGATGGTTTATTTGATTTAGAGACTTCTACTCAAAGTAACGGATTATATGTACATCCATTATATAATTCTATAATAGCAAAATATTATTCAGCAAATGGAAACACCATCACACAATATGGTGTAATGAAAAATCCTGCAGAATATGAAACAGAACGTCCTTTTAGTACGGTATTACACATAATTGATATTGCGCAGCCAATGTATGGTGAGCAAATAAAAAAAGGTAGTGTCACATTACAAATTAGTGGAGCATTAGAATCGTTTATTGATAATTCATATGGACAACTAATTACACCAAATCCTACGTATGAATTTACCAATTATGATAATAATGCTCAAACAATTACATTTAATGATGGTGTAACTACCTATGTAGTAACTGTATCTTTTTTTGATGTTAATAGTGGAATAGCAATATTTACAATTGATGGTAATACCGATAATTATTATATAACTCAAATAAATTTTGAAACTGGAATAATGACGTTAAGTCAACAATTAGTATTTCCAGCAACAGATATACAAGCAACTAAAAAAGGTAACGTTTTTTATTCAGACGGATTAATAGTAGTAACAAATTATACTGGTTCAGTTGTTGATTATGATTTATCATATCGTTCAACACAAACGTTGTATGAAACCGAAGTATTAGTTTCAGCAACAAAAGGCGAATTTAACGCATCCCAAAATCCAACAGCGATTGATATAACAGTATCTAACTCGTATGAATTTAATACAACAGCAATAGCAAATTCAAAACCAGCTGGAACAACTATTATTAATGAAATCGCAGATATAAGACAAAAATCTGAGTTTTTTGGTTCAGTTGGAAGTTCAACTGGTAGTTGGGATGATTATTATAATTATGGAACAACTGACCCTACTGGTTCATACATATCTACATTTGTTACTACTATTGGATTATATGATGCAGAACAAAACATGGTTGCGGTTGCAAAATTACCTCAACCAATTAAAAAACTCCCAGATTATAATTTGAATTTCATTATACGTTTAGATACGTAAGGGTTCGTTTTTTGAAATAAAGAAGGTGGTTTACCTAATATGAAACGATATCATTTTAATAATTACAAATTTATCGCAAACAAAAATATTTAATACTTATATAATATAAAGGAGACATACTATGGCATCAATAATAGACATATTTAATCAAAATAAAGATCAATACGAAATCAAAACTAAAAGTGATAAAACCCCATTATCAAATGATGGAGGTAAAAATTTAATTGCAGATAAAAGTCTTATAGATGCTGCACGTCGTGGAGTAGTACCAACCACTCTATATTCTGATACGGTTAATAAATAATTTATTCACCAAAAAATAAATCGGGATAACTCCGAAACAATAATCTAACATTTTTCAAAATTAGATAGTTCAAGAATGAAATATATCTAATTCATTATTTCATAATTTAAATGACAAACTATCTATATTAATTTAAATATTAAAAAACATGACAGTACCAATATGGACATATAATAACGTCTTAATAACTGATTTATCAGATATGCCAGATGATACAATCGGATTCGTATATGAAATTACTACTAAAACTAATAAAAAATATGTGGGAAGAAAACTTTTATATACCGTTAGAAAACGAAAATTCGGAAAAAAAGAAGCAGCATTAGTTACTGATAAACGATTGAAACTTTACGAAATGGCAAAAAAAGAATCTAATTGGAAAGTATATACTGGTTCTAATACAGAATTAAACGAAGATATAAAAAACGGTATGAAATATACTAAAAAAATTCTGTATTTTGCAAAAACCAAAAAACAATTAAGTTATTTAGAAACCAAAGAATTATTTTTAAATGAAGTTATAGAACCGCATACAAATTATTATAATTCAAACATAAACGGAACATATTTCAGAAAAGACGTTTAATTATTAGGATTTCTCATTTTTTTTTCGTATATTTGTAGTTATAACTATAAATTATGCTTTCACAACACGATAAAACAAAGGTAATACAAATTCTTGATATTATATTAGGGGTTGGAACACCAACCGCTAAAGATAACAGAGCATATTATTGTCCATTTTGTCATCATCATAAGAAAAAACTTGAAGTACATGTTGAATCCCAAAAATGGCAATGTTGGGTTTGCGGTGCTAAAGGTTTAAAAATTTATAATTTACTCAAAAAACTTAATGTTGAACCAAAAACATTAACTACATTAAATAAAATATATGGCAATGATTATATAGTTGCACATACAACAACTGAACCTGAAATTGAATTATTATTACCAGAAGAATTTATATCGTTAGCAAAAGAGGACACAACATTTAATCCGTTATATAAACGTGTAATTTATTATCTTAATAATCGAAATATAACTAAATGTGATATTATACGGTACAATATAGGATATTGTAAAACTGGTAGATATGCAGGTAGAATAATTATTCCATCATACGATATTAACGGTAAACTTAATTATTTTGTAGCTAGAACTGTATTTGATGACGAAGAATATAAATATAAAAACCCATTATATAGTAAAAATATAATTGCATTAGAAAATCAAATATGTTGGAATGAACCCCTAACGCTATGCGAAGGAATATTTGATGCGATGAGTATAAAACGAAATGCTATACCGCTACTTGGTAAATTTATACCTAAAAAATTAATGAAAAAAATATTTGTATCTAATACAACCGATATTAATATAATGTTGGATGCAGATGCACAATCACAAGCATTGTACTATACAAATTTCTTTAGAGCGCAAGGAGTGAGGGTAAAAAACATAATACCTAATCATAAGGATGCATCAGAAATGGGGTTTGCAGCCACCACTAAAATAATTCGCGAAACAGACCACACCAATTATAGCGATATAATTTCACAAAAATTAAATAATTTGTAATTATAATAGTAACGATTACAACTTCACATACATGATTAAGCAAAACACCGATGATATCTAAATCAAAAGAAAAATCAGAAGTGTGGAACTCCGCTAAGAGGAAAAATTTTCTTGCAAACTGGGCATTAAATAATCAAGATAAAGTGGGCCCAAGATGTATAAACGTGGCCATTATGTGAGCATTAAGACTGGTATGGATGAATAGTATTCGTCTGGATTTGAACTTGAATATATGAAAAAATATGATAAAGATGATAGTGTGGCTAAATGGACAAAGAAGCATGGAATTTTAATAGAATATTCGTATAACGGAAAATTACATACATACTCCCCAGATTTTTTAATTACATATACAAATGGTGAATTGCATTTAATAGAATTAAAAGGAAGAATATATAATCAAGAAATTATAGATGAAAAAAATAAAGCTGCAATAGAATACTGTAAACATAATAAATTAATATACAAAATAATATATCAATAAATGAATAATACCGATATCACACATATATATCATATTTCTGATTTGCATATAAGAAATATTCAAAGACATAAAGAATATAGAGCAGTATTTAGAAAATTCTTAAAACAAGTAAAAACAGATAACATCAAAAATTCAGTTATTTATATAGCGGGTGATATAGCTCATGCTAAAACTGAAATGTCACCTGAATTAGTGCAAGAAATAAGTTGGTTTTTTACCGAATGTGCTAATTTACGAGATACTTTTATAATTGCCGGCAATCACGATTGTTTTACACCTAATCATGAAGTTTTAACAAAAACTGGGTGGATAACATTTGCAGATTATGTAAATAATTCTAAAAAAGATGATGTTGCAACATTTAATATAAATAATTCAGAAATTGAATTTCAAACACCTATAGCTAACATTAAAAAGCGATATAAAGTAAATTTAATTCACTTAAAAGGAAAAGATATTGAGCAAATTGTAACACCTACTCACAATATTTTGTATACATATTCACACTATCCTAATAAATTTTACAAAAAAACGGCTAAAGATATTAAAATTAATACACCAATACCTTTAAATGGTATTGTAAATAATTATATCCCAAATATATATGCAAAATTATTAGGATTTTCATTTGCAGATGGTACGTTTGTTTTGAAAAATAAAAAAACAGGAAGTTGTAGAATACAATTTCATTTAAAAAAACAGCGTAAAATAAAATATTTATCTAATTTATTAGATGAATTAAATTATTCATATAATATAAACGTGCAATCAGATGGGACTGTTTATATTAATATTTATTCAACTTTAGCTAAAAATATTTATAATTTTTTTGATGGTAAAAAAGAAATTCCTATTGAAATATTAAATAAAAATTTAAGTTTTTATAGATCATTTATTGATGGCTATTTACATGGTGATGGGAATACTTCTCGTGGAAACTATTGGAGATTTTCATCAATTAATAAAAATAGTGTTGATATATTATTTACAATTGCACGTTTAGCTGGGTATACATCTCGTTTAAATAAATCTGTTATAGTTGGAAAATATACTAATTCAAAACAGCAATATCATGCAAGTTGTACTGATTCAAATAAAATAAGAAATTCAATAATTAAAGAAATAAATTTAATTGATTATGATGATGATGTATATTGTTTAACAGTACCAAATGATAATTTATTAATACGGTATAAAGATAAAATATCAATTTCAGGGAATTGCAACTTAAATAATAATTATCGATTAGATGTATTAACACCAATAGTTGAAAATTTAAATAATCCAAAACTTCATTATTTACGAGAAACTGGGATATATCCATTTAAAAATTTAAATTGGGTAGTATATTCTATAATGGACAATAAAATTAACTGGCCAAATGGGTATGATATTAATATGAAAAATAAAATATGTTGTTTTCATGGGCCAGTTAATAAAGCTCAAACCGATATTGGATATACAGTAGCATCGAATTCATTTATAGTTGATATGTTCGATGGATTTCAAATTTCGATGCTTGGAGATATACACAAACGACAACTTCTACAAAAATTTAGCGAAGAATACATGGAAATAGATGAAGATGATTTGCAATTATATTTAGATAAAGGATGGATTGTTGATAAATAACTATTAAAAAAATACATGGGTAAAAAAATAAAAATTAAACGAATACGGCCTGCAGTTGCATATTGTGGCAGTTTGGTACAACAGAATCATGGCGAACTTTTAGAAAAGCATGGATATTTATTATGGGATGTCAAAAAAAGAAACTTTACCGAACATAATATTCGCAATGATTATGGATATTTAACAATAGATGTTATAAACGGAATAATACCAGATTGGGTGTATGATGAAGTTAACACAAAATTACCGAAATATCCTCATTTAAGATTGCGATTTACCAAAACAGAAGCTGCAGATATGAAACTTCGAATCACAGAATTAAAAAAACTGTTTAAAGTTGCAGAAGTTACGGTAACACGTACTGATACGATTGGTAATCTTAAAACAAACTCAAACTTAAATAAAAATATTGTTGGTGAAGTACATGACGTAACTTTTCAGAATCAATTAATACGAGACTATTTAAAAAGACAATATCTGCTAGATGAATCAGATTTAAATTATATAACTGATATAAATTCAAATATTAATTCACAAATAAATGATACTAACCGAGTAGAAAATATAATTTGGACTCCAATAAAATTTGAGTTTGATAATATGTTTTCATATGGTGAACACAATATAATAAATTTTGATAAAGCAAGAGGCATGATAGGTGTTTTTGCTCCAAATACTGCAGGAAAATCATCATTATTTTCTGCATTATTATTTTGTATATTTGATAAAACTTCAAGAAGTAATTCATCTAAACATATATTAAATAATAGAAAAGACAGTTTTTATTGTAAATTTGAATTTGAAATAGATGAAACTAAATATTTTATTGAACGTACCGCAAAGTGGACTCGTAAAAAAACTAATCTTAAAGTAAATGTAAATTTTTGGAAAGAAACCGCAGGAGTAGTTAAATCATTAAATGGTGAGCAACTTTTGATAAACTGTATCAATTAGCTAGTGATGAAAATCGTGATACGGCGACCATTATCAGAAAATTTAATAAAGATGATTTTACGACTAAATTAGCTAAAAATGAAACTGAACTTATTAAGGTAAAAAGCGAATATGCTACAAAAGATCTTGAATTACAGCAAGAACGAAACAAACTTGATGAATTTAACAAAAAAATTATTAAATTAAATAGTCAAATTGTTCGACTTGATTCTGATTTAGTGGGTATTACTGAACTATTAAAGCGAAAACATTTATTGGAAAATCAATCAGTAGAAACATTACGCCAAAAAAATCAAACTCAAACAAGAATATTAGAATTAGAACGGTTACAATTACGATTAGAAGAAATACTTGATAGTATCGATGAAGAACAACTAAGTATTGATTTAGTAAAATTACATACAGTAAATAATCAAATGATTATTGTAAAAAATGAAATTGATAAATTAATTATTAAAAATGATTCATTAATTCAAAGATTAGCTCATTTAAACTCGCATAAATATAATCCCAACTGTAAAATTTGTATGGAGAACTCAACAAGTATAATTGCATCAAAAGAAAGCGCAAAACTTGAATTACAACGTCAAAATAAATTATTAGAATCTTATAATAATGAAAAACTACGGTTAGATAATAAATTATTAGAATTAAAAAATATAGAAGAAACTGATATTATATTAAAAGATACGCAATCTAAAGAAATACAAGTTGAAAGAGAACTATCAAATCTTATAAATAAAATTGCTACGTATGAAACGGCCGAAGCTAAAAATGAATCTCAACTTTATACTCAAACTAAATTAATTGAAGAATACTATAAAAATGAAGCTCAAATAAATAAAAATAAAATAGTACGTGGTCAACTATCAGTAATTCGTAATAGTCTAGTTGCCACTAAGGAGCATGAACGAAAATTAAACAAAATAATTTTAAGTCTTAATGGAACGTATTCTGGTCTTAAATCTCAAATACAAACTATTAAAGATAGAATTCAAGAAGTTAAAGATTTAGAGCAACAAACTAATTTATTTAAATATTATTTGAACGCATTAAGTAAAGATGGTGTTTCATATGAATTAATTGAAAAAGCGTTACCGATGATTGAGGGAGAAGTAAATAATATACTTGCTCAAATAGTAGAATTTGGTATTCAATTTGAAATAGATGGAAAAAATATAAATGCAAATCTTGTATATGGCGACCAAAAATGGAGTTTAGAAATGTCGAGTGGAATGGAACGGTTCGTATCAGGTTTAGCAATTAGAGTTGCATTAATTAATATTTGTAATTTACCAAGGCCAAATTTTTTAATTATTGATGAAGGGTTTGGTACATTAGATAGTGAAAATATGCAATCATTATATAGATTATTTATATATCTAAAAACTCAATTTGAGTTTGTAATGATAATATCACACATAGATACAATGCGTGATGCTGTAGATAATTTAGTTGAAATTAAAAAAGAAAACGGATTTTCACACGTAAAATTTTAAAAAACATGAATATAGACGAATATGCAAAACCACAAAACTGGTCAGATACAACTTTAAAAAAATTTAAAGCTAAATGTGAAATTCAAGATAAAGAACGTAGAAAATTTATGCAACAATATCATAAAAAGCATGAATGCTGTCCAAAATGTGGAGCAGCTGAACATACATCTACATTAGTAAATTTTCTTTATGATAAAAAACATCCCGAAAAATATAAAGATGCAAATATTTGCAAGTGTGAAAAATGTGGTGATACACACATAGTCCATAATAAAATATCAACTACAAAAACTTAGAACTTATCATTCTTGGCTGAGACTTTATAACTTTATTTGGGTCAATTTTTATATTTCTATTACCAATTCGTTCACTAATCATTTTGTGAATTAATCCTTTTATAGAATATCCATTTTCTTTTGCGTATTGACGTAATAGAGAGTGGGTATTATTATTTAGCTGAACCATTTTATATTTTTCCATGTGATATTTCTTTAGATTTCTTTAGTATAAATATTAGGATTTAATTTTTTGATATATTTATAGAATATACAGAATATTCTTATGGCAATAATCAAAAAATACGCGCCTCTTTTAAATTTATCTAATTATCAAACATTTTTAGAAGATACTAATCCAAATTCTAATTATTTTAGAATTACCGAGTTTAATAATACATTAACTGGTGGTAAAAACGGATTTTTAATTGAGGGTACACCTCATTTACAAGCAACATCTGAAATTAAAATAGAAGTTTTAGATGTAGCAGGTAATCCAGTATATTTTGAATCTGGAAATGGTATTCCAGTTGATTATTATGAAGGTACTTCCATATTAGTATCTATTCATGTGTATGATGATACCCCAATTGGCATAGGAAAAATCACAATATTAGGCGAACTAAAAACTTATGTTAATGATGTTGGCGCAACAGTAGATGTTCCAGTTGAATGGAGCGGATTATACAATGTAAAATGGGAACACGAATTTAAAATAAATAAATTACTTTTAAACGAGGATAAAGTCCGATTTTATAAACGGCCAAATATAACAATAGTTGAACTTATCAAACCGATATTTACAGTTGTAACCCCTAATATTACTCAAACCGGAAGTTTAGTTGGAATTCCTATTACTCCAACCGAAAATACTGATTTAACTAACTGGAGTGCTGGTACGTTATATAAATTACATACCGTAGACGATTCATTTTGGACAGGTTCAGTAGATGAAAATATAATTTCAGTTCCATCATTAAATTATTCAGGAACAGTACGCGACGTATTAAATAATCGTGATGTTTTAGTTGAAACTCCATACACGGAAAATAATATTGTAAAAACTTTTACTACTGCATCATACACTACCACATTTGAACATATTGAAAATCAGTCATTTACAGCATCAGCTTTAACAGGCTCATTTGCTAATATTAAAATAAATCAACTAAAAACTTTTGTAGGAGATGTAGCACGCGTTAAAGTGTATCGTAAATCTCGTAACGATGTAGGAGATTATCAATTTATTCAAGATACAAGAATAGAATCAACCGAATTATTAAAAGATGTTACAATTCAAAATGCAAATGATATTTCATACGGTAACTTTACTGAAACTAATTTCCCAACATATTGGATAACATCATCAAACGCGCATCCAGTATCAATAAACAATACAGAATTATTAAATTCATTATTTATAGATTATAATGTTGGAGTTGGTGGAGTTCAAAAAGTTGAAACAGTAAATACAATTGCAGTTGCGAATGATGTAGAATATACATTATCATTTAAACTAATATTAAACGGTACTCCAGATAGTTCTAAGACAGTTAAAGCATATCTTAGTTCATCTACCTATGAACAAACTTTTTTTGATACTGTAAGTAGTGATTCTAATTTAGAAATAACACGCGTAAGTAAAAATATAATAGCTACAAATGATGCAAATGCTAAACTTGTATTCGAATTTATGGGTGATGATTGGTATATATCTGATGTTAGCTTACGAAATTCACAAGAAACTTCATTTTCACCTGATGAAATTACATTGATACAAAATGTACCAAGAATACTACCAGAAGAAACATTTGATTTTAAATTTGAATTTTATGATATAAATAATAATTTTATTCCAGTTGATGTAACTTCAACTTACACATTTACAGGCGGTAATACTTCTAATGCATCTCAATTAACAAAATTTTTAGAGTTTACTACAGATACATCAACTTTCAGATTTTCATCAGGTTCAAGTGGAAATCCTGTGTTTCAACAAATAGGATTTACGATAACTAAAAATTTATTAACTGGTAGTACTACATACGCATCTTCAGCTTTTGATGATGTAGGTACATATTTAACATCAGCTTCATATGCAGGTGGACAATATCCTGGATTTTTAACAAATGTAACTGATGATGGTGCGACATTAACTATCTCAAATTATACAGGAAGCAATTCAGCAGTAACCGTTGGTTCAATAATATATTCTGCATCTGTTGAAGATACTACTAAATTTCAAACTATTTATCGATTTGAAGATGCATTAGGAATTTCATCATTATTAGCTTCATCTACTTCTACAAATTTTTATTACGAACCAACCGAACTGGTTATACGACCTAGTAACCAAATTATAGATTTTCAAGTAGAACGATTAAATTTAGCTTCAAATACAACTCCAATAACAGTAAATTCTGGAAGTGGAGCACCACCATTAGAATTAGTTTTAGATAACGGTGGAAAACGTGTTTTTCAATTACAAGGTTCAAACTATAATTATTCAGTCGGAAGTGTAACATATGAATTTACTGGGTCAGATTCGCTTGCAAATGAATATTCGGATTCAGTAACAATAACCCCATTAATTAATTTTGATGCAATTTCTGTAAGTCTTACTAAAGAAAGTGTTGTTTTTCCGTCATTATCCACCGGTAATGCATCATCAAACACATACGATACTGGAGACGGAGCAATTTCGGTAAACGTAGGATTTACACCGATATCCTTTGAATCTGGATTAAGTACAAATAATAGATTTGATATTATTGCTGTAACCGGTTCTGGGTGTACACCAAATCAAATAAATCCATCAACAAACACTTATGGAATATCTACATTATTTAATGATAGTGGTTCAATAGAATTATCATTAAGATACAAAGCCGGAAATGGAATAACAACGGATTTTCAAAGAATAGTTACATATAGTAAAGCTAAAAATGCTACTCCAAGTGTTATCACATTTGCAAATCCGTTATCACAAGTAATTCAAGCTGATTCTAGTGGAAGTGGTTCTACTGTTCCAACTAGTATAGAAGTTTCTGCAATAGAAGGTTCGACTGATGTGTTTACTAGTATTGGAACAATTACAACTACTGGAGGTATAACTACAACACAATCGACAAATATAGTAACTGTTACTTCAGATGCAAGTGTGATGTTTGCTAATAATGGAATTATAAATATCCCAATAAATTATACCGATACGGAGGGTACGCCAGGTACACAAACATTAGTTGCTACTATTAGTAAAACACTTGATGGAATTACTGGTTCTGGTGGAATAGATGCAAAAGTAGTAAAATTATCAGCGGCAACTTATGTCATAACATATAATGCAGCTGGTAATACTCCAGCACCAAGTGGAACACTTATTTTTAGTGCGTTTTCTCAAAATTTTACTAATGCATATTTTAAGTTCACAACTAATTCAGCTGAAACACCCAATGAAACATCTTATACTCCAGGAATGGGTTCAAACTTTGATCAGTTTTCAGTAACAATTCCAACAACTTATTTTATCTCACCAATAAATGTAAGAGTCGGTGTCGCAGATGGTAATCAAACAGAATTAGCATTTGATACAGTTACATTATTGGCAATAAAACCAGGTACTTCAGGTGATAGTTCTGAATTTTATTATATTAAACCCATTAACGGTACTCAATTAAAAAATAATCAAGGTACTTTAAATTTACCTAAAACTATATCATTAAAAGATGCATCATTAAATGTTTTAGATACAATTACATTATTAGATGTAACCGATGGTGTAGCAGGCGGAAATATTATATCATCTACCTTAAATACAACCCGTGTTAATACAAATACTAAAGATAATCCAAGTTGGTCATATTCGCCAACCGTTTTAAATGTTACTGGCTCATTTTATGGAACAGATAATATAAATTATACAAGTGATTTAATACTTACACCAAACTATGTAAATCCATTAGATTATTATAAATATAATATTGGGACAAGTGATCCAAATATTACGGTAATCGTAGATGACGGTGATGGAAATATATTAACTGAAAATATTGCTATAGCAACAAAAGATGTACAAGTAACTTATACTTTTACAGATCCACAAACAAATGTAATAACAAAAACACATGAAACATTTTATATTGTTTCTGATGGTCAAGATGGATATGACGCTATAACATCTATTTTAACGAATGATAGTCATACAATTCCAACCGATAATAACGGTAATAACGGTAACTATGCTGGTTCAGGCACTGAAATTCATATATATGAAGGTACTACTGAATTAAGTTATGATGGAGTTGGCACAGTAAATGGTACATGGAATATATCGCTTACACCAACAAATATCTCAAATGGATCTATTATAGATTCTGGTGATTTTGTAACGATTAGTAATCAATCAAATATGATGTCTGATGTTGCTAGTATATTATATGAAATTAGTGGTTCGCGCGCAGGTGGCGATTTGTTTAATATTTCAAAAATACAAACATTTAGTAAATCAAAACTTGGTGCTAGTGGTTCTAACGGAAATAATGCTCGAGCAGTATCATTGACAAGTGATAAATATGTAGTAAATTATGATGGTGATGATAATTTAGTTGCAGGCCAATCAATTTTATTAACAGCTACGGCACAAAATTTTACAACGCCATATTATGAATTCAGAAGTGGCTCATCTGTTGTTCAATCATATTCGCCAACTGCTACTCATACTCCAATAAATTCATCTCAATATCCAATATCTAATACAGCAGATAATTGGACTGTAAATGTTAAAGAGAACGGAAGCGGTGCAGTTCTAGCATTTGATAATATAGATTTAAATGGTATCCGAGAGGGTTCAGATGCGTTTACTGTTTTTTTAACAAATGATAGTCATACATTTTCAGCTCCTGTATCTGGATTTAGTGGCATTCAATATACAAACGGTTCATTCGAAATTAGAGTATTTAGAGGCAATATTCAATACACATATGCTGTAAGTGGTACTAATACATACAGTATAGGAACAGTTACTACAAGTGGAATATCAACTTCTCAATCCACCGTATCATCTCAACGAAAATTTACACAAAGTGCATTAACAGCCGATACTGGTAATGTAGTTGTAAATATAATAGATAATACGACAGGCACAACCTTTTCAAAAACATTTACATTTGGCGTTTCACGAACTGGTGCAACAGGTTCAAACGGTTCAAATGGTACAAATGGTACAAATGGTACTGATGCTAAAAAGTCAACTACTGGTTATGTGTACTATCAATTAGCAGCGCTAACACAACCATCAACTCCAAGTGCGACATCATATACATTTTCAACATTCTCATTTTCAGGATTAACTGCTAAGTGGTCTAAAACACCTCCAATTGCTACGGGTGATAGTAAGTATTGGGTTTCGGTTTATAATGTAACAGAAACCACTGCTTTAGGTAATATAGGTATCCCAACGTTTACTGCCGCAAGCAATTCATTACAATTTACAGATATCGCAACATTCTCTGCATTAAGTGGTAGTAATACAACTGTAATTAACGGTGATAATATTACAACTGGCGTTTTAAAATCAGCAAATTATATTTTTGATAATGCTAGTAATTTCGCTGCAACTGGTTCTGTATTTACGTTAACAGATGGCACAATATCAACTCCAGTATTTTATAGTAATAATAATAATGCTGGATTTATAGGAAGTATTTCAGCATCAAGTGGTAATATAGGTTCTTGGGATTTTAATTCAAATACATTATCATCAGCTTTTAATAGAATATCTTTAGATGCATCTAATGAGTCTATTATAGTTAGAGATTCTAATGATGCTATAAAATTATCAATTAATACAGATACAATATTACCTGACCCAACTATTGGCGAAATTCATGATAAATCAGTTGTTGTAAGTAATGTAATTCATACATCCTATTTTTTTAATGGAGCTAGATATTTTATTAATGCTGATGCAAACCAATATATATATTATGATACACCTGCAGTACTGGCTGGAAGTACTACATTATATTCAGCTGTATGGGATATTCCTTCTTTAATATTTAATGCAGCATCACCTTCTGGTGGTTTTACTAATATTGGATTAACATTAGAAATACGCACAGCATCATATATTTAGATATTACGGATCTTCACCAACACTTAATCCTGCTGCATATATTACAACAGTTGCAAATACAAGTACTATTTCAGTTAGAACTGCTAATCCTGGTATAACTCTTAATGGTGCTGGTGTATTAGTTAATAGTGATACTAGTAGATATGTAACTGTAGATACTTCTACTGCTAATATAGGAAATAATTTAGTAAACATAGCAGGAGGATTAACATTAGACGGTTCAGATTTAACATTTGGAAATAGTGGAACATATAATACAACAGGATATCAAAGATTACCTAATGGATTTATGATGCAATGGGGAAGAGCTAATGGAACTAGTGCAACTACAAATATTACATTTCCAACATCATTTATGATTGAGTGTAAAGCTGTAACTGTTAACACAATAAGAAATAGCTCTGGTGCAAATGGATTTAATTACGTTTCTTCAATTAGCACAACGGGAGCAACAGTAATACTTGATAGTCCATACGATTGTTATTGGGTAGCGTTAGGATATTAAAAAAAAAGATTAAAAAATGAAAAAATATTACGGAAATTACGGAACAAACGGTTATTATAAAGGGTTCTATACATCAGATGTATGGGAACTTAAAAATATTCCAGTACCTTTTATTGAATTAACTAAACAAGAGTGGTTAGATGCAATAGAAACACGTTGTAAAGTAGTTAATGGATTACATACTAAAGAACCGTTAACTGCAACTGAAACAGAAGTTAGAGATAAAAGTGTAATTAGAGCCAAAAGAAATCACTTATTAAAACAATCAGATTGGACACAACTATTAAATTCACCTATTTCTGCCAATAAACAAGCAGAATGGGCAACATATAGACAACAATTACGTGATATTACTAAAACTAAACCATATATATTCCCAACAAAGCCTAAATAATATGAAAAAAACTACAATAAAATATTATTTAATTAAAAATCTGTAGTTTTTTCTTATATTATAAGTATTAACAATAAAATAGGGATGAGTAGTCCCGAATTAACGCTTCTGGACAGTACTACACTAGTAGCTGGGTGAAAGAAGAAACAAAAAGTATTTTATTAATTTTTATTAAAATACTGTACTATAATAAGAATATCGTAATAAAACTGTATTAAAAATAAATTATCAATAAAAATGATTTTTTTTGTACATTTTATATATTTTTATATATATATTTATGACTAGCTTATAAGCTTATAAGTATAAATTCTTACTTATACTATTTTTTTAAATATATATAATACAGCTTATAAGCTTATAAGCTTAGCCTACAAGTATAAATTCTTACTTATCCTATTTTTTAAATATATAATAAAACTTATAGACTATATAATGTAATTAAAAAAAATACATTTCACATTTTATTTAAGCATTTATTTTATCAACTAAAAATGTTGAACTCCATTTTCAACTATAATAGAGAAGACTGGCGATTTTTTATTATAAAATATAATTTATTATAGATTATGCTTAAATAAAATGTAAAAATTAAAAATTCAAATACATACTAGAACATTACAAATTTAATTAAATACAATATGACAAAAATTATAATACATGGTAACGAATCAAGAATGAAACTTAAACAAGGAGTTGATAAATTATCAGCTGCAGTAAGCTGTACATTAGGGCCAAAAGGTAGAAATGTAGTTTTAAGTAAAAAACTTTCTTCTCCTCATATTACAAAGGATGGTGTTACTGTTGCAAAAAGTGTAGAACTTGATGATCCAATTGAAAATATGGGAGCTCAGCTTGTAAAAGACGTTGCTTCAAAAACGAATGATTTAGCAGGTGATGGTACTACTACCGCTACTGTATTAACTCAATCAATATTTAATTCAGGATTAAAACTAGTTACATCAGGCGCAAATCCAACTGAATTAAAACGTGGTATTGATATAGCGGTTAATCATATAGTAGATAACCTAAGAAAAAATTCAAAATTAGTATCATCACCAGAAGAAATTGTACAAATAGCAACAATTTCAGCAAATAATGATGAAACTATTGGATTAATGATTGGAGATGCTATGGAAAAAGTTGGTAAAAACGGAGTAATTACTGTAGAAGAAGCTAAAGGTACTGAAATTGAAGTAAAAACGGTAGAAGGCATGCAATATGATAAAGGTTACCTTTCACCATATTTTATAACAAATCAAGAAACGCTAGTATGCGAATTAGAAAATCCTTATATTTTATTGTATGATAAAAAAATATCTACAATAAACGATTTATTACCATTACTAGAACCTGTTGCTAATAGTGGTCGACCATTATTAATAATTGCAAGTGATATCGATGGTGAAGCACTTGGAACACTCGTAGTAAACAAATTAAGAGGTTCATTAAAAATAGCAGCAATAAAGGCACCAGCATTTGGAAATAGAAGAAAAGAAATATTAGAAGATACAGCCGTTTTAACTGGCGGAACAGTAATATCTGATGAAGTTGGATTAAAATTAGAAGATGCAACACTTTCACACTTGGGTACTTGCGAAAAAATAAATATTGATAAAGATACAACTACATTTATTAACGGAGGTGGTAAATCAACTGATATTAAATCTCGTATAAGTGTTATAAAACAACAAATAGAAAATTCAACATCAGAATATGATAAAGAAAAACTTCAAGAACGTTTAGCTAAAATAAGTGGTGGTGTTGCGATAATTTATATTGGAGCATCTACTGAAACTGAAATGAAGGAGAAAAAAGATAGAGTTGATGATGCGTTGCATGCAACACGTGCTGCAGTAGAAGAAGGGATTGTAATCGGCGGTGGTTTAGCATTAATAAACGCATCGAAAAATCTAAAAATAAATCAAACATTAACCGAAGATGAACAACTAGGAGTAAAAATTGTACAAACTGCAATTGAGGCCCCTTTTAGAATAATAATTGAAAACGCAGGAATATCGCCAGATGTTATTCTTAGTAAAATAGAAGCATCTAAAAAAAATTATGGATATAATGTAAGAACAAATGAATATGTAAATATGCTAAAAGCTGGAATTATAGATCCTACAAAAGTAACACGACTTGCATTAACACACAGTGCATCTGTTGCCGGATTACTATTAATGACATCATGTGTTATTGCTACTAAACAAGAAAAAACACCAGTATTACAGCCGCAACTTCCTGGAATGAGATAAAAAATATTTTATAAAAATAAATTTTAAAATGAGAATTTGGTAAAGTTTTATCGAGTTCTCATTTTTGTTATATTTATATATTAGATAATATAATATAATATCATATGAATACAAAATTAAGTAATTATTTAGTAAAACAAATACTTTTAGAAGATACACCTGATAAAATAAAAAGAACAATTGTAATTTTTACAGGCCGATTTCAGCCATTTCATAATGGTCATTATGCAATATATTTATATTTAGTTAAAAAATTCGGAAAAAATAATATCTATATAGGTACTTCTAATGTTGTTTCTAAAGATAAATCACCATTTAATTTTAAAGAAAAATTTAAAATAATAACTACTATGTTTGATATTCCAAAATCAAATGTAATTCAGATTAGAAATCCATATAAACCAGTTGAAATTTTAAGTAAATTTGATGAAAATACTACTGCATATGTTGCTGTAGTTGGTAAAAAAGATTCAACAAGGCTAGGCGGAAAATATTTTAGAAAACTTGATAATAATAAACCAACTGAACCATATAAAGATGCTGGATATGTATTTATCGCGCCAACACTTAGTACATTAAGTGGTACAACCGTTAGAAACGGATTAGCATTAGGAACAACAGATGAAAAGAAAAAATTCTTTGAAACGGTAGCTTTTCCTAGTTACAATAAAACAATTTTTAATTTAGTTACATCTAAATTAAATGAAATAGTTGAAATTAGTAAAGAAACAATTGAAGAATGGTTATTAAATGAAAACTCGCTCGGTACAGTTGATGCTGATGATGGGCCATCTAGTTTTATTGGAACGTTCGATACATTTTCTAAAGTGTCAACAATACGAGCTAAAAAAATAGGATACGAGGTTATTAATATGATAATGACTAAAGATGTTGAAGATTATCAGAATTATCCGACTTATCCAAAAGGCCCAGTAACAGCTGTATCATTCTATCCTGCAGGTGTAATTGGAGCTATGACACCGAATAACCAAATTGATATTTATTCAAGTAATGCATATACAAAATGGTATGCACATGCAACACGAAAAGCTACATTAGCTGGTTATGAATTATTAAAAACTCAACTTGAAAAAAATGCAGAAGCACAAATAAAAGCGTTATCTGGCGAAATAGCCCATGCTGACAGGGAAATTGAGTTCGAATTTGAATTATACATGAATGAAAATATAACATTACCAGTTGATATTGGCGATACTATTTTAATGGGAAAATTCAAAAATAAAAAAGTAGTAGTTAAAGATATAGGAGTTGATGCACACGGCATGCCTACTATTAATGGTAGAAGCATAACAACATTCAGATTATTTAAAAAAGCACCAAACGTTTTTGAAAGTATAGTAACCGAAGATATAACAACAGGATTTAAAAATTTAGGTATTCCTCGTAAAGATATGCCACAAATTGAATCTAGTAAATTAAAAAACTATTTAAAATATATTAAAGCTAATGGTTATTCATATAAAATTGAAAAAATACCAATATCAAAATTAAATCTTACACAAAAAAATATTAATAGAGATAAAGTAGAAACATTAATGACTAAATCTGTATCTAATTTATCTAAACCAATTGTAGTTTCTAAAGGCGGATATATTTTAGATGGTCATCATAGAGTGTTGGCCTTATATGCATTAAATAACAAAGCTAAGATAGTTGCAGTACGAATAAATTTAGATATTATTCCATTATTAAAACTTTCTCGTAAATGGGATGACGTATCATTTAAACATATACACGAACTAGCCTCAAATATTATAATTGAAAGTGAAGATGACAAATTCACACATATTGGATACGGTAGATATAAAAAAGTTGGTTCTGAAAAGGATAAATCAGCACCTGTATATACTAAAAACGCTAGTGGTCACTATGTAACCACCAGTACAAAAAAATTAGGTAAAAAAACTGCAAGTCCAACACCAAATATTTTTGATAAATCAACCTCAGATAAATCTAAATCAAATGTATCTGGAACAATAAAACAAAAAACGACTGATAAATTTGCAGATGTACGTAAAAAATTAGAAACATGGTCTGATGAAGAAAAACATTTTTTTGTGCAAGAAATGCATAATGGCGAGTCTAAATTAAGACGAACCATAGCAGAAACTATTAAAGATAAATTAAAAGGTAGTTTAATTAAGATAAAACACGGTGCAAAAGAAGAAATAGAAGAATTTAAATATGCAGGAATAGCAGCAAAACATTTCATGTCTGGAAAAAATCTATCAGATGAAGAAAAATCTGCGTTAAAAGGTGTAGCTATAAAAGTAGTTACAACAGCTCTTTTTGGCGTTGCAACTGGCGGAATTGGTCATGGTCTTATAGCATTTGCCGGTCATGTTGCACAAGAATTTATTCCACACGTAGTTGCTGAAACTATATTAAAAGGGGCTGGTAAAGCAGCATTATTTGCCGGTGTCGAACCTGATGATAAAGCATTAGAAACATTTTTAAAAATAGTACTTAAACGATTTGGTACGGAGAAAATTCCGCCAGAAATAATGAAACGTATTATTACTAATTATAATAAAGAAAATGTAACTGAAAATACCATAATTACAGAAGCTAAACATACATTAAATCTTGCATTACCAGCAAGTGTTAAAAAAATTGATAAAGCATTTAAAAAACACGGTAAAAAATTATATGTAGTAGGTGGAGCAGTTAGAGATGCTATTTTAGGCAAAAAGCCACATGATTTCGATTTATCAACCGATGCAAAAGCAGATGAAATGGTTGATATTTGTAAAAAAGAAGGATTAAAATGTGATACTATCAGTATAAAATATGGAACAGTTATAATAGATGGCGATGAAGTAACACAATTTAGAACTGATATAGGTAAAAATCGTAAACTAACTGGAATAGATTATACTGATATTGAGGGGGATGTAAAACGCAGAGATTTAACAATTAATGCACTATTTTATGATATTGATCGTAAAGAAATTGTTGATTTAGTTGGTGGTATAAAAGATTTAAAAGATAAAAAAATTAGAACAGTAGGAAATGCAGCAGATAGGTTTGCAGAAGATCATTTACGTAAATTACGAGCTGTTAGATTTACTTCTAAATTAGGTGGAAGCATGGATACAGATACCTTACTTGCAATTAAGAAAGATCCTACATTAAAGGATGTCAGTCCAAATAGAATTAGAATGGAATTTATAAAATCAATAGAATCTGCTAAATCAACTAAAACCTATTTAGATTTAATGGAAAAACTAAAATTTTTATCATTAACATTTCCAAATTTAAAAATAAATAAACCATACATAGATGATTCAGATTATATTGTAGTAATGGCTCAATTATTAAAGAAAAATAGTAAAGATTTATTAGAAAATGTTTTAAATAAAATAGGATATACTACAAAAGATATTATTAATGTAATATTTTTACAATCATTAGATAAATTCAAACCAAAAGATATTGTTGAGTATAAAAAACAGCAAAAACGAACAACATTAACAAATAAACAAATTATAGATTATGGTAATCATAATAAAGTAGATTATACTAAATTTGTCAAATTTAGTATTAATGTAACTGGGAAAGATGCACCGGCTAATATAAAAGGTAAAGAAATTGGAAACTGGATTAATAATGAAGAAGAAAAACGATATTTAAATGAATCTAATATAAATAATAAATTGCAAATAAGAACGTTTAAAGAGCTTTTTAGTAAACTACCTACTGATTTACAGAAACGTGTTTTAAATCTAAAACACATAAGACAAGATACAATACACCACCCAGAAGGAAACGTTTTAAAACATACAATAACAGTAGTTAATCGAGCATTAAAACAAAGTCCAGATGATATTAATTTAGCTATAGCGGGATTGTTTCATGATATCGGTAAAGATGAAACTAGCGGAATTAATCCAAAGACTGGTCGTATAACTCATTATGATCATGAAAAAATATCAGCAGCATTAATAAAAAAATATCGTAATATTATCATTAATTTAGGAGGAACACCATCAAAAATATTTTTTATTGTAAAAAATCATATGAGAATGAAAAATTTTGATAATATGAGATTAGCTAAACAACGAAAATTAAAAAGTTTTGGTTCATTTGATAAATTAAAAAAGTTTTCGGATAAAATGGATAAAGGTGGTTTGCATGAAATGGGATGGCAACAATTAAATACGATTGATAAAGTTGCAGATAATAAAATGAGGCCAGAAGATATTATATTTACTAATCATTTTTTTGATAGAGTTAATGATCCTAGAAACAAGATAGAAATAACAGAAAAAGAATTAATAGATTTCTTTACACGATTATCAAAACATAAATCAGAATTAAAGGATTTTCTTTCTAACTATAACGAAATAATGGTAAAAGATGATAAAACTAATATTAATATACCATTTATAAAAACTGCAAATAAACTCATTGCAAAAACTATATTAAGAACCGCTACGTGGCACCAAAATAAAACGCCAGAATTACATATAGAATCTAAAAATGAAATTTCAGTATCTAAATTTAAGAACACAGTTCATGAATCTATACACGATTTAGTAGATGATTTGGATGAAAATCTTGAACAGTTTGTATTAGCAGATAATAACTATAAAGATAACGATAAAATTTTATTACAATGCGGCGGAACTTATGGACACATGAGCCACCCATTCGATATTGATGTAAATTTAACGTTTGGTCAACTTAAAGATATTGCTAATAAAGCTTTAGACGGAAATTTAGAATTTACACGCGAAAAAACAGATGGCGTAGCACTGTCAATTAGTTGGAAAAACGGAAAATTGATAGCTGCAAGAAATACGGGACAATTAAAGAACCACGGAGAAAATGCAATGGATATTAAAGGAATAGCGGCTAAATTTAAAGGTAGAGGTGGATTAACCGATGCATATAATTTCGCAATGCAAGATTTAACAAAAGCTATTGGTGGATTATCTCAAAAACAAAAAGATAAAATATTTGCTAATGGTGCAAAATTCATGCAGCTTGAAGTTATATTTCCAAAATCAGTAAATGTAATAGCGTATGGTCAATCATTATTAATATTTCATGGTACGTTTGAATATGGATTAGACGGAAAACCGATTGGAGAATCTACAACCGATGCCAAACTACTTGCAGGTATGATAAAACAAATAAATCAAAATGTTCAAAATACTTATACTATTCAAGGCCCACCTATTATTAAGTTACCTAAAAATCAAAATTTAAGTGCTAAAAAACCGGCATATATTAGTAAAATTAATAATTTAGAAAAAGAATTTGGATTAAAAGATACTGATGGAGTAGCTGCGTATCATCAAGCTTGGTGGGAAAACTATATTATAAAAAATTCACCTACAACATTAGATAAAACTGCGTTAGTCGGATTAGTTAAACGATGGGCATTTTCAGATAAATCATTTAGATTAAATACAAAAACTATATCAGATGATAAAGCATTAACTTGGGCTAAACAAATTGATAGTAATGATCACGATAAAATTTCAAAACAAAATTTAATGAAATTCGAAAATATATTTTTAGGTATTGGTGCAGATGTTTTAGAATTTACAAAATCAGTACTTACCGTTAATCCAGATGAAGCTTTACAAAAAATAAAAGATAGAATAACTCAAACGATTAAAGATGTTACTCAATCAAAAGATCCTAAAAAAATTGAAAAATTAAAATTAGAATTAAAACGATTAGATTCAATAGGTGGTATCGATAGAATTGTACCAAGCGAAGGAATCGTTTTTGTATATAATGATCATACGATTAAAATGACCGGCGGTTTTGCTGCCCTTAATCAACTTTTAGGTATTTTTTATAAAAAATAGTACCTGTAAATTTATCTAAAACTTCAAAAAAACATAATTTTCGTAGTTTAAATTAAAAGAGTAATCCCTTACTATAATTCCTTTTTTCATTTTGACAATACTTATATACATAGATATGTAACTAATATATAACAATATAAAAAAAATAATATTATGGCTAAAGAATTTAAACGAAGTTTTATGCATAAAACTAGAAGAAGACTTGCAGATATGGTTCATACTGGCGAATATGAAACATCAACCGTATCCGGGTGGAGCTCTCCAACCGAATTTCATAAAATTGGCGATATTTGGGAAGATGAACATAACAGATATGAACAAAAAGACGGATATATTGTTAAAGCATCTAAAAATTCAGAAGTATTTCAAGAAATACGTGATTATTTAAATGAAACAACAATTTGTAAAAATCCAAAATGTAAACGAATTAATAAATCCAAAACAGATAAAAAACTAATTAAAAAAACAGGTTACTGTATAGATTGTTTGGCAGAAATTGAAACAAAAATTAAAGCCGAAGGATTTTGGAAAGATTATCAAAATTACAGAATTTGGACAGAAATGATTAAGCAAGGAAAGACACAACTAGAATTAATTAAACAAGCTCATGATGACGCAAAACAAGTTTATGATTATGTAAATGAAGATGGTACATTAGAACATTGGAGATTACCAGATTCAGTAGAAAATGTAAAATCTGATATGAAAGACTTAATAAAAAAGGGCACAACTGAAATTAGTGAGTTGGAAACTAAACGAAATGAAGTTTTTGAAATTTTGAAAAAAAACAATTATGACTGCTATTTATAAAAATATAAAAAATATATTAATTTTTATATTAATAGGTGTCATTATATTATTAAAGGTTTTTGAACCTAAACCAGTTGATTTAAAAAAATATATCAAAATTGGCGGTAAAAAATATGAATTATTATCAAAAAAAATAGATACATTATGGATAAAGCAAGACACCGTAAAAATACCTAATTATATTCCAACTCCTGTAAGCATATCCCCTATACCACAACCAATTCCAGTAAATATAGATACATTAGCAATATTAAAAGATTATTATGCAAAATATTTCTATAAAGATACTGTTAAAGTATCTAAATATGGTAACGGCGTTATTAATGATACCATAAGTAAAAATAAAATAATATCACGCAGTATTATGTGGGATTTAAACATACCAATTGTAAAAGAAACCATAACTATTAAATCATTACCAAAAGCCAAAGTATTCTTTGGGGGTAGTGTTGGTATTGATAAACGTAAATTTTTGAATAATGTGAATGTTGGATTATTACTTAAAACTAAACAAGATAAAATATACGGATTAAATATGGGATTATCTAATTCATATCGTAATGGTTCAAGTATAACACCCTATATAGGGATATCATTATATTGGAAGATAAAACTAAGACGAAAATAGCATGGCAGTAAATCAACCCCAAAAAAAATTATCATTAAAGGATATTATAAAGTTAGAGTATAAGAAATGTGCAGTAGATCCTGTATATTTTATGAAAAAATACTGTATGATTCAGCATCCAACTCGCGGAAAAATACCATTTAATTTATATCCATATCAAGCAAAGACTTTAAAGGAATTTAATGAAAACAGATACAATATTGTATTAAAATCTCGACAAACTGGTATATCGACACTTGTAGGCGGATATTCTTTATGGAAAATGCTATTTAATGAAGATTTTAATATATTAGTAATTGCAACAAAACAAGAAGTTGCAAAAAATTTAGTAACTAAAGTACGTGTAATGAATGATTATCTTCCGTCTTGGCTAAAACAAAAAGCAGAGGAAGATAATAAATTATCATTACGTTATACAAACGGATCACAAATTAAAGCTACATCATCTGGCGGTGATGCAGGTAGGTCAGAATCATTATCATTATTGGTATTTGATGAAGCAGCATTTATCGATGGTATAGATGATATTTGGATATCAGCTCAATCTACATTATCAACCGGTGGTGATGCAATTATATTATCTACACCAAACGGAGTAGGTAATTTCTTTCATAAAACATGGCAAGGTGCACATCTGACAGGCAATGATTGGAATAAATTCAATCCGATTAGATTACATTGGTCATTACATCCAGAACGAGACCAAAACTGGAGAGATGAACAAGAACTTTTATTAGGCCCTAAAGCAGCTGCACAAGAATGTGATTGTGATTTTATTTCTTCTGGTAATTCTGTTATTGATGCATCATTATTAACATTTTATAAAGAAACCTATTGTCAAGAACCACTAGAAAAGACTGGTTTTGACGGAAACTTATGGAGGTGGGAATATTCTGACCCAGCTAAATCATACATGGTAGTTGCTGATGTTTCGCGTGGTGATTCTGTCGATTTTTCGGCATGTCATGTACTTGATATTGAAGCAGCTGTACAAGTTGCTGAATATAAAGGTAAATTATCTACAAAAGATTATGGAAACTTTTTAGTATCATTAGCAACCGAATATAATGATGCACTACTAGTAATAGAAAACGCAAATATTGGTTGGGCAGTAATTCAACAAGTGATTGATAGAAATTATGGTAATTTATTCTATATGAGTAAAGATTTAAAATATGTGGATACTCAACGCCAAATGAATAATAAATATAGAGCTGAAGAACGTGGTATGGTTGCTGGATTTTCAACAACAGCCAGAACAAGACCACTTATTATTTCTAAACTAGATTTATATTTCAGAGAAAAATCAATCACGATACGTTCGACTAGGTTAATTGATGAATTATTTGTATTTATTTGGGTTGGAAATCGAGCGCAAGCAATGAGAGGATACAATGATGATTTAGTTATGTCCTTGTCAATTGGATTATGGGTACGCGATACAGCATTACGATTAAAACAATCTGGTATTGATTTAACACAAAAAGCATTAGGTAATATATCACAAACTGAACAAGAATCTGGATTTTATAGTGGAACTCAAATGAATGATAATCCGTGGACATGGAATGTGGGCGGAGAAACCGAAGATTTAACGTGGTTAATTGGTCAACCTCCATCTGAACCATCCAAATAAAAAAAAATATATATTTATAATTATAACACAAAATATTAATAAATTCAAATAAAAATGGCAAATACAGGCTTTTTTACAAGATTAAGAAAACTATTTAGAGCAAATGCAGTAGTAACGATTGATAAAAACGGTAATCGTAATGTTTTTGATAGTGATAATAAACAACAAACAAATTTATCAGGGTTGCGTGATAGATATACAAAAATTCAAAAATCATTCTATGAACAAGCTGGTGGAGCACAATCAATGGCCTATCAGCAAGTACGTAGAGAAGTATTTCGAGATTTTGATGCAATGGATAATGATCCAATAATAGCATCTGCATTGGATATATATGCTGATGAATCTACATTAAAAAATGAGGCAGGCGATTCTCTTGTTATTCGTTCTGATAATCCAAAAATCCGAGAATTATTAAATAATTTATATTATGATGTTTTAAATATTGAATTTAATTTATGGCCATGGGTACGAAATCTTTGTAAATATGGCGATTTATTTCTTGCTTTAGAAATTGCAGAAGGTAAAGGAGTTGTGAATGTGATACCTCAATCTGTATATAATACTGAACGAATAGAAGGGTTTGATCCACACTTTCCAAACGCAGTAAAATTTAAAGTTGAAAATGACCCTTTAATGAAAGGTGAATATGATAATTCAGAAATGGCACATTTTAGATTGCTTTCAGATACCAATTGGTTACCATACGGAAAAGCTATGATTGAAAATGGTAGACGATTATGGAAACAATTATCATTAATGGAAGATGCTATGTTAATAAACCGTATCATTAGAGCGCCAGAAAAACGTGTATTTAAAATAGATATTGGTAATATCACACCTAATGAGGTTGATAATTATATGCAACGTATTATTAATAAAATGAAAAAAGTTCCATTTTTGGATAAAAATACAGGTGATTATAATTTAAAATATAATATGCAAAATATTACTGAAGATTTTTATTTACCAGTACGTGGTTCAGATAGTGGTACAAGTATTGAAAATATAAGTGGATTAGAATATAGTGCAGTTGAAGATATTGATTATTTAAAAGCAAAATTATTTGCAGCATTAAAAATACCAAAAGCATATTTAGGATATGAAGAACAAGTAAATGGAAAAGCAACATTAGCTGCAGAAGATGTACGATTTGCAAGAACAATCGATAGAATACAAAGAACAGTTGTTTCTGAATTAGCAAAAATTGGTGTAATTCATCTATTTTCACATGGAATCCCTCGTAATGAAATAACTGATTTTGATTTACAATTAGTTAATCCATCAACAATTTACGAACAAGAAAAAGTAAATCTTTGGTCTGAAAAAATCAGATTAGCATCTGATATTAAAGATTTAAATATGCTTTCAAAAGATTGGGTATATGATAATATTTTTAAATTAAGTAAAGACGAACGTAAATTAGAAAGTGCTAAAGTTATCGAAGATTTAAAAGATAAATTTAGACAAGAATCAATTCAAAGTAATGGAATAGACCCTGCCAAACAGGCTAAACCTACTGATGTAGAAGATAGTTTAAATAAATTAAGTCAAGAGTTAAAAGATACTGGCGGTCGCCCACGCGAAGGTAATACTTATGGAAAAGATAAACATCCATACGGTAGAGATCCATTGGGCAACAAAGAACGACAATCAGTAGTTACAGGTCGCCAATCTGAACAACAAGTTACTAAATATATTAATGGAATATCAGCTAAATTTAAACTTATACGTGAGCAACACAATATGCTAGACGAATCTAACATTCTTAATGATAATTAAATCATATTTAAGTTGTATGATAATATAGATAAGATTGATACATATATTATAATGTTAAATCATATTAATATTAGATAATCTAAAAAATTAACTTAAAGTTTTTAACTTTATATTTATATATGAGTTTTTGAATATATCAAAATACGAAGTTTATAAAAAAAGGTAAAAAATATTATTGTAAATACACTAAATTAAGAAAAAAAAGATATAATTAGTCAAAGGAAATCAAAAAATTTTCTATTGCGCAGATTTATACAAAACAAATATGAAAAAATCAAAGATTCGCCATTCGAAATTTAAAAATACAGGATTTCTTTTTGAATTGTTAACTAGACAAATCACACTAGAAATCTTAAATAATAGTCCAGAAGAAAAAGCTAAAAAAATAATACAAGAATTTTTTGGTAATAAAACTCAACTAGCGAAAGAATTAAAACTATATACATTATTAATAAATGAAAAATATAATTCAGAAACAAAAGCTGAAAAATTTATTGATGCTATATTAGATGCCCGAAGCAAAATAAATGAAGATAAATTGGCAAGGGAAAAATATAAACTTATAAAAGCTATCAAAGAAAATTTTGATATTTCTCAATTTTTATCATCACCAGTAACAAATTATAAAGTATTGGCATCGATTAATAAATTATTTGAAGCAAAAAAGAATGATATATCAAATATTCAAGATGTATTTAATTCAAAATATACATTAGTAGAACACATTGCATCTAACCCTGCTAAATCAGCTAAACCAATTTCTGATATGGTGTTTGAAACATATAAACACCAAACAAAAGATTTAAGATTACTTACATATAAGATTTTGGTTGAAAGTTTTAATAAAAAATATACAAATTTAAATGTTTTGCAAAAATCATTATTACGTGAATACATAAATAATGTGAATAATACGTCTAAATTCGGAGAATATTATAATAAACAACTTAAAAATGTAATAACTGAATTATACAATATGTATTCTAGCATAAGTGATACAGTAACCAAAATTAAATTAAAAGAAACTATTAATGTATTAAAAAAACAAAAGATTGGTAAAAAAATAACTGATTCATACGTTTCTGCGTTAATGTTATCGTATGAACTAATTAAGGAAATCAATGATGCAAAAAAGAAAAAAACTGTCTAAATATATTGATGAAATAATCGATGAAGTATTTCTTGAAATTAAGAAAGATGAAGAATTAGAAGAAACAACTACAGGCGCTGTTGCTGGGTATAATACTCCGAATGTATTCGGAGATAATTCTAAAAAATCAAAAGATAAAACTAAAACGGTTTCTACCCAAGCCGGTTATGAAGTTATTGGTAATGATGTACATAATATAAGTGAAGCAACTTATAATACTAAAAGTGAAGCGATGACTGCGTATTTTAAAGGAAAACTTACATCAAAAGAACTTAATAATATAGCACATACTTACTTTAAATCAGCAATCGCAACTAAACCCCAAGTAAAAGCTTTTCTTAAAAATAACTTTTTATTGAGTGTAACTGCTGATTCACTTGGTATTTCAAAAGAAACATTAATAAAACGTACTAAAGATTTATTGGTATTTGCAGAAAATGCTAATGAATCTAATACAGCTCATTCAATAAAAGAAATTCAAGATTTAATTCCTGGTGGTTTAGCTAAAGGATTAAATCTTGGAGATATTGCACGCAAGCATAATAATGATATTAATGAGTTAACAAAAGAATTTCAACGAGGAATTAAAGTTGAAATAGAACACACAACAGATATAAATCTTGCTAAAGAAATTACATTAGATCATTTATTTGAAGATCCAAAATATTATACAAAACTTGCAACTGTTGAAGATGAATCAATAGCTGAAACTACATTTGATAATCATAAAATTGAATTTAAATTAGGTGATGCTGTTGTAATATTAAATAAACATAATTCATGGAATCCGAATAGATGGACATTAGATTGGTCTGACAACAGTCATTCAGTATCATGGATGAAATATAAATTTAATGCAGTTCCGCAAGAAACAAATGTTGATGAATCAATAAATAATAGATTTAATGTAATTTTTGAAAATATAAAAGAAGGAGTGTTTTGGCCAAAATCAAAATTACCAACTTCACTAGAAACTGTATTACGACATGAACTTAATATCTATAAAAAAGGAATGTGGCATGTAGTTGATAAAGATTTATATTATAATGGTAAACGAATATTAACAATTAAAGGTAACGATTCAGTAAATTCAATTTTAAAAAAATTAGGTAAAAAAAATATAAAAGAAGTTGCACCACCTAAAGTGAATAGGTGGCTAAATTTAAAAAATGATAAATCCATATCTCCACATAAAAAACTTGCTATGGGATTAAAAGGTTTACAAAACCAATTACAAGAAGTGGAAAAATTTCTAGGTTGGTATAATAAAATCAAGAATATTAATGAATTAGAATCAGATTCCTATTGGAAACGAACAAATAGACATATTTATAAAATAAAGGAACGTCTTGTAAATATTGCAAGAACTTTAAAAGAAATTGAAAAATAAATATGAAATCAATAGATATAAACGAAAAAATTAAGGTTGGAAAACAATAATATGAAAATTACAAGAACTAAATTAAAAGAAATAGTTAGAGAAGTTATAACTTCTGATAATAAGTATAAAGAATTTTTCAAACGAGCTTTAGCAAAAACTGGTAAAAGTATTCCAGAAATGAGTAAAGATGAAAAACCCAGATTTTTCAATAAAATTAACGCAGCATGGAAATCTAAAGATGAACTTAATGAAAAATGGTTAGGTGATGCTGATATAAAATCAACCGGAGAAAATTCTGCTAAAACTATTGAACAATTGAAATCTGAATTAACTGCGTTAAAAAAACAAAGTAAAACATATCAAGATAAAGGTCAAGATGTTCCTGATAAAATAACTAAAAAAGAACATCAAATTACTTTTGCAATTCGTGCAAAACAACATTGGCCAAAAGGAACATCCGAATCTATAAATGAAAATACTAACAATAAACTTTCAATTTCTGATGAACGATATTATGGTAAAAACGGTATTATTATCATGATTAATGATAATGGAAAAAAAGTAGCAGCAATATTTAAAAATAAGAAAAACGCGAATAAATATAATAGAAATAATCCGCAAGATATACAGAAATTATTAGATTTAGCAAGCAAAACAAAATATCCTAATGCAATTGATGAAAATATAAACGAAGATTCATCTTCTGATTTATTAAATCAACTTAAAAAAGAATTAAGTCGATTTGATTGGTATTATGAACGTTCAGATGATCATCGCGCATATAATGCTGGTAAAGCACAATTTGATACTATTACTAATATTATTCGTAAAATAAATAAAGCAGGATTAAAAAAACAAGGAGTAGAAATCTGGAAATCACTTGCACCGTCAAGTCGTAAAAATTGGTATCCTATAAATGAAACTGTAAAGGATTTTGGTAAACGGTAAAGGTATTAAATAATGATGGAACTATCCTAAAACAGATGTTATTCGTTTTGTATATTGGACAAAAAAATCAAGTACCACCTAAATTTACACCAGAAATTTGGAATAAAATTAAAAATTAATTGCAAAAGAAATATCCGAGACCAACAAAATAAAATGTAATGTATGAAAACATCTGCTATAATAAAAATAATAAACGAAGAAATTGAAAATGTTAAGTGGGGTAGAGTTAATGAAAATCTCGACTCAGAAGATATTGAAAAAATACGTTCAATAATTAGGAAGGAAGTTTCAGCAATATTTTTCGATTTATTCAAAAAAAGAAGAAGTTGGGGAGGATAATTTTATTAAAAGAAATGAATATTCATTTAAATTTAAAAATAGAACTTATATAATAAATGGAAAGACAATTACTAATAGAAACAAGTTTGTTTAAAGGACAACTTAATGAAGATTCGCACGGTAGAACTATTGTTCGCGGTGTTTTACAACGTGCAGATGCTCCAAATCAAAATGAAAGAGTATATCCAAAACGCGTATTAGAACGCGAAGCAGTAAAATATGGTCAATTAATTAAAGAACGACGCGCTTTAGGTGAATTAGATCACCCGGACAGTTCAGTAATTAATCTAAAAAACGTATCACACAACGTTAGAGAAATTCATTGGGATGGAAATGATTTAGTTGGTACAATTGAAGTATTACCAACCCCATCTGGAAACATTTTAAAAGAATTATTAAGAGCTGGTATTTTATTGGGAATTTCATCTCGTGGAATGGGATCAGTTACTGCTCGTAATGAAGGCGGAGTACGAGTAGGCGAAGATTTTGAATTAATTAGTTGGGATTTTGTATCTAATCCGTCAACACAAGGTGCATTTATGAGACCGGTTAATGAATCAAAAACTTTTGGTACACCAATAGTATGCAGTAAATATTGTAAGGCACAATCATTAATGCGAGAAATAATAGAAGAATTAATATAAAAATAAAATAAATTATGGGATTTGATATAAAAAAATATTTAGCAGAAAATAAAATAAGGACTGGCATGCATAATATGTATGAAGCCGGAGATAGAAGTAAATTTCCAAAAGAAGCATATTTGCAAATAGCGGCTACTGATATAGATAATAATAAAGGAATAGGTAACGTAAAATTAGCAAAAGAAGACACCATAAAAAATCTTGAATATTTAATAAAAGTTTTTACAACTGCACGTATAAATAATAAAGAAAATTTTGACGGAGAATATGTAAAAATATTATCATCAGATTTAGCTGAAATAAAGGCATCATTGCAACATATTAATAAAATAAAAATAAAATAAATTATGGGATTTGATATAAAAAAATATTTAGCAGAAAATAAAATTGAGCTAGGTTCAGTTAAAAAAGAAGTTGGAACACACGTTTCAAAAGGAATATCCGATATTCGTAAAACTCAATATGATGTTAGAATTACTGAAAACGGTAAACTAGATTTATATACTCATAAAGCAATTATAACAGGAAACAATCCTAGTTCACTTAATGAAACTAAAATTGCAGATATTATAGATTCATATAAAAACACAGATGCTGAAGTAATAAAAGCTAAAAAAGAATTAGATGCAGCTCAACAAAAATATAATTCAATCGGTGCAAAACTTTCAAGTCAAGGTAACAAATTAGCTAATGGTTATATGATAAAATTGGCATCAATTTTGGAAAAAAAATTATATGATGTTAATAGAGACTCATATGGTAATCTTATTGAATTATTTGTAGATAATCGTATGGGAAAAGTTGCAATACATAATGGTATTTATAGAGGTAATTATGAAGGAATAACTTATTTTATTAGAGATGAACGTTCTTTACAAAAAATAACTAAACTTATACCACAAAAATTAACTGAAACACAAACTGCAGATTTTTTAATTAACGAAATAAAAAAATTTGACAAAAAATATAAAACAGGTATTAAATGGTTTAAATAATTATAATAAAATTAAACCTTAACAAATTAAAATAAATTATGATAAAAATAGGCGGATTAGTAACATTACGACCATTTTTAGTAAATGAATCAGATGACTCTAAATATACTCATGTTGGTCATGGACGATACAAACAAACGGGTAAAGAAACAGATGCTAATGCGCCAACATTTATTAAGGATGAGCACGGTAACTACGTGGTAGATAAACCAAAGACAGATAAAAAAGCAACTACATCAACTAGTACTAAACCAAAAGTAAATATATTTGATAAGTCAACATCCGCAAGTTCAACCGATAACAAAAGTAGTCAATCTATAACAAATATTCCAAAACCTAAAGAAGTATCATCCACTAAAATAACAGATTTATTACCTAAAGCTAACAAAAAAACATTTGATGCTAAATCTGATATTGATGATATTTCACCTAAAGAACGACACATCATATCAATGAAAATTGATAAACTTGATGAACTAGCTAAAGAAGCACGTGCAAAAGGAAAAACTGCACCTAACTATAATTTATGTAAAATAACTATACCAGGTACTAACTTATATTGTGATAACAATTTAGGTATTCCTCGTTCAGAAATGCCTCAATTTAAAGGTAAACCAGAAGCAAACACGATTGCTGCTAAAATGAAAAAGGATAAATCGGGAGAAGTTGATACTGAACCATTATTTAGAAAAATGCTGGCAACAAACGGAATAAAAACATACCAAACAGAATTACCATCAGACTCACTAAAAGCCACTCAAAACGAACTAATAGGTACTAAGGTTGCAAGTATGACAAAAGCTTTAGAAAAAGATCCTAATAATTCAGGAATAACCGCACCTATATATGTGAGTAGAGATGGATATATAATAGATGGTCATCATCGTTGGGCTGCTATAACATCACGAGCAATTCAAACTGGCAAGCCAAAAAATATGAAAGTTATTGTAATCGATAGAGATGCAAAAGATATTATTCCAATGGCTAACAAATTTGCTGAAAAAATTGGTGTAGCTACTAAGAAAGCTGATACTAGTAGTGATACTAAAAGTACCGATGATTTATTAAAATTAAAAAAGAAATTAATAAAACAACAAGATATATTAGCAGGAAAAACTGCAAGTTCAAGAGCGGTTAAACAAAAAATGGATGCTAATAATCAACGTATTAAAGATATTAATACACAACTTAAAAAACAAGGTTCAGCAACTACTAATAATAATGTTAGTGTTGGAAATCCAAAAATTAATAAATTTACTAGTTCTTTAATTCAAAAAACAGGTATTACTCCAAAAAAACTTGGCAAAGAAAAATATGAAAAAACTATGGCACAAATTGCATATTCTGCATTAGTTGATGCTAATTTTGATGAAGAAGCTAGAAAAATGGTAGCTAAATTGGAAAACAACCCAGAATTTGAAAAAGATCCAATGTTATCACGTCCTAAAGGTGGAGTTTCTAGTCCAAATTATAACGATTGGAGAAAAAAATCTGTATTTGGATCTGATTATGTAAATCCAGACGAAAAAACAGAAAAAATAGCAACAACTATATCTGCTAAAGCTCAATGGACAGGAAAAGATATTATAGATGCAATCACGAATGATTTAAAAAAGAACGGGTCTAACAAATTAGCAAATACAATACAATCAATTACAGAAAATATTAAATCTGTATCATTAAAATCTATCATTTCTACAATATCTACAATAGATGACACAAAAAAATAGAATGGGTTTTAATTTAATATAATATATATATAAAATAAGTTTAAACTAATAATGAATACTAATAATAACATAGAATCCCCAAAACAATTTTCAAATGATACAAAACGTCATTTTTTAGAAATAGTATCTACCTATAATAAATATCAAGACCAATTAGATAGAAAATCAGATATTACAGAGATTGCTGAAACACTTGGTGGAATTATTGAAGCCGCTCAAGAATTAGCTATAAATGAAACAGATGATTGGTTTGATAGACGTACAGTTAAACGAAACATGGGTGAATTAAAAAAATTAGGCGGACAATTTGATACAGTTGTAACTGAATCTAAAAAACTTGATCAACGATTAACTGGATTATATGAAGATATGGGACACATATTATCACGATACTATAAGTTGGGAGATATTAACGAAAACGAAATGAAAAAACGATTAGGACTGAAAACCGAAACAATTAATGCTAAAAAAGGCGATACTGTTAAAATAACTTTAAAAGATGGACGTACTATTAAAGGTAAAATAGAATCATTTAATCCACTTAAAGTTAGAACAGACCCAACAAGTACCCAAGTTATTTCAACTAAATATATTAAATCAGTTGTAACTGAATCTATATTAAAAGAGTCCGTAACAGCTACACTTGTCACAATTGCTCAAGAATCACCAAGTTTTAAAATTTTTGTAAAGAAATCATATCAAGAATTTCCACAATTACCAAAAAATAAATTAACTTTAAAACATCTTAAAGATTTGTTTACTAAAAAATTTATTAAAGAGAATGTAGCAATAAAAGAAGATAGTATTGTAAATAATATGCTACATGATATTGTAACTGGCGCTGGATGGGCTTCTGATGATTATATAATGAATTCTAAACATTCGCCATTATCAAATACTCAACGAATAGAGTTAATATTAAAATTAGCACGCGCACATAAATTAGTAAATGCGAAAAAATTAACTAGTCCAACACACACAATAACAGAAATACCACCATCAGCTTTAATGACACCAAAAGATGTTATTAACAAATATACAAAACAAAATGAATCAATAACTGAAACAGTAAATACACGCGATGTTAAAGGCGCACTAAGTTTGTATTCAATGGATGACGGAAAAACCGATAATAAATTTTACAGTTTATTTAAAAATGGATTTAGTGTAAGTGTATTTAAGAAATTTCTTAATAATGAAGTTATACGTAGTAAATTCAATTTAGAAAACTTTATTAAACTTTGGAGTAGAGAATTAGATTTATCAGCAAAAAAATATATAGATGGTGATATTATAGAAGATATAGATTTTGTTAATGATGCTACGAAACAAGCAGAAAAATACTATAATATATATAAAAAATACAGAAAAAATACAAATGAATCAATAACTGAAAATTTTTCTCCAGATGATATTAATAAAATAAAAAAAATAGTATCTAAGGAAAAAAAATTAATAGGTTTAAGTCCAATTTTTAAAAAAATAGGTTGGAACTCTGATTTTATAATGATGGATAATATACCACCTCATATTATACTTAAAAAGAAAAAAGATGATAAACAAAAATTTATATTGATAAATAAAAAATATGTATCTAATCCAGATTTTGTAATAGGCAATATAGCAGGTGGACTACAAGAATCAGTTGAACCTAAAAAATTAAGTGAATACGATGTATCTAATGCAACATATATAAATAGTCATAATGATGAATATAAACTAGCTAAACATTTTTTTAAAAAAGTTAATGGAAACGAACGAAACTTTTATGATGAACTAGAAAAACTAGAAGATAAAATTGGTTATCCTAAATATATGAAATGGTTATCAAATGCATTACGTGGTTATAAAGTAGATATGTATAAAGACTCAAAAATTAAAAATAGAGAAGAAGCTGAAGAAGCTTTATACCTTTTAAGTAAATAATTAAAAATAATAAAATGAGTAAAGAAAAAATTAAAGTAGAAGTAAGAAATGGCGATATTGTTAGGGCTCTTAAAATCTTTAAAAGACGTATTATAGAATCCGGTCATCTCCAAGAATTACGTGATAGACAAGCATATGTAAAACCAACAACTGCTAGACGAAAAAAGAAGCAGCAGGCAATTAGAGCCAATAATAGAAGAATAATAACAGAAAAACTAGAGGATTAATACAATAATCCTCTTTTTTTTGATAAAAACTATCGTTTTTATACTTTTTCTTTTAAAAATGTATATTTATGTATAATCCACGTAATATTGGATTAATTTAAATTAGTTGATTAATGAATACCCACGTACTATGTGAGGTTAGCGAACAATCAATTTAACTTCATATTGAAATTCCTAATAATTTCAGAAACAAACAAAAAGGTAAACTAACAATGAAAAACAATTCAAAATTGTTAAAAGAAGCAATTGCTGATGCTAAGGCTGTACGTGAAACTGCAATCGCCAATGCTAAAATTGCTCTTGAAGAAGCTTTTACTCCACGTTTACAATCTATTCTTTCACAAAAACTTCAACAAGAAATTGAAGGAGATGATGAGGAAGATGATGATGATATGCAAAACGAGGAATATGGAGCTGAAGATGCACCAACAGGTGCTTCTACTAAATTAGGAGCAGGTAAAGACGGAGCAGCACCTGGTACAAGTGTTGAACAACCAACTGGCGTTCATACTAAACTTGACCCAGAAACTACAAAAATCTCTAAACCAGTAGGTTCAGAAGATAGCAACACATCAGTTGTTAAAGAAGGTGATGGAGAAGATTATTACGGAGACGGTGTAATCGATGATCCAACAGGAGCATCAGTAACAGAAGATGATGACATGGATGCTGATTCAGATACAGATGAAGATACACCTACCGATGATGATTTAGATTTAGAATCTATTATCGCGGAATTAGAAGGTGAACTTGATGATGACTCTGAAGATGATAATGATGATGACAGTATGAATGAAGATTCTACTGATGATGATAACGATAATGATAATGACACAGATGCAGATGGTGATACTGATGCTGATTATGATGTCAATACCACCGTTACCAAAGAACCAGCAGCAGATGGACAAGATGATAGTTCAACTGCAGACACTGATGAAACAGATGATGATGACGATATTGATCTTGACGAAATCCTAAAAGAAATGGGATATGGCGATGATGATGATAGTCAAAAAGGCTCTGATGAAACAGATGACAACGATAAACCTTGGAATGACGAAAAAGAAAATGAACTTAAAGAAGCTTATAATGCAATTCGTTCATTAAAAGGAACAATCAATGAAGTTAACTTATTAAACGCAAAATTACTTTATAGTAACAAATTATTCCGTTCTTATGATTTAACCAACAATCAAAAAATGAAAGTGGTTGAAACATTAGATAGAACAATTAACGTGAGAGAAGTAAAACTTGTATTCGCTACATTAGCAGAATCACTTAAATTAAGTGGTAGTACTGCTAAACGAAGAAAAAAAATAACTGAATCATTCGCATCGAATGCTGTACCAAGTACCGCACCGAAAAAAGAAATTATTGCTGAAGGCAATACTATGGCGGACAGATTCAAAGAATTAGCTAACATTAAATAACAAAGGAAAAAAAATAATGGCAAATTTCGATTTATCTAAATTAATGGAAGGAAAGAACCCACAAGCCGTAATGCTAGAGGAAACTCGTGGATTAAAAGGAAAATGGGAAAAAACTGGACTTTTAGAAGGTTTAGAAAAAACACAACAAGGACAAGTAGCCGTGTTGTTAGAAAACCAAGCAAAACAATTGCTTGATGAAGCAACTGCTACCGGTACTTCTGCAGGTTCAGAAGAATGGAGTGGTGTGGCTTTACCTTTAGTAAGACGTATCTTCGGAGAAATCGCAGCTAAAGAATTCGTGTCAGTTCAACCAATGAACTTACCATCAGGATTAATATTCTATCTTGATTTTAAATATGGCACAAACCAAGCAGGTAACCCTGCATTTGCTGGAACATCAGTATTTGGTGGTAACAGTACTAAATTAGGATCAACTGACGCAGCCGTAAAAGGTTTATATGGTGAAGGTAGATTCGCATACTCTATAAATGATCAAACATTATCAGGAGTTGGAACTGGTTCATTAACATTTGCAACTGCATCATGGGCAGAAGTAGGTTTTGATGCATCATTATCTGCATCTATCGCAGCTGGAAGTATTCAAAAAGTAACTATAGCACAATCTGCGTTCACAAGACCTGATGTTGATGCGGTACGTTCATTCTATGTATCATCTTCTGCATTCGTTGCAGCAGACGCATTCTATCCTGCTCATTCACAAAAAACAGCAACTGATTTTGTGTTCTTTGTAAAAGAAACAGCAGCATTAGGAGCTGGTACTTATGAATTTAAATATTCTCAACAACCAATTGCTTCTAACAGAGGTGATTTTGAAGATAAAACACCAACAGAACCAGCAACTGATATAGGTATCCCAGAAGTTAATTTAGAATTAAAATCTGAACCAATTGTTGCTAAAACACGTAAATTAAAAGCCGTTTGGACACCTGAATTGGCTCAAGATTTAAATGCTTATCATTCAATTGATGCAGAAGCTGAATTAACATCAATGTTATCTGAGTATATTTCATTAGAAATTGACTTAGAAATACTTGATTTACTTAAATCTAATGCTTTAAGTGTTGATTATTGGTCAACAACTGTTGGAGAAGAATATGACCCAACTTCTGGATTATGGAGTGGTGCTAACGCAGCATTTGCATACCAAAAAAATACATGGTATCAAACTTTAGGTATTAAAATAAATAAAGTATCTAATAAGATTCACCAATTAACATTAAGGGGTGGCGCTAATTTCGTAGTATGTTCTCCTGATGTAGCTACAATCCTTGAATCAATCCCAGGATTTACAGTAAATGCTGATAAGGATGCATTAACATTCGCAGCAGGTGTAACTCAAATTGGATCTATGAGTAACAGATACCAAGTGTATAAAAATCCATATATGACATCTAATGAAATATTGTTAGGATTTAAAGGTACTAACTTCTTAGAAAGTGGTGCAGTTTATGCACCATATGTACCATTAATTATGACACCACTTGTATATGATCCAACAAATTTTACTCCTAGACGCGGTGTAATGACGAGATATGCTAAGAAATTGGTTAGACCTGAATTTTATGGTAAAATTTATGTAAAAGATTTAGCTCTTATTTAATAAGATACTAGACTATTAACTATATTTACAAAGGGAAGTTTTTACTTCCCTTTTTTATGCTTTATTTTTAACGTTTTTATAGTTTCTTAATACTTATATAAAAGAAACTATTAAACTATGAAACGAGAAATAAAAGATTTTTTAATTTGTCAATTATGTAAAAAGGAATTTTTGACAGCTAGAGATAGAAATTTACATATTTTAAATACGCATTTAATTTCATTTAATGATTATATAATTAATGTATATTTTGATGGGATGCATCCGACTTGTAAATGTGGATGTAATACACCAGTTACGGTTAAATTTTATAAAAATGTCCTACAATGGTCAGATTACACCAAAAACCACTTCCCAAGAAAGCCCCACTCAGAAAAAACAAAAGCATTAATTAAGAAAAATACAAAAAAAGCTATACGAAAAAAATACGGTGTAGATAATGTTTTTTTATTAAAAGAAGTACAGAAAACAATAAAAGAAACAAATCTAAAAAAATATGGAGTGGATAATCCAATGAAAAACGATGAAATTAAAAAATTGGCTTGGCATTTACAATCAGATAATACTATTAATAAAATAAAAAATACAAATCAGAAAAAATATGGCGCAAATGCATATACATCCACTAAAAAAGGGAAAGATACTATTAAAAAAAATAATTTAAAAAAATATGGAGTAACAAACCCAGCTAAGCTTAATAGTGTAAAGGTAAAAACAGCAAATAGTAATTTAAAAAAATATGGGTTTAAAACAAATTTACAGATACCTGCTTTCAGAAAAAAATATAATGGAAAAACTTCTAAAATAGAAACGTATGTATGCGAAGAACTTAATGCACAACATAAATTTTTTTATAAAAATAAAGAGTTTGATATAATTATTGATAATAATATAATTGAAGTAGATGGTGATTTTTTCCATCCCAGCAATATTTCAAATTTAACATTTACTCAGATTTCATCAATAATCAATGATTATCAAAAAAATGAGATAATAAAAAAATCAAAATATAATTTAATTAGAATACACGTTTCAGATTTACCCGATGATATTAATATCGATGGTATTAAAAAAAATGCATATATTCCAAATTACGATATTAAATTTAACGATGTAATAATTTCTAAAGAGTATTTAAAAAAATACAAAGAAAAGCAAGGACTTGCGAAATTAGAACGATATATTCCATTATTACTAAAATTTATCAGAACCATACAATCAGAATTTCCAATTATAACTAATAATGAAAATATATCTGATATTATGCATCATATAAACCATAGTAATTTGGATAAACTTAATATCAATGACAGCGATTTTAATAATAAATATTATAATACAGGTATTTCATTTTTAAAATCAATATTTAAATCATATTGGTCAGCATCATATAAAAATTCATTATCTCCAATAGATGCTTGGAATAATGATGGAATAATGACTCGTATTATTAAATATAGAATTGGCGCAGCTAATAATAATCCATTCGATTTTAGCTTAAAACAATTATTAACTGGAATAACGGTAAATCGATATTCAGTTTCGTTTTTTAAACCAATGTTAGCGGCCGCTATTTATAAAAAATATCTAAAGAATACCCAATCTCCTGTTGTTTTTGATCCATGTGCTGGTTTCGGAGGTAGATTGCTTGGATATAAATCTATATATCCAAATGGAACATATATTGGGGTAGAACCTAATATAGAAGCATTTAATGAATTAAATAAATTACTAACGCTTGGAAATTTTACTAATGTTAAATTGTATAATTGTAAAATTGAAGATTTTAATGAAAAAATAACATATGATTTTGGATTTACTTCTATACCATATTTTGATTTAGAGAACTATAATAATAAATTTGAATATGATACGTTTGATATTTGGAAAGAAACATTTATTAGCAAACTATTAGACTATGATAATTTATATATTAATATGAATAATAATATTTTAGATAGATTAGATGATAAATTTATTGAAGTAGGTAAAATATACAGTAATAGATCGCCATTTAATAAAGGAAAATCAGACAACTATGAAGTAATTGTTAAAAAAATCTAAGATATATCTTATATATTTACAAAGGGAAGTTTTTACTTCCCTTTTTTATGCTTTATTTTTAACGTTTGACCAAAAGTATTATATATATAGGTATAGTGAACTTTTTAGTAAATATATGAAACGAGAATTATCAAAAGTGGTTTGTAAAAAATGCGGGTTTATTACAAAGAGTAATGGAATTGCTGAACATATTAAACATACACATGATATGACGGTAGATGCCTATATTTCAAAATATGGGGAATATCGCAAAAAATATCTAAATTACGAAATAAGAAAAAAACAGCAATTTGAATGTAAAATATGTAAAAAACAATGTGCATCAGACCGGCATTTGTCATTCCATGTGAAAACTCATGGATTTACGAAAAAAGAATATGTTTTAAAATATATTTTTAACGGTGTACCTCCTGTATGTGAATGTGGTTGTGGTGAACGTACTAAGGTACTTGGATATTATCCATATTTCAGACGATTTAAAACTGGGCATAATGTATATATGCATATTGGTATGGCTCGAACTAAGGAAACTCGGATGAGAATGAGAAAAGCTGCTATAAAGAGAATAAAAGATAAAAAGGGAGTGTATTTTTATAATGGGGTATCAAAAGAAGAATTAAACTTATTAGAATTTATAAAAAATAATTATAATGGAAAAATCCTAACTGGCGATAAAGAAATTTTAAGCGGACTTGAATTAGATATTTATTTACCAGATTTACACCTCGCAATTGAATTAAATGGAGATAGATTCCATAGTGATTTATTTAAGAAAAAATCATATCATTTAAATAAAACAAAAGAATGTACTGCTCAGCATATACATTTAATACATATTTGGATGTTTGATTGGATAAAACGTAAAGATATTATAAAATCAATATTACTTAGTAAACTTGGGGGGATAACTAATAAGATTATGGCACGTAAATGCGTTGTAAATGAGATATCAAATAAGGATGCACAATTATTTTTAAATAATAATCATTTGCAAGGAAGTAGTGTTTCCAATATAAGATTAGGATTATTTTTTGATGGTGAATTGGTACAAGTAATGACATTTGGAAAATTGAGAATTGCTACTGGATTGCATCATAAAGAAAACTCATATGAGCTAGTCAGAATGTGTAGTAAATTAAACACCCAAATTACAGGAGGAGCTAATAAATTATTTAAATATTTTATTAAAAATTATAAATCTAATTATATAATATCATATGCAAATAGAGATTGGGCAACTGGTAATGTGTATGAAAAATTAAATTTTAAATTTAAAAAATTTACTCTTCCTGGTTATTTTTATGTTAAAAGTCATATAAAATATCATAGATATAAATTTCAAAAGCATAAACTTGTTGAACAAGGATATGATAAAAATAAAACTGAATATGAAATTATGACAGAGAGGGGATACTACCGAATATGGAATACTGGTAACTTTGTATATGAATTTAAAATATAGTAGACTTTATTTTTAACGTTTGGGTAATTTTACCATAATTATAAGTAGTAACGGTGTAAAAATAAAAACATAAAATATTTTTAACGTTTTTAATGCAAAATAATTTCAAAAATATTAGGAAGTCTGATTTATTTTTTGTACATTTATTATGTAATTAAGAAATAATTAAACCTTTAAAATTTAAAAAGATATGACAGTAGTAATTTCATCAAAATCGTTATCTAACGTGTTAACACGAGAAAAGAATAATAACGGTGCAATTTTTACCATTAAATCTTTAAAAACTAATAAAGATTATACGTATAAAATAAGTAGAAAATTTTGGAAAAACAAATGGTACACCCATGTGCGTTGCGAAAATCAATATTTAAATTTTAATTATTTAGGTTCATACTTTAACGGAAAACTTTTTAAAAAAGGTTTAATAAATAAAAACCCCGCTGCAACCGCAATCGCATTTATTTTGAATTGGGTTGAAAAGGGTAAATTTGAATGGCTAGATAAAAATGTAGAAATAATGCACGAAGGTCATTGTTTAGTTTGTGGTAAAACATTAACAGATGCCAACAGTATAAAAAAAGGAGTTGGACCAGTTTGTTCCGGTCATAAAAAATAAAAATTTTATATTTATAGTAGAACTAAAACTATATATTATGAAATTTATTGAAAAAATTAAAGAATGGATTAAAACAACTGGCATTACTAATTTAGGTTGGGGTGCAGGATTTGTAGTTTCACTTATTTTAGGATGGTCATTTGTAGCTGGAGCTTGTTTTGGATTGTTTATACATTTCAATTACGGTAAAATTAAAGAATTAATTGATAAATAATTAACTCAGTTGACATTCAGAGTAAAGGGAATACTAATATTCCCTTTTTTTATGCAAAATAATTTCAAAAATATTAGGAAGTCTGATTTATTTTTTGTATATTTACTATGTAAAAATAAATAAACAATAACAATTATAAATTATGCCTTATATATCAAAAGAAAGTGTAAAGATTAAACGAAACTTATTAAAATCAGCATTTCCTGATTTTAAGTTTTCAGTAAGAACAGATAACTATTCAGGTATTAATGTATCAATACTGTCCGGCCCTATTGATTTAGTAAAAGATATAGATGAAAAATATGAACAAATAAATTGTTTTCATATTAAAAGTCATTATAAAGAGTTTTCAGAAAAATCTGATTTTTTATCTAAAGTTTATGAAATAATTGATGAAGATAACGCTATTGAATCGGTTGATGGCGATTATGGAAACATACCAAACTTTTATACTAGTATCACTATCGGAAAATGGGATAAACCCTATAATTATATTAAAAAATGAAAAAAATTATAAATAACAATGTAGAAGTAACTGGCTATTGTTGGATTACTGGTCGAGATGGAATTGGTGTTGTATTAGCTATTGATACTATTTCGAACGAGTCTAAAGCATATATTGGAACATATGATAATAGAGATGAATATGAATCTATTTTACATATTTTATCTTGGGGAACGAAATTTGATGTAGATATTGCAAAACAATTAATAGATAAATACGGAACTAAAATATAAAATTATGATAGATAGCTATTTGATGGGTGATTTACAAGCTGCAGTCAGAAAAAAATGTAAAACACTTTATAAAAAAGGGTGGCTTGATACAAGTTGGAAACCATATTATATTAAAATAATGGACAGTGGTATTAGAGAAATATATAAATTTTTAAATTCAAACAAATGATTATAACATCCGAATACTTAGAAAAAAAAATTATAGAAAATAATAAACACTATGATTTAATTGGTAAGATATCCTCACATGTATCATTAGACAGCATAGCAGAAAAAGCTAAATTAATAGGTAAACTTGAAGTTTTAGTGGAACTTTTAGAATATAAAAATAAAATTGAGATATCCTAATTTTATTTTCATATTTATTAATAATAAGAAAATGAAACAACAAACAAATAATAGAAAAATTCTTCTTTGGCTTGATGATATTAGAAATCCGTTTTTATGTGATTGGCTATTAATGTATGTACCTGAATGGAATGCTGATAGAAACAATGTAGTATGGGTAAAAACTTATCATGAGTTTTGTGATTGGATTATAAAAAATGGATTACCAGATACAATTGCGTTTGATAATGATTTGGGTGAAAAAATGGAAGGATATGACGCAGCGAAGTATGTAGTTGAATATTGCATGGATAACAATAAACCGTTACCAAACTGGGAAGTCCAATCAGCAAATACTGTTGCGAAATCGAATATTAATGGATTATTAAATAATTATTTAAAATTTAAAAGTAATGCCAACTAAAATAGTAAAACGAATTTGGTGCAAACATTGTAATGATTTTACACTTCATGATAAACATGATATATTTAAATCAGATTATTATTGTAATGAATGCGATACTAAATATGAATCCGTATTATTATCTACTATTCCAATCGAAAAACTTGAAAAACAAAGAACAAGTAAAAAAAGAACATTTACAAATATATTCAAGTATTTTAACAAGTGGAATGAGTTTATTAAGTTCATTTACAACTTCAAATTATAAATTTAAAATTCAAGAAAGTGATGCAGGACAAAAAAAACTTGATGAATTGCATAGATTAAAAATAAAAAAATTACTAGAAACTCAATTAATTAAACGTAAACAAGATTTAGAACTTAAAGTTAAATTTCATAAATTAGGCAGAAACGATAACTGTTTGTGTGGAAGTGGAAAGAAATATAAAAAATGTTGTTATACTAAAATCAATAAAATATAAATTATGAGAATTATACGTAAGCAAAAAGATTATTATGATTATTATCAAGGAGTATTTGGTATAGATACTACTAAAACATATGATAGACGAAATACTGTTGCATATGTTAAACAATATCCATTCTTTAATGAATCAGCTGGAGCTCCAACTGAACTTACATTCCATATATGTGGTGTACTATATACGATATTTGATTTTAGAGGTGAATTTTATCATACTGCGGAAGAATTAAAACAGTTGGATACACTATTAAGAACTAAACATAATACTAATTTGCAAATACCATATAGATTTTATCCACTTACGGATAATTCATATCAAACATTTTACGATACCAAAAATGGGGTATCGACTGATGTAAACCTAAAATATAGAGAACCAATACTAATAAAAGATTTCGGTTGGGGAACTGCTGATGAATATGTAATTCCACTATTAAAAACCTTTGATTTTAATAAAATAATGAGTGCAAAAAAAATGTATATTAATATTGAAACATTTTTAGGATTTTTAATTGATAACCCACCATTACCAGATAATCAAACTAACGTTGGTAAGATAGTATCACATGGATTTGATAAAAAACGTTCATTTAGACCTAAAATGAAATGATATGAAATAAAAACTCATAAAGAAAAAATTATCAAGGTGCAACAAAATGCGATTATATAATCAAAATAAAAAAGATGTACTTAATCATTATAATGAACTAAATGTTAAATTATCATTAGAAACATTCGAAACAGATACAATATCAAATGTAACTACGTTTGTAAACAATACAAATTGCTATGATTTTGAACTTAATAATGATAATAATATAATTATATTTAAATATTTAAACTTAAAACAATGAAACCAAAATTAATAATAATCATAACAACTATATTGTTTACCTTAATTGCAACAATTATAGGACTTGTTAAAAGCAACAAACGAATATTTTCAGCATTAAATTTTGTTTTTGGATTAGCCACAATTATATTATTTTTAGCATGGACTTCTCCAACTGATATAAGTTGGTGGTATTGGTTCGGCGGTTTATTAGCATCAGCGTTTTTACTGAGTTAGAATAGCTGGTATGATTTTTGTAATACTTATAGATATGAAAAACTTTTTGAAATTATTATTGTTACTAACCGCATTTTTATTTGTATCATGCGGTTCTATTGAAACTCCAGTTCAATCTGGATATACTGAGACAATTAACTGTCCGTTTAGTCGTACAATTGATTATTATAATTATAATCAAACCCGTCTTTTTTATTCGCCTTGGTCACATTGGAATTATAATACCTTATATAATGGTATTCATCCTTACGATTACTATTATTTTAGACATTCACAATATATTAATGGATTGCAGTACTGCAATATGTGGAATGGTGTTTCATTATATGACCGCAACTATACGAATTATTGGAGTCCACCATACCAAAACTATTATTATATGCAACGATTACGTTACATTAATGAATTGAATCAACGTAATTCATGGAATACAGTTGGTCGTAAACATCCAAAACATACATATAAATATATTCACAATATACATCGTAATACTAGACTAATTAAACAGCCTACTAGATACAATCGTTCACATACATATACAAGACAACATTATAATAGTAAACCACACCCAATTAGATATGTAACTCCAACACCATATACTCGAAATAAAAGACGTAGTGTAAGACCAATTAGACGATATTCACCACAAAAAACATATCAAAGGCATCCAATTCGTAATAATGAAAAATCACATAAATAATTTACGAAAAAATTGGAAGATTAATCGTAAACAATATGAAGATTTCATTGAAATATATAATAAAAAACATCTTAGATGTCCTAGATGTTATGAACTCAATAATTATAAAATGAAAAATGTAAGTAGCATTTTTGATTATGAAGATTCAGAAGGTTTTAAAGATAACAATATATGTATCTGTAATAAATGTGGTGATATTCATACAGTACATGAACGAATAAGTTAGTATTTCTTTATTTATTCTTTTTTTTAAAAAATAGACTTTAATCGGTCTATTTTTTTTATGTCTATATTTTTTCTTTTGTTTTTCAAAAACCTATATTTATAATAGTAAACTATATAAACAAAGGAACTAAATATGTCATTAAATATTGTATGGACAGGCTCAGCAGATTTTGTATCTGGAAGTTCAACTCCGTTTGGAACGTATGATTCAGATACAACGTTTCAAACAGATGCACCGGCTGTTGCTGGTTGGGTTGCAACAAGATTAGGATATCCTATTATTGATGTTGAACTAGGCGGCGATAATATTTTTGCGTGTTTTGAAGAAGCTGTATCTGAATATTCTGCTCAAGTAAATCAATTTAATATCAGAAATAATCTTGGAATGTTGCAAGGACACGCAACTACTACAAATTATACTGGTCAATCAGTTAATGGAGTAGAATTAAATAACATTTTTAGAATAGCAGATACATACGGAACATATACTAATGTTGGCGGTAAAACTGATGTTAAAAAGGGTTCAATAATTATATATCCTGGAACACAATCTTATGATTTACAGGCTATGTGGGGAGACGTAAGTGAAAGCGGTGAACGTATTGATATAACACGAGTATTTTATGAAGCAATTCCAGCTATACAACGTTTTTTTGATCCATATTCAGTAAGTGGACAAGGAACATTAAATTTAATAGATGAATTTGGGTTTGGTTCGTTCTCACCTGCTTCTCAATTTATTTTGATGCCTATCTACGAAGATTTACAAAGAATGCAAGCTATTGAATTAAATGATCAAATTAGAAAATCAGCATTTACATTTAATATAGTTAATAATAAAATACAAGTATTTCCGTCACCATTAAAAAAGGATAAATTATGGTTCGAATATATAGTACAAAGTGAATTTGTAAGTGGAAGTACAACAGTTACGCCAGGAGTGATTTCGGATTATTCAAATATCGGATACGATTTTGCAAATTATTCTACAATTAATGATGTGGGTATTCAATGGATACGAAAATATACCTTGGCATTATCCAAAGAATTACTAGGAGCGATTAGAGAAAAATATTCGCAAGTACCAATTCCAGGTTCAGAAGTATCTTTAGATGGTGCTGCACTTCGTTCTGAAGCGCAAACTGAAAAGGATACATTAATCGCTCAACTTCGCGAAAATTTAAATGAGGTAAGTAGAAAACAACGAATGGAAAACGAAGCAGCAATAAGTGAACAGCAAGAAGCTATAATGGGTAGAGTCCCATTACCAATATATATCGCATAATATAAAACTATAAAATATGCCAAAGTTTTTTAATAATAAAGATTTAACGTTTATAAAGACAATTTCAGAAGAAGTTGTAGATTATGTAACAGAGCAAAGTATTACATTATTTAAAATGTCAGTAGGCGAAAGTAAAACAAATTTATATGGAGAATCACTAGGTAAAATATATCATATGCCAACAAATCTAATGTGTATTGTGGATAGAGAACCGCAAAACGTAATTTATGAAGGATTTGGGCCAGATAAAACACAATTAGTAGAATTTAGATTTATGAGACATAGATTACGAACTCATCAAATACCACAATTACATGATATAAACGGAGTACAAATTCCAGCAGGTGCTATTCAAAACAGTATTTATGGTTATCCACAAATCGGTGATATTATTAAATTTGATAGTGCGTATTATGAAATTAATCATACACGAGAACATAAATTAGTAGGTGGTTCACCAACAATTTATGATGAAAAAACAAATTCATTTCAAGATGCAAGAATGGAATTAATAGTAGCTGGATTTATGGTAAGAAGATCACAAATACAAATAGAAGATAGGATATACTAATGGCAACTGATCCACTAAAAAAAGATTTAAACCGAGCAACTCAACTAAAAACTGAAAAACAATTTAATGCTGGTATTAAATTATACGATATTGATTCAACAATAGCGGAACACATGATTGATAACATTATGCCAACTCTTGAAATTTTGGGCGATTCCGTAAAAGTACCCGTTTTATATGCTGGATTAGAACGTTGGACATCTATACAAAAAGAGGGATTTTTACGTGATAAAAAAGGTCAAGTGCAAATACCGTTGGTAATATTTAAACGAACATCTGTTGATCGTGATGAAAATTTACAAAGTATGATGAACCGTCATGTTACATATCCAGCTGTGTCAAGATATTCTGCAAAACATAAGTATGATTTATTTTCTAGCATGATAAATACTACTAGACCAGTTATACAATATAATATTACAATGCCAGATTATGTAACATTAACATACGAAGTGATTATTTGGACTGATTTTATAGAACAAATGAATACAATAGTAGAAGCATTTCAATATGCAACCGATGATTATTGGGGTAATAAAAATGGATTTAAATTTAGAACAAAAATAGATTCATTTGATAATACAACGGAGGTTACTGATGGTGCGCAACGTGTTGTTAAAACAAATTTTAGTATGGTAGTGAATGCATATTTATTACCCGAAAAATTTGCAAATCAACCAACTACTCAAAAAGCGTTAACAATAAAAAAAGTAATATGGAATTCCGAAACAACATTATAAATGGTTAATTTTTATAGAATGAGTGTAAAACCCATTCATCGCTTTTTACGTGGATGGGTAGTTCACAATTATTAATTAGTTATATTTATATAAAGATAAGAGATAGAATACAAATAAATGGCTGCAATATTACAATTAAGAAATAACACAACAATAGAAAGTTTAGTCACTGCAGAACCTTTTTTAGAAACTACTAATACTACTTTTAATATTGGAATTGATGAATTTGGTAGTTATATAACATTAATTAAATTAGATGGATCAAATACAGGTGATTTAAATTTAATTGGTAACATAACTGCATCATCAGCAATTTTTTCTGGGAACATAGATTTAGAAGGTAATTTATTTATAGGCGGTAGTATTACACTTGGTAGTGGTAGCAATGATACAATTATTGTAGGAGCTCCTTTATCAGGCTCTTTAATTCCAGAAATTGATGCTACATATGATTTAGGTTCTCCTGCTAAACAATGGAATAAAATATATGCAGATACAATTGACGCCATTAATATTAGTGGTTCAATTATAGTTGATTGGCCTAATATTATAAACAACCCAACATTAGTTAGTGGTTCTGCTCAAATTGATCATAACTTAACTACAAACTATGTTTTAAATCAACATATAGACCATTCAACACTAATAATAACTGCAGGTAACGGATTAAGTGGTGGTGGTACACTTGTTACTTCAAAAACAATAACGTTAGATACTGGTTCGAACCACTTTACAAACGGTATAAAGAACAAACTAGATATAGATGGAGTAGTATCTCAATCTTTATTAAATAGTTTAACACCGAGTGAAATCACTCAACTTGCAAATATTGATTCAAGTACAATTTCTAGTGTGCAATGGGGTTATGTCGGTAACTTAAACCAAGATATAAATAGTATATCTAATGTAACATTTAATACTGGCTCGTTTACTGGCGATTTAACAATAAATGGTGATTTAGTTGTATTAGGCGCTGCTACAGAAATTAAAACAAGTGCACTAAAAATAACAGATAAATTAATTACAGTTGCAAGTGGTTCAATAAATTCAGCTACTGCTGATGGTGGCGGTATTGAGATTGATATTTTAAGTCAAGCAAATCCATCATTAGTTTGGGAACACGCATCACAAACTATTTTATTAAATTATCAAGTTTCATCGTCGATAGGATTTAAAGGAGATGGTTCACAAGTAACTGGCGTAACTGCAGCTGATATTGATTATTCTAACATATCTAATCTACCAACTTTATTTAGCGGAAGTTCACAAGTAATTTATCCAAATATTGTAAGCATTCCAGCTGGTATTGTAAGCGGAAGTTCACAAATCGATGCATCTCAAACAACAAACATAAATAATTATTTACCACTTACTGTAGGTACTGGAAGTGCATTGACAGGAACACTATATGGAAACGATGCTATATTTAGTGGTTATATAGCCGCATTAAGTGGTAGTAGTACTGAATGGAATGCGGGATATGCGCATTCTCAATTAACATCAGGCAATCCACATCAAGTTGGATATTCAGATTTGACTAATATACCGGTCAATGTAGCTCATACAGACACAGATAATAATTTTAGTGTACCTCAATCTGGACAAGATGCAGTAAATCCTAATGAATTTGTAACGCTACAACAGATTTCACCGCAATCTACATTAATAATATCACAAAGAAATATTTCATTTGGAGAATCATATATTGCAAATTACAGGGATACCGTTATAAATGATGGAGCTACTTATTATCCTAATTCAGCGGGATATGAATATGCTGCTATTAAACAACAAAATATATATCCAAGTTTATTAACAATACCAAGCGCAGAAAAATTATCTAAATTATATAGTATATTACCGCCAGATAGA